TGGGTGAGAAGTCGAATCAGGTTCGTGACTCGCATGGTCAGTGGGAGTCTGAGCAGGCTGCTCAGGCTGCTGCTGCCGCTTCTTCGTCCAATGCTGGTGGTTCTTCCTACAGCAACGGTGGCGGCTCGTACTCTCGCTCTACCGGCTCTACTGCTGGACGCTCGTACAGCAACAACGGTGGCGGCTCTGCTTCACGGTCAACCGGTTCTGCTGGCGGTTCTCAGGCTGGTTCTTCCTCGTCCGGCCAGTCCTACTGGGTTGAAACTCAGAGCGAGGATACGAGCTTGGGATGGACTTGCTCTGGAAGCCTTGGAAGCGACCCCACTCGCTGCTGGGGTAACGACGGCAAGGAAATGCACCGTGGCGCAAACGGTGTCTGGCACTGACCTCATCTCTCAACCAAAAACGCAACCACTCCAATAGAAAGCAGGCCAACATGGCTACTCTGAACACGTTCACTATCGTCGGTGGTCTCACCGCTGACCCCGAGGTTCGTTTCAACACGAATGGTAAGGCTATGGCAACGTTCACGATTGCGAGCAGTGAGCGCAGTTATGACCGCGAGCGCAACGAGTGGGTGGAGAAGTCCACGCTGTACATGCGTTGCGTCTTGTGGGGCAAGGCCGCTGAGAACGTCGCTGAAACGCTCCGTAAGGGTGACCGCGTGATCGCGACCGGCACGCTCGTTGCCTCTTCCTACACTGACCGTGACGGCAATAAGCGAACCTCCACGGAAATGCGTGTCGAAGAAGTTGGCCCGTCCCTGTTGTTCAAGACCTACAAGGCCACGGAAACGGGCGCTCCGCGCCAGTATGACGCTCCCCCGGCTTCCGTAGACTACGCGGACGAATACAACCCCCAGCCCCCGTTCTAATGCCTACCGCAAGCGAGATCATTGCCGCCGCTCGTAGCGCAGCCACGCTACCCGCCTGCGAGCGGCGCGCAATGTGCGTCAACCGGAAAGAACAACAGCGGCAAGACCTTGCGAGGCGAAACAGGCTACGCACGGAACGGGAAAACCTCATTCCCCCCACGTACTGTTACCTGCCTTTCAAGGACGGCATGAAGGTCGTTAGTCCGCCTGAGACTAGGCCAACACCCGTGGCGGCTGTTCTCGTGTCGTCAAAACAGAACCCAGAAAACCTTTATATCGCGGCAATGGTCGGCCCCGTCCCCAAGGGGCGTATCCTCACGTGGCTCGGACGAGACCACGCATACATGATCGGGACCACCCTATGCGTGTATGCGCGCGGGAACGACCCGACAACAAGGCACGCCGTCAAGCACGTGCGAATCGCACACGCGGGAGATTGGATTATCAAAGCCCAAGACGGGCTGCGAGTCCTCTCCCCGCGTAAGTTCGCGGCCTACTACCAGATCATTGCCCTCAACGGGGAACACAACCTAGAAGAAGCGAGGTGAAACCGTGGCCCGAACACCACTACAGAACTCCTACAAAAGCCTAGCCTTATGGACCGAGACCCTACTGCGAGTCAAAGAACAACGCGGCTGCACAAACAAGGACATCGCTCAAGCCCTCGGCATCGGCACCACTCGCCTAGCGAACATCAACAGCGGGAACCGCGCTCCCACAATGCCCGAGTTCCTAACGCTCCTCTCCCTAGCCGACACTGGCAGGAAAGTGAGCACAGTGAGAATCAAAGAACTGGTGGACGCACAAAACGATACTGCCGTATAGTTCTTTCTAAGGAAGCCTCTAGACGGCGGTTTTAGGGGCTCTTTTTGGAGGGTTTTCCCGGCTCTGGTGACTTTGACAGGTTCCATCCAGAGCCGGGAAACATTTTTATCAGATCAGTAGTCCCAGCATTCCATGCCGCCGTAACGGTTTGGGCCTTGCGCTGGGACGGTTTTCCAGAGGTTAAAGCCGACCTGTTGTGTGAGTCGGCGTTCTTGAATGTTTCCGCTGCGTGCTTGCACTTCGATGACCATGCCGCGCTGGGCTGGCCCGTCTGTTTTCACGCCGAACGTACCGTCAGGGAGCTTCACCCAACGGCCCCGTGTCTCCATCGAGTACCCAAAGTACGGCATGATCTTGTCCCTTCCTCGCTAGACCTAAAACATGTATAGCCCGTTTTCCTGCATGGAGTCAGCGATTTCGGGCGGAATAACGCCCGTCTGGTAGGAGTAAGCGAACATGCACTGTCTGAGGACAGACAGGTACGTGTCTCGGTATGCTCCCTCGAACATGCTGTCAGCCGCAGTGAGCGTCGCGCTTACAGCCGCACGGTGGGCAACCCATGAGGCGTTGACGGTTTCCCTGATCTTACGCCGGTTTTCGTCGGTCTTTTCCTCGTATTCTTGGGGGATACGAATGAACCCGTAGCGGCTGTATGGCGGGTTGACGGCTAGTGGTTCACCGAACAGGTCACAGGTGCGGCCTTGCCTCGGAAAACCGCCTTCTTTCGTTGTTTCCATGCGGATACGTCGCGCAATGTTCTCGTAGTCTTTTCGATTTGGCGCGTGCTCGTCTACGGTGGCGAGGAGGCTTGCTGCGACGCGGCGGATGGGCACGGCTCCGGTCCACGGGCCGACAACGTTCCACGCGGCTGTTTCTCCGTGCTTGTCGTATAGGGCGAACTGCGTGTAGACGATGCCGTTTTCTTTCTTGGCTGTGGCGGCTTGGAGGAATGCTCTGAATGAGCGGATTGTTTTCGACCTGAACTCGTATCGCTCGGCCTGTGGTGTTTCCTCAAAGCGCGCGATTTCAAGGTTCGCGGGGTAAATCAGCATGGCTTGTTTTTCTCCGTTCCGGTGTTTTAAGCGTGAATACTGCCTGTTGGTTGCAGTTGTTTAGGTACCGTTTAGAACGTTTCTGACGCAAGCGTCATGGAGGATAGTCCGGTGACTTTTTGGTTTTCCAGTGACCTACATTTGGGTAGCCCGCAGCTCACCAAGCAGCGCGGCTTCCGTAAGGACACTGCGGCGCATGACGATGCGATCATGAGCGGCCTCTTAGGGAAAATCCGTCAAGGTGATGAAGTGTTCATTGTTGGTGACGTGACCAGTGGAGGTGCGCGTAGCGTTGAACATGCCGTTGAACTGTTGGTCCCGTTGAAGAACCGCGTGGGATATCGGCGTATGCATTTGATACGCGGGAACCACGAGGCGAACACATCGCGCGAAAACGCCTTGTATTGCACGGTGTTTTCAACGCTCACACCGATGTTGAACTTTTTCGCTGACGTTGACGGTTTCGGCCCCGTGGAGGTCGATGTCTGCCACTATCCGCCTCTCCAATTCGTTGATGCGTGTAACCGGACGCGCTGCCACGTGCGCGACGGAGAGACTATGACCGCACCTCTCCCCCGGTTCCGGTGGTCTCGCCCGCTAGTGAAGTCCGCAGGAGCGTGGACGCGCGTCTACCTGTACGGGCACACGCACACGAAAACACCGCTCCTCGGAGGTGATGAGGGCGTTGCCGTGAACGTCGGCGTGGACGTATGGGGCTTGAAACCCGTGTCTTTAGAGGAGATTCTGACTGTGACGAAACAGAAAGCACCTAAATAGGGAATATATCTTGCGTTTTGTGGCGGTTTTAGTACGATTATGAGCGTACAAACACCGCCGATAGGCATCAAATCGAAAGACAAACCAATCATGACTCAACGCATTTTCATCCCCGCACCCGTTATTGACGACACTGCCGCTGGGAAGGCCCCGCGTTACGCGCGTCTCATCACCGAATACTGCGGGTGGGACGAGAAGTATGCTCAGGCAGCAGAAGAACTCACTCGCCAGCTTGCAGACATGCACCCGCGCATGTTCATCGACAACGCTGACAAGGTGTCTAACTCGTACATCAAGCAGTTCCGTATTTCCCGCTCGCAGGTCGCTCATCAGTCGTTCTCTATGCGTCGCGCGCTCGCGGGCCGTAAGGACCGTAAGCAGTATCTCCCGCTTGCTGCTGCTGAACTCGCGTTGCTTGCCGTCAATAAGGGCGGTGAGGTGCGCTCGTTGGAGGAGATTGAGGAACTGGCCTCTCAGAGTGCGCTTGTTCGAGAGATTTTGACTCGCGATCAGGCCGCTATTGACCGTGTTCTCGGCGCAAATTCATTCACCCGCGTCGTTGATTATGCGCAAAAGGCTATGACGCGCTCCCACCTCTGACCGCATGACGGTCATGTGATGGGTGCTTCTTGCTCAATGCCTCTAACGAGACAAGTACCAACAAGCTATCCCCGTGCGCCCCACGGTTCAATAATGTGCGTTTATTGTTCCCGCGAAAGTCGTTGCGCCTCGCGCATGATGTTGACTGCCGCGTTCACGTCCCTATCATGCCAAACCCCGCAATTTGGGCACACCCAATCGCGCACACTCAAGTCTTTCGTGACGCTCGCCTGATGCCCGCAGTCCGAGCATAATTGGCTAGACGGAAACCACTTATCTACGACTATGAGTCGCTTACCTTGCTGTTCGAGCTTGTAAGCAAGCAGAACGCGGAATAGCCCGTAACCGTTGTCTAGTGTGCTTTTCCCGAGTCGTAACGACTGGCTCAGTGCTTGCATGTCCAAATCCTCCACGCCCACACAGTCGTATTGACTGACAATCAGGTTAGCTGCTTTGTGCAGGAAATCGGCCCGCTGGTTGCGAACCTTAGCGGCGAGCTTAGCGACGCGGCGTTTTTGCTTCACCCAATTACATGAGCCTCGCGTCATGCGACTAAGTTTGCGCTGTTCACGAGCTAAGCGTGGTTCCATTTGGCGATAGAAACGCGGATAGTTGGCGTGCTCGCCCGCGCTGGACACGTACAGTCCATGCGAGGCGTAATCCAGTCCGACGAACGATACGGGGGTGACGGGTTCGGGTGCTTGTGTCTCGTACTCGAACAGTATTGTCGCCGTATATTCACCTGACCTACAGTGCTCAACAGTCACGCTTTTTAGTTTCCAATCGCTTGGAATGTGCTTGTGCTGGCGGACGCGCACTCTACCTACTTTCGGCAGTTTGAGACGCTTACCTCCTTCACTGAGAACAATGTTGTTGCCGACCCTATATGTCGTGTATGTCTGGCGTGAGCGGTGCTTCGTCTTGAACTTAGGGAAGCCCACGCGACCGGGGGTACGGAAGAAATTTCGGTACGCCGTAGACAAGTGCTGCTGCGCGCCAGCCAGTGCGAGACTGTCTACCTCGCGTAGGAACGGGAACCTGTCTTTGTATTGGGCTGGCGTTGGATTACATGTCTCGCCAGTGGCCTTGTAAGTAGCGATGCGCGTTTCAAGCATCTGGTTATAGATGAACCGTGCGCAGCCGATGGTGCGGTCAATTAACTGTGCTTGCGTTTCGTTTGGATACATGCGGTATTTGACCGCGCGACGCATTTTCACCTGCATACGGTTCACCTCCTCTTACTGGCCTTGATTTTCAATGTATTTGCGGGTTATCCCAATGGGTGTGCCGATTCATCTCCCACCTACGCTCCGCGTAGAGGTGGAAGAACTCTCGGAATAACCATTAAAACCCCACTAGGGACGCATACTCATGCATTTGCTTGGGTGAGTGCGTCCCTAGTTTGTTTCCACGACGGTGCGGACGCGATATACCCTAAAACGCTCCCCCGGACACTGGGGTGAGCGGCTAGGAACTCTTCAAGATTACGGGCCGCACTCTTCACGACGGGGGCAGCGTCGATCATGGCCTTGAGGTTGATGCCGTCCTCAACGTATTTCGCTGTGAGAGCGTCGAGGTCTTTAACGGCTTCCTCGAACGGGATGTCACTGTCAATATCGACGGTTTCTTGGTAGGCGCGGTATGCGAGGAACCCATCATCGAGTGTCCCAGCTAGGGAGCCGTCTTTTACGCCTTCAATGGTGCTAGACGTTGCCTCTAACAGTGGGATGTTCCGGTACTGGTGGGTTTGTTCGCGCCTCTTGTCGTTAGCTGCTGCGGCTGCGCTCGTCGCATACAGGTTGTAGCGTGAAGCATCCTTGTCGGGGTCGTTTTGTACGGCTCGAATAATTTCCAACGTGGGTACGTCGTAGCGTCTAGCGACTTCCTTAATAGACGCAAACGTTTGCCACAGGCCCGCCGGGTCAGCGAGCCTCATTCTACTGAAGTACCGCACGATCTTAGCGGGGCGTTGACGGCCACATGGGCGGCGTGAACTGGTCACGCTTAGGCTTGTCGTACTCTTTTACGACCGTCGGCTTGCCGGATTGCGTGTAGGGCGCGTGGCGGGTCTTGCGTTTGCGTTGGCGCTTGATGTGGAACATGGCTTGGTCTTTCTGGCTGGTTGTCATTTGGTTTGGTCTTGGAGTTCGTCGAAAAAGTCCTCAAGGAGCATGTCAACGAGGGGCTTCGTTTCAGGAGCGGGGGTTTCGTGTTCTGCGAGCAGTTTGAGCGAGCGCATTTTTGAGCGCCCATTCAGCATCTCAACCTTGACTTTACGGTTAGGGATAACGTTTACCGCACTACCCATGAGGGTTTTGATTTCCTCACGGTAACGACGGTTCACGTATCCGTCTTTCAGGATTGAATAGATGGTTTCCGTGTAGACCTCGAACGTGAGCGTAGCGTCAGGGTTCGTGATCTTTGGCGCTAAAGCTGGGAGGGCTTCTGCGAGGAGCGTGAGGATAACTGAGGTTGCGTTTGCGTCTTTCGCTAGGGGTGTTTCTTTTTCCCAAAGCACGGTTTCGTTGTCTGCTTTCAGCATGATTGTGCATGTGCGGCCTCCCGCTCTGGCGAACAGTGGGGAGACGTATGCGACCACCGTGTAATCCTTATGTGTCTCGTTGCTGGTCATTTCTGGCTGCTTTCGATGAGGTGCTTCGTATCTTCGAGGGTGGTCTTGTATTCGAGGAGGCTTTCGTAGATTCGCCCTGCTCGGGAGCTGTATGTGTCGTCTGGGATGGCGAGCTTGTTCTTGATGTACCCCACGCCACCCGTGAGAATACCCTCGTAGGCTTCTTCTAACGTCTGCTCGGGGGCGAATAAGGCTCGGGCTTCACTGCGTCCCACGTGAGGGAGGAACGCGGCTGTGACGTAGTTTGGGAGAACTAGCCGGGGGCTTGCGATGATGAGGTCTGGGAGCTTCTGGCGGCTCATGGGGTCAAGGAGCCGGAGCGGGTTCTTCACGTTAAGGGAACGCACGTGAGAATTAACGTCGTCCCATGAGAGGGTTTCTACCCCACAGTAGCGGGTGAGCTTGTAGGCTCGTTCAACGATTTTTGCCGTGCAGTAAGGGTTGGTGCATTCAAGGCGCGTATAGTCCACTCGGATTTGCGTAGCCCACCCGCAATCAGGGCAAACGGCGGGGAGCTTGCGGGCTGCTGCATTCACCTCTGGGAGTGGGATTGTGGCGTTTTGTAGGGACGATACGGACGGCATGTGTTCTCCTTTGTGTTACACAAAAGAATACCATAGGGTACCCAAATAGTAGCAGTATGGCCTATAAGACTTTCGTAACTAGATTGTGAATCCCAGCCACTAAAACGCCTGTCGTCAGCAACGCGGACGCAAGCAAAATCAACACCATTACCCCAATAGCCTTCGGGATAGGAAGCCACTTGCGCGCACGGTCAGGTGAGCCGAGCGCTTCATCCGCGTGACCGCCCGGAGGAACCGCATACCCGCCGAACGTCAAGAACGTGAACGCCCCTACCCCGGAGAAAACAAGGTCGATAGCGTATGCGCCAGCAAGAAGAACATCCCACACGATGAGGAGCAAGCCGACAACAGAGATAGCCAGAGAGAACGTACCGTCGAGGCTCGCCGCGTCCTCTAGCTGCTTTTGTTCCTTGATCTGCACAATGTTGTCGCGCTCGGTTTGGCTGAGCTTGTCGAAACTGGCACTAGCAAGCTGGACACCCGCGAGTTCTTCCATGTCCTGAGAGGACATACGCTTGGTTTCACCCTGCGTGCGTGGAGGCATACCGGGGAGGTCAAAATCGGACAGCATTCCCGTGTTCACGACGTTCGAGTCCCCACTGTTGGAGGCAAGGTTCGTGGCGGCTTCGTCGATGTGTGGGAGGTCTTGGAGTTTCTTCCCGTCTTTGCGGGAGAACTTCAAGATCGGGCCAATACCGCCGGGGTAGCGCGTGCGGTCAAGGGTGGTGACTTTCGCGCCGGAGTCAATGGTGTGAACCGTGTTGCCTTCAACGTAGTCGCCTGCAATCCAATGGCGGGACGTGCTTCCAGCCATTTGGACCATGATGACCACGAAATACCCTTCGTTCATGGCGTTACGCACGTCATCTTCACTGAACTGGTTGCTTCCACGCCCGGCACCATTCGTGTCCCCGTCAATACCGGCGAGAGTGAGTTCCCCGTTGGTGATGTTCTCTACGCCCTGCTTAAAGCCTTGAGCGTTGTTCTGGTAGAGCCAGCCTTGGCCGTCGAACGGTGAGTCCTTGTCTGCGTCTTGGAGTTTCTTCGCTTCAGAACGCATATCGAGGACCGTGTATCCGCGTGCTTTCACACCCGCGCGCACTTCCATTGCGGTGAACGCGAAATTACCACACCCAGCCGCACCAAGATCGTATGAGTCTTGCTGCGACATTCCCTTGTTTTCTTTGGGGTTGTAGTTGAAGTCAGAGTCCGCGCAATACTGACACCACGTGGAGGGCTTGTCTTTCTGGTTATGCGGAGACGAGGACTCGTCATAAGCGTATGACGGCCCCGAAAACGCGAGCGCAAGCACCGACACCATGAGCAGTACGACGACTGCGAGGTATCGCCTCGACAATCCCTTAAAACGTGTGGCAGACAATTGCAGTGAACTCATCCTTCTTCCTCATCGCGCCGTGTAAATACCGATATGCTCACGCCCGTCACGCTCAACCTCAGTTTGGAGGAACCTCTGGGTAAACGACGGCAGGTGGTACCAGAACTGCTCTTGACCGCCCCACAGGTAGTGGACACCGGGGTCAGCGATACGCATAGAGTCAGTGTTCGGGTCATAGGACGTGACAACCATGATGTGAGAGAACGTGCTGTTCGGGTGACCGTTGTAGTGCGGCCCGCCTCGGCGTTCTTGCGCGTCAACAACAGTGGGTATCCCCTTACGGAAAGAGTTCTTCACGGCTTCACGGACTTGATCGACCGTAGGCGTGTGAATCGTCGTGTAAGCGTCGTATCCCAGCCACTTGTTCATGCCGTACTCGAAACGACGGTCATGGAAGCTCGTGTACCCGTATCCGACGGTGTTCATGTAATCGCGGCTTGCGAGCGCGTTAATGCTCAAGGGAACGCCCTGCGCGGAGCGGTGAGCGCCGATTGCGTTAAGAACCATCCACCCGCTCGTCGGGCCACAGAAATAGTTGTTCGGCTGACCGGCCCACGCAACGTTGAAGTCGTGGGCTTTTTCTAGGACACCGTGCTCAAAGTTCTGCTTATGGCGGTTGCCGTCCCAGTAAGCCTCAGAGGTCGGGTACCCCAAGTGACCGTGCTCGTAACCGTGGTTACCGTATTCACCGAGTAAGTCATTTGTGACAGCGTGAGAGCCGGTACGCGGCGACCAGTATGCGGTGCCGCCTTGGAAACGCTGGTACACGCCGCCACCTGCTGTGCCGGTCTCGTCAGATAGCGGATATCCGAGTTCTCCGCGTTCCCAGTTGTAGTAGCGGTAAGTTCCCATGATCGCGTCATGGACGAAATACGAGTCCGAACCGGGATGCCAGTAAGCAGTGCCGCCTTGGAAAATCTGGTAGACGCCGCCGTTAGCGGACGGGGTTTCGTTACTGGTCGGGTAACCGAAACGTCCCCATTCGTATCCTGCGCGCCCGTATGCTCCCAGCATCGCACCATGCACGTAATAAGAGCCGGTACGCGGCGACCAATAGGCCGTGCCGCCTTGGAACGTCTGATACACGCCACCATTAGCCGTGGCAGTTTCTTCGCCCGTCGGGTAGCCCATCTGGCCGCGTTCCCAGCCCTGAGCTTCCCACATGTTGCGGATACCCCCGGTCACTCGGTGTGCGCCGGTAGATGGGTGGAAGTAGATCGAGCCACCAGTGAAATGCTGATATGCGCCACCGTTGGCCGCGTCCTTCATCTCGTCATTCAGCGGCCAACCCAGCGAACGGCCTTCTGCTTCTGCACTCTGGTAGCGTTCAAGGATTTTGCCCCAAATAGGGTGCGCGCCTCCCCTGCTACTCCAACTGATCTGACCGTTCTCATAGGTCTGTACCGCGCCGGGGACACCTGCAATCGTCCGGTTTACTTCATCGGACGTGGGGAACCCGAGAGGCCCATTCTCCCACTTGTAGGAGCCGTAGGCCCCGTGGATTCCACCGCGTGAAGCATGAGCACCATACTGGGCGGTCCAGTAGATTTGACCACCACGATAGAACTGAATGAACGCGCCGTCACGCAACGGGACCAGCCCGGAGGTAGCCGCACCGAGGACACCGTTCTCGCCGCCCATTTCTTGCCAATGTTGGCGGATGAAGTCGGCTGCGGCAGGCGTAGTGGGGGTAGGTGTTGGCGTGGGTGCCACTGTGGTAGGCGTAGCGGTGGGGGTTGGTGAGACTGTGGGCGTTGCTTCACTAGGTGTTGTTGCGTTGGGCGTTGCACTTGCCGAGGGTGACGGCGTAGGGGTCGTTTCAGTGGCGGTCACGGACGGGGACGGTGAGGGTGTCCCGCTGGTTGTGTCAGCGAACGCGGTCGGTGCGACACCTACAGCGAACAGTACCGCAAGGGCACACGATGAAGTGATAAGCGAAGAACGCATTAGTATTTTCTCTCCTGTTGGTTGATGGGATTAGCCGCGAGTTTGTTGCCTGCTTTGTAACGCTACTGCGCGAGCCTAGCGGCTCGTTTTTTCATGCGTTGTAAGGCTTTCGCGGTACGGATAATAGCCGCCTCGCGGTCGAACTCGAACACGGGAAGCGCGGGTTGGTCTTTCATGTATTCGATTGCACGCCGCACGATGTACATGTTCTGCGTGTGAACACCGAGGTCGAACATGAAGTTGTTTCCTGTAGCGGGATACTCGTCGAGGATATTCCGCAACGTGGTTTCCGTGTCATCTTCTAGTTTGATCGCCGCACTAGGTGTCTTTATGTACCCTAAGTCGTTTTCGAGGGAAGCCCACTGTCCGCTACGGGTTTTGAGCATCCACATGTAGCCGCCCGCCTCGAACTGCTTAGGGAGCGTGGCCCCGCGTTCTGCCGCGTATTTCCAGAGTCCTTCGTGGAGGCGCGTCTGGTCTGGCGAGTAGAGGCCGCATAGGACTTTCAACGTGGGTTGCGCGTTGATCTTTTCGTCCTCGCCCGGTTTCCCTAGTGTCACGAGGACGCTTCCGTTTTCTTCGTCCGCGTAGATGAGTGCGCGGGGTGTTTGGAACACCATGAGAGTTTGCCTGTCTGCGTTCTCGGGCTTGAAGGGTGCGCCTTCTTCCATCACGGTCTCATACATGGACACAAGGTCAGTTTCAGACAGGGCGCGCGCCCCGTTCGACTCGATGATGAGGCGAGCGAGGCGCGTCACGTTCACGCGGGACAGCAGGAACGCCCCTGAGAGCGCCGGGCCACCGACCGTAGGCTTTGGGAGGGCAACCCAGAAGAACTCCCCCACAAGGGGCATGTAGGCTGCGATCAGGCCACGTAGAGTGCCGTCAGCGTCGGGGAATGTTGCCCCGTAGCCGCGAGCGCCCATGAATGATGCTTCATGCCATCTCATGCTGCGCTACCTGTCAGTGCCTCAACGGTTTTCACGTCGCGTTCTGCGATTGCCTGAGCCACCCAGAACGGGTTGCGGGCAGGCTTGTACTTGCGGAGGCGCTTACCGGTTTCAGCTTCGGCGCGTAGGAGAATCTTCGCGTAGTGCAAGCAAATAGCGTCGGTGCGCCTCTGAGCTGCGGGAACGGTCTTGAACTGTTCCTTATCCATGTAGATACGTCCACCAACACCAGCAAAAATGTGAACGGCTGCGTGACAGCGGTTACATAGGGTCACAAAGTTACTGGCAGTGTCAGCGCCACCAAGGTACACGGCGGTGATGTGGTGGCATTCCAACAGTCCGAGGTGAATGTTGTCCTTATAGCCTTCACCGAACCCACACGCCTGACACTTCGCGCCGTCGCGCATGAGGATAGCTGCACGGGTTTCGGGCGGGAGCGGCTGGCGGTTCTTGGGGTCTTGGATAACGTCTTTACCGAGGCCGGGGAACCGGTCGTCAAGGTCGTCGCCCTGACTGAAAGGCTTGTTGAAGATCGGGACGACTTCGCCTTCGTCGAGGAAGTCCTCGTCTTTCAGGCCACTGAGTTCGTCTTGGAGGAGCGTGTTCTCCAAGTTTTCGCGGTCCTCGTCGGTTAGCCCGGCGAAAAGGTTCGCTTCAGTGTTGAGTTCGTCGCGGACGCTGATAAGTTCTTCACCCATGCCGAGGAGCTTTTGGACTTCCTCATCGGGCAACGGGGCTTGTTCGTCGTCGTTTGCGAGGTCTTTTGCTTCTTCAACGTCGCTGACGCTGCGACTGTCGTCGATTGCACGCGGGTTTTGCTCATCCCGGCGTGCCTTCTGCAAGCTGTTGTAGCTCTTGATGAGTGAGCGCTTCCCACTGACGAACTCGTCAATGATCTCGGGGTATTCGCATTCCATTACATCGCGTAGGCGCATACTGTCGCCCAAGTCGATGTCTAGGAGCCAGTCGAGGGCTGTTGCTTCGACCGTGTAGGAGCGGTCGATGATTTGGAGCATCTTCCACTTTTCAGCCCACGTGTGCTTTTGCTGGCGGTTGAGGACGAGAGAGAAGAATATTGCTAGTTCGCTGGCCTGCTGGGGGTCGCGGAAACGGATGATCGTCGCGGGGACATCTTCAATGTTGTTGGTCAGGGCTGCGGACATGCGTCGGAGGCCGTCGAGGAGCTTGTAGCGCGCTCCCGCGTAACCGGCTGCATCTGCTTCCGCTGCGGTCGTGAACCCGTGAGCGTCGAGGTACTTCTGGTATTCCTCGGTGAGTGTCACGACGATGGGGTTGAGGATGCCGAGGTCTTTGACGATGTTGTTCAGTCCCCTGCGGGTTTCCTTGCGGTATTCGCGTAATGGGAGGAGTGCGTCGATCTGGTTGATGTTGACGGTTTCCCCGTAGGTGATCGTGTAGTCGCCGGATTTGATGTTAGCGATATTGGAGGCGCTTTCAAGGAGGCTTGTTACGTTCTCGCTCTTACGCGGAGTGGCTTCAGTGGTGAGAGCTACGGTTTCGGAGGCTTCGGCCAGAGCTTCCGGCTTCACGGTGATGCTAGAGGCTTCTTCTTCTTCGTCCTCGTCCTCATCTTCGTCCCAGTGGACAATGATCGGCTCGTCGCCTTCTTCTGCTTCTTCTTCAGCGTCTACCGCGTGTGCGGGGGTGTTGGCTTCGTCGGCCACGAAAGGAGGCTCGGTGACGACGCTAGAGGGGTCGTCTACTTCGTCTGCGCGGATAACGTCGTAACTACCGTCCTCGTTGCGCACGATAGCGAACTCTTCAGGGATATTGGTGCTCCCATAGGCGCTATAGAGGGCCTTGAGAGCTTCATCGTCTGCGAAGTGAGTGCCAACATTCAAGATGGTGGTCACAAAGTCTGGGGTGTTTTCCGGGTCCATGTTTAGCTTCCTATGGCGTACATAAATTATGAGAGTATGGCAATTATATCAATCGGGTATGCGGTTTCGCCTTGATGAGGCACAATCTCATCACCTTCCTGCCGCCACTCGACCGGGCCGTCCCCCATCTTCACTGCAACAACTGGCGCGGGAGCCTGCGGGACGTTAAGCGTGACCTCGCCGCAATATGGGGCTTCAACGTCGTCAAGCACGATGCTTCCGTCTGCGTCCCCGGCTAATGAAACCCATTGTGTTTGCGGGTTCCTACCGAGGGTTGTGCGCGCGACATCGACGTAGCCGCGCTCGCGGATAGCTTCAGTGACCGGCTTACATGCCTCGTCCCACTCGGGGCCAGGGACTAGGACGGTTTCTTTTGATTCTGGGCGCGTGGTTTCAATAAACACGATTCAGACACCCCTCACGGTCGCCTCATAAGCGGCGCGAGTCTGAAGAACTCCAAGGAGAGCGTTCTTCGAGGGGGCGAGCTGCGCTTGAGACAGGAGCATAGCTTCGTTGCGCGCAGCTTCACTGGGCGTATAGGCTTGCCCGCCTGACACGAACACGTAGTCCCCGTATTCGCCGCTCACGTTCTGCATAAGTTCCCGTAGAGACAAACTGAAAGCGGGGTATCCCTCGTCGTTCATGGTGATAACACCACTCTCGTTGACGCTGTAGTAGCCGAACCGTAAAGACTCGGGCTTACGGGAAAGCAGATAGCGCCACTTATCCAGCATCTTCATGCGAGCGTCCTGCACGTCACCCATTACGCGCGCCGCATAGTCGGGAACAAACGGGGAAAGTTTAGAGACCAGCGCTTCACCCAGCGCCGTCAGAAGAAACCCTGCATCCACGGGGAACACTGCGATCAACGCTTCCCCGGCTGTAACGGGCTTCAACCCTTCGCCGTCTACCGCGTAATACACGGGTCCCTTGGGAGCGCCTTCCGCGCCCAGTTGAGGGCCAAAAACCTCTTCGTATTCATCTTCGGGGAGGCAATACGCGGGGGTGCCAAGCGAAAGCGAGGGAAGCAATAGGGAGATGAGTGTGGCAAACAGCGGGCCGTAGGCTTTTTCGGAAGCGTCCGTGATGCGGATTGCTTCATCTACTTGTTCTTGTGAGAGACCTTCGGGGATATTCATGGGGTTGTTGTCCTTCCGTGGTTATGCGAGGAAATAGCTTAGAAGTGAGGTGATTGCGTCTTGTAGGGCCGCTGTTAGGAGAAGCGCGGCCATGATGAGCGTCGCAACGGCTATACCTATCGCGCCCTTCAAGGTCACGTACTTGTCGCTTGTTGCTTCTTCCGGGGTGGGCGCGTATTCGAGGTTCCCAAGCATGACAAGCCGGTAAGCGTGCAACTGTGGGGAAACAAGGCTGACAGCTAAGCCAGCGAACTGCATGACCGCCCAGACGATCAGGAGAATACCGAACACTGAACAGGCCACTGCGACAGTCCTATCGAGTGCGGACTGAGACTCTAGTTCCCGTTGGGCGAGAATGTCATACAGGTTGTCTTTCTGTTGCTGAGACAACTGGGACCCTTCAGCCAGTGAGACGGCCTGCCCTTCCGTGATGCTCGGCTTCTTGGGCATACCCGGTAGTTCCCAGTCGTCCTTGATTCCCCCGCCGCCCTTATCTGTACCGGCAGACGCGGACGATGAAGAAACAGAGCCGCCGTTTACTTTCTTGAGGATTGTCGCCGTGTAGGAGACGCGCTTCATGAACCCGGCTTCCGCGCCTCCGGGCGCTTCCCAGTTCGTCATCCAAATCCATGTCGCGAAATACCAGTTGTCGGTTTTCTTGAATGCGTCTACGTTGTCGAACTTATCTTCCCCAGACGGGACGGTTGCGCCCTTCACGCCGTACTTGTCAGCGTCAGTGAGCGCATACTGGGCCATTGACGGGTAAATACTCGCGGTGGTTTTCCAACCAACCCACTCCAAGCGCCCGTCCTCAATGGCAGCTTCCATTGTCTTGTCGGCCTTCAAGCCGCTACAGGAGTTCACGCCGTTCTTCGCGAGTAGCGAGGTGCGCCTTGAACCGAGAGCCTGATACAAGCCACACGCGCCACTAGAGGGGTTTTGCGCGTCCAAACTGAACCCTGACTCGCGCCAGAAGTTCCCTGCGATAGCCGCTGCCGCTTCTTTACTGAACCCTTGGGCTTGCGCGGCGGAAACAACGTCTTGAGCGATCTTCTTATGCTCGTCGTCAAGACTGTTCCAGTTTGTCTCGATAGCCTCATCAGAAACAGTGGGATTAGCTGGTAGAGCGTATGCGCCGCGCACGCCGCCTAGCCCTAGCAGCATGACGATGAGGCAAACTACTAGAGCTAGGCGCGCGATGAGCGCGTGATGGGCTTGGTTGACTGTAATCATTTGTTGCCTAACGGAACGCCACTCCGGTGATCGTGATTCCACGCTTAGCGGCTGCGTCTTTCAGCGCTAAAGTTGCGACCTCTCGACTGTCATACAGGAGCGCGAGCATGTTCAATGCGTCAATGCCGCTGTAGGGGTCTGAGGTAACTGACGCAAACTTTTCACGCATAGGAATGTCGCTATGCGTGTCGCGGAACTCTTTAACGGCTTTAATGATTTCTTCGTCACTCACATAACGAGCAATGAAACCCTTGAGCGGAAGCTTTATTTCACGCTTTTTCTCGTCAGCGAAATACAGTCGCGCATTAGGGGTGAAAGCAAGCTCGGCGGGTTGCCATAGGCCCATGATAGGAAGAGCCATGTCATATTCTTTGGGAATACCGAGAGCACGGTTGATCTCATAATCCGCAGTATCCGTCGGGTATTCTCCGCTAGGCTTTCCCTGCTGCGAGTCGCCTAAGAACCCGAGGGCGCGAGAAAGCTCCCTGCTCGCCTCGTTCACATAATCCAAGGAACGTTCGTAAAGCTCATGCTCATATTCCTCTCCGAAATCGCGATCATGACACTCTGGGCCAAAGAGCTTTCTCATTCCATCTTCATCGCGGTTGTCCCACAATACGTCGGAAACGGCATCAAAATCTTCTTCAGCAGCAACGAAAACAGCGTCCAAATAGACTGATATCAGTGCGGGGTAACGACAGTAGTCTCGAACATCCTCATCGGTTCGGCCAGAAACCCCGATAGTTGAACCCGTTATTTCCAGCCATTTCGACAGGCCCAAGTTTTCTTTAGAAAGATTCATTTCCTCAGCGAGCTTCATTCGGGCTTTATCTCCCGAGATGAGGAGGGCGCAGGCATTAAGAGCACTTAAACCGTCCGTGAAATGCAGATATTCCATCACCCGTGGGCACTCGTCGAGGTAATCTTCAATACTCTTAATCAAACGCTCTTCCCATAGGCAGTCGTTGATTAAATCACCGAGCTTCTTCCCCATGAGATGTAGGCCGTAGCGATCTTTGTAACCAACTTCTTCACCCCCCGTATAGGGTGGGAAAAGGCGAGTGCAGTAAGTATCTCTCGGGATAAGTGGAGCAAACTTCTCAGGCATACCAAGCTGCTCAAAGTCGTCATACCACCCAGAGCAGCTAGGACTGTCATATTCAAGAGCTTCCATGAGCCAATCGACAAAATCTTGCGTGATGGCTTTCCCGATTTCTTCGGTGTAAACATTATCGTCCGTGCCGTAGACTTCCTGAGAGTATTTGCCTAGCAGCGCCGCTTGAGCGAGGTTCCCCTTCGGGAAGCTCACTGCGTCAAACACCCCGTTTTCTAAGTCCTTATGGTCTGAGACGTAGTACCGCTCACCGTTGATCGAGACAAGCATGGGGAATGCGGTGGCACTCATGAATATTCCTCTCTAGTTCACTTCTTTGGCTTGGTAGTGAATGCCAAAGTTTTCGTCAATGACGGTCGTAAAAGTGCCAGCGTAGTATCCGCCGGGGACGGTTTGTAGTAGTCGGCAAATGTCGTAGTCGAATCCGGGCATGAACGGCGGGTACGTGTATGCAGGGACTTCATGGCCGTCAATGTAAGCGATCTGCCCTTGGGTGACGCATTCGTCGCCGCGAGCGCCGAGAACGAAGCCGTGTTGGAACATTTCGGGCTGGTCTCGCATGTGTTCTGCGAGGGTATCGCGGGCGATCATGGTGAGTTCTTGCACTTCGTCCACCCCGTCTGCTAGGAGCCTTCGGGGGATGGAGAGCCTGCCTGCGAGATACGTGTACGTGTTGGTGTCCTTGTACCACTCGTAGGTGAGGACGTTCCCGGAGAGCGTGTAGCGCGGGGCGAGCCATTCATAGGACTTGTCTGCCATGCGCAGGTGCATGAGTTCCGTGTCGTCGAGGAGACGATACGGCGTGCTCTCATACAGGTAACTGTCCGCTAGGAGGCGCGTTGCGACAGCGAGACTACGGGGCATGGTGAGCGCGTACTCGTTCACCGTATCGCAATACATTTTCATCGGGACAGGGCCGACGAGAGCTTGCGTGCCGCCAAACATTTCCCGATTGAGCCGGTCACGGGCTTCCAATGAGCGGTTGTTCCCGAGGAGGAGCGCACACGTGGCTGCAACACACCACATGAGCGCTCGTTGCTTCTTGTCCTCGTAGCCGAAATTGGTTTCTTCACCCTCGGGGACGTGTACACCGTGGTCGTCAAGGACGCGGGCGATGCGCTCACATGAGTACTCGTCGTTAAAGACATCTTCGAGAGTGAAGCGGACAGGAGCTTCGTCCACATAGACCTGCCATGACGGCTGGTATGCGAGGAAGCGCGCACGGAAACGGAACGCGCTGATATGACGGGTGACTGCCAGAGTGTCCTCGGGTGAAAGGTCGTAGGGGTTGATGTACGGGATATTCCCGTCCTCGTGGAGGTCGTAGAGGCTTTCTGCGATCAAGAGAGCGTCCGCGAGGTCGTACCCGTCCTCGGTGCGTTCAATGACTTCAGCGATGAATGGGATAGCTGCCTGTGAGCCGGGTGCGACGAACATGTGTCCGTCGGTGTCGATCAGGATGAGAGGGGTCATTTTAGGTCGAGTCTTTTCTGGTTGGTTTGGTTGGGGCTTTTTGGCTTGGAGCTACTTGCTGGTCGGGCTTTTCGTGGTCACGTGTACTTCTGCGGGGGAGAGGATGTGCGTGGTGCCGGTTGGGGTGACTTTAGAGCGGTCTGCTTCCCGGTTGTGTTGGCATTCGCTGGTTGTTTCCCCACAGTAGGTGGCTGCGTATGGGAGGAAACCGACGTAGGTTTTCCCGTCGATTTTGAGTCTTGTGGGGGTTGCTTGTGCGATGTCGGGGTCTGGGGATGCGTCTCCGTTTGGCACGTAGGAGAAGATGACTTTGGGGGTGAGGACTTGGGCTGCGTCCTCGACGGGGACGAACACTCCCCCTGCCCATGAGTCGTAGATGCTGAACAGGGCGTATGCGGGCTTGTTTCCATTGTCGAAAGTGACGGGGACGAGGCAGGTTTCAGCGAAACATGTCGCTGTTGCTTCCGGGTCGATCACTCCGTCGTTGTATGGGCCAAGACCACTACCGGGGGCGATGAGTGAAGGGCGAGAGTTTTCGGGCCGGTCTTTGACTTTCCCCGTCCATGAGACGGCCCCGAGTTTCAGGTCGCCTTGAACGCACGACCAATACAACTGTGGGTCTCCGGTCTCATACATGCGCTTACATGTGTCTGGGTTTTCCTCATAGTCGCTTGCGTTGTAGGTGATGCGCGGCGCGGGGCTGGTTGAGGTGGGGGCACTCGGTGTCGGCGTGACGTTTGAGGGCTTGTAGATGGTTTTCCCGAGGATGAAGAAGCCCATGAGTAGCGCGATGAGGATTGCACACACGATGTAGACCTTGCGGCTCTGGTTTCCACCTTTAGTGGCCTTGCGTGTTTCAGCTTGTACTGTGGCGCGCTTGGGGAGCTGTTGGGGTTCTTCTTCCCCTGACCACGGGTCGTATTCGATTTCCATAAGTACCTCGGTTCTAGCGGATGAGTGCCGTATGCAAGATTGCGCTCAGGAGGGCGAAACCCATGAGGAATGCGACGGTCGTCATGAATCCCCAGATTTTCTCTCCGATTTGCCTGCCGGTCAGTGTCCGATACTCCCCCAGCTTAGGGATACGACTCCACCCCCTGCGGGTAGCGAAATAGGTGAGCGCAAAAATGATGATGAGCAGGGAAATGTAAGACACAAACGGCTGATGGAAGAGGCTCACGGGACTGACAAGCACGTTCTCGGAAGCGGAGTATGCGGGTGCCCCGGCGTGTGAGGATACGTGAGCGGTGATAGCTCCATCTGGGAGCGGGGTAGGGATTTGCGTTGTCGCGTCTGTTGGCGGGTGGAGGGCGAGTTGAGCGTCGTTGCGTGTCATCTGCCGGTTTAGTCGCGTGAGGGACGCGGATAGGCTACCGCCGATCACGTATGCGGTGATGATGAACGTGAACCTGATGAGGCGCGCGCCGAAAGATGCGAAACGCCTTGCGAGCGGGTTATAGCTGTTTGCCATGCTGCCCTTTCCTTTTTGATTGCCGTTTTTTAATGGCTGGCTGCTGGTTTGTGTGGGCCATTGTTTGTGTTTGGTTAGTAGTTTCACCATACCACACGTGTAGCGAAAATGATACATGTGTGCGCTTAACTTTACGTGTGTGCGGTTTTCGTATATTCTTTTGGGCATGGACATCACGGATTACACGTCAAGCGACTTCCGGCGTGCAGTCGGACACCGACTCAAAGTGCGCCTATTTGACAAGGGAATAAGTGTTGCTGATGCGGCGAACGCTATCGGATTATCGCGCACAACCATGTCTCGGAAACTCAATCCGGCACGCAATGTGACATTCACGGTCGATGAGTACGCGCGACTATGCGAGCTGATTGATTCCTCTGCCGACGACATCTTCCAAGAAGCAAAACAGTCTCTCTCCAACTAACCAAACCAAAGCCAACAGCCAGAAAACGTAAAACCATGAGCAGTAAAGAATTAGCGTCCAGACAAGATGACGCACAAAACGTGGTTGTTCTCGACGTAACCGAGGGCGACATGGAGACTGCTTCCCCGAAGCGGGAACGCTGTTTGTATGACGATGCGGATTTTCGCGCGTTCTGGACGATCTACCCTCGGCATGAGAACAAGAAGGGCGCGTTCCGGTCATGGAAGAAAGCCCTAGAAGCTGGTTTGCGGGCCGAAGATATCCTGCGTGAAGCAACAGACTATCGGGAGCTTGTAGCCGCCGAGAATCGCGATCTGCGGTACGTGAAGCACCCGACCACATTCTTGAACCAGCTTGACGCTGACAGTATCGGGGACGCACGCAAAAGCATGAGTGACGCGGCCCAGTTTGAGCGCGAAAAAGAATACATGGCTTCCACTCAACGCCAGCGCGGAATGAGCATGAGCCAATACAGCGCGGAAGAAGAAGCCAAGGCCGTGCGCCGCCAGTTGGAAACCTACCCGGTTCTAACCACGCAAGACATCGACTCAGCCGCACGCGATCTTGGGTTCATGCTCGAAGATATCCCCCAGCACGCGGACATGATTAGCGGGCTGGACAAGATTAAGACCACTCTCGAAGAAGTCGTCCCGAAGATGACTAGCCTCGTGGAAGCCTACAACGCTTACGTGGCCTCCAAGACGATGGAAGAACTCGCCCGCACCTCCCACGCCCTACAGGCAGTGTGCGCGCAGACAACAAGCGTGATCTTCCATAATGCGTGCCGCTACGGGTGGTACAAGACGTTCCACAACGTTCACGCAATCCCCAAGGCGATCATCATGCAAGCCGCGCGCGGCGGCATGAACCTAGAGGACGCGCGGCGGCAAGCAGCGTTAGCAGCCTTGGATGACGTGAAGCTCCTGAGCGGAAAAATCAATCAGGGCGCGGTAGCAAGCGTCCTCACTGAAGCTCTCTCCCACGTGGAGACGGGAAGTGACGTAGACGCGGCGATCAACAATACTTTGAGCTACTTGCGTCCCCAGCAGGAATACTCCCCACAGGAACAAGCGGTTTTCGCGAAAGAAATCTACACGAAAGTCCGCCCAACACCTGACATGCTTGAACTCGACAAACAGCAAACCAAACTCCTTGTAGAAAGCCGGTGACCAGACATGTATGTCACTCCTGAAACGATGCGCGAATGCCTCACGAAACTGTCCGAAACCGGCCTTATCCGCCCGCTCCCCGAAGCGCCTAAGAAACTGGAAGCACTCACTCAAGCGTGGCGTGAGGGCATTATCCCGAACGCGACGGACGCGAACATGAGGGCCGCTGTTTCCTACCTTATGCAAGAAGAAGAAACGGGCGGCTCCTACGTGACTGTTGCCCGGTTCAATAAGGCTTTGCGTGTGGTTCGCCAGCGCGCGGCCTCAGCTCGAAGCCAGATCATTAAGGGCTTGGAGGAAAGCGACACGGGTGTGCTCGCTGAACTCACCATGAACGACGGTGCTGATGAGGCCCTTGAGGAAAGCAACCAGTACGCGGGCTTGTTGTATCGGCGCGCGGCTCACATGGCAGCAGCCGGTGGCGCGTCAAAGCGTGGCATCGAACGTGCGGGCACTATCGCTGTTCAGCGTTTCAATGAGGGCGGTGCGCTCAAGAGCTTGTATGAGCACTTCCAAGACGTGAGCGAGGCGATCTCCGGTGGCACGTTCTTGTCCCCCGTTGAGGCCGCTGCCGTGTTCTCGACCGACAGTGAGTCGAGTAGTGTTGCCGCTTACTCGCCCGACCGTATCCAGCAGCTCATTCACGGGCGCACTCAAACACCGTCAACCTCTAACAATGGAGCGCGTAAAGCCCAAGACTCCCCCGAAGCGAAAGAACGTATCCGTCAAGCTAACCGAGAGATCGTCGAGTCGATTAAGCGACGCGGCATTGAAGCGCGGGAAGCAAAACGGGAAGCGGAACGCGCACAGCAAGAAGCCGAGCGCCGTCACGCGAATGAAGCTCTCGCACAGTTGGAAGAACTCATCGCAGCGGGACAGATTGAGCTTTAACCGTAAAAGCGCGCAAGCCTGAACTATTTACCGATACAACATCAGCAAACACCAGTAGGAAAAACGAACAGAATGATTACTATTAGTTACCCGTCCGGCTCTATCAGCGGGGACACTGTTTTTGACATTGAGGAACGTATCTCGCGCATGTCTGACAGTGAGCAAGGCACCCCCGTGTGGCAGTGGGATGAGGCTCGTGGGGTCTGGCAGCGTTTCGACGGCGCGACCACTGACCTGTATGGGCCAGATGAATACCCGCTGCGTATCAAGGACCTCATTCGGTTCCTCGCTTATATCCTCGATGATGACACGATCAGTGTCCGAGACATCAAGGTTGAAGTCAGCCTTGAGGACGATGAGCGCCCCTTTCCGTGGGAAGTACTCGCCTATCGGGAAAGCATTGGTTTAGGGCGCGCGCAGCTCGCTCGCGCACTCAAAGCACGCGGCCCGAAGCTCGTGGAAGCATGGGAAACTGGGGCGACTAAGCCCGGCCCGTGGGTGGGTGACGGGATTGAAGAAATCGCCCGTAAGCATGAGAAGGCCGCGCGTGACCTACAGGCCGCTATCTACGCAACCGAGGGCGATACCGTCGCCGTCGTATGTCCCCCCGCTGACAGCTTCCCGCCGGATAGCGCGTGGGGTGCGTATGAGTGGTTGAACTTGTGTGCCCGCGTGATCGGTGGCCCTAAGCGAGGTGTTCGTATCGTCCGAAACATTGAGCAAGCAGAAGAGCGTGGGTGGCCGCTCGTAAACGTTGCCCACATCTTGAACCGTGACTACTCCAAACCAAACAACAAGCCCGAAAACTAGCCAGAAAGAAGAAACACCATGACATTCACTGTCTACACTAAAAGCAACTGCCAACAGTGCGTCGCAACCAAGCGGCTACTTGACCGCCGTGGCGTGCCCTATACGACCGTTGACCTTGATGCTGACGCAAGCCAGATCGAGGTCGTGAAAGCCCTCGGGTTCACATCAGCTCCGGTTGTTACCGTGACTGACGGGACTCGAACGATTGATTCTTGGGGTGGCTATAGGCCCGACAAGATCAAAGAACTCGCTTCCATCAACTAAAACACTCTCACAGAAAGAACACTCAACATGTCCATCATTTCGATTGTCTCAATCGTGTTCGCGATTGTTTTTACCCTATTGGCCGCGTTCCTCATCTTCTACTACGTGCGCATGACTAAGCAGCGTGACGAGGGTGGCCGTATGGGCTTCACTCAGACCAAGGGAACTGTCTCCGCTGAGACAGATGAAAACGGCGACCTAACGTGGGGCGACTAGAAGCTCTCTAAAAACACTAAACGGGGCGCTCAGAGCAATTTTGTGTTCTGAGCGCCCCGTTTTCGATAAAAAAGAGCGTTTTTTCGCCGCTAAGAGCGATATGACCACAGTCTGTCTTTTGTGAGGACTTTTCCGGCCCATACGGTTGCAAGTTCCCCGTCAATGTGAATTGGTGTCTCGCGGTGGGCTTTCAGGTTGATTCGGCACATGTGAATGGTGTTGTTCACAGGCATGTCGCGGACGGGGAACCGGTCTCGGTCGCTGGGGACAGCTTGGTCAGCATGTACTTCCTGCACCCAAAGCGTTCTCTCAGTGCATCGAATCACCTGCCAGAACCTAATTATTCTTACGTCGAGGGGCATGGGGCGTTCGGTTACGAAGATTGTGCCGATGGGGTAAAGTTTCGAGTCGTTTTGAGCTTCCCCTTGCTCGACTATGCAAGTGGCGATGTTCCTGACATCTTTTTCCTTCAGTACTAGCAGGCGTGCAATGTGTTCGGGTTCCATTCCGAGCGCGATAGCCGCAATTATGTTGTCGTTCCGATCTAGGCCGCTGATGACATACCCCGGCGTGTGTAAGAGCATCCGGTAGTAAATGGGGAAACCCTTTTTCAGCATTTTGTCCGTGAAGTCAACGAAACCTTCCGCTTCTTCAACTTCCCCTGTCGAGTAGTTGTAGATGCCAGTGACTTCATAGTGTGGGCCGTGTGCTTTCAGCACGTGATCTGCCCACTTTGTGATTGTGCGTAGCGCCTCATACTTATCTAAGTTGCTAGGGAAGCTCTCTTTGTATGGCCCCACGTGAGACACGTAAGCGCTGACTTTGCTGAACAATGTTTTTGGAACCTGCGAGTCTCCCCTACTGGCGTTAACTGCGTATCCCGTGACAGTGTCTAGGTCAACGCCGTTTCGTGCGGGTACAACAAAGCGTGCTTTTTCTTTCCCATTGAGGAGATAGGAAACCCGTGCGAGTGGAATATGAGTGCCTTTAAGGTGCTCAATCTTGAACTCATACGGCAGAAGGTCGCTTGCGCCGTGGAAATTGAGTTTTCCGCTTTTCCCTTCTTCTTCCCACTCGACAACAGCGATTACCCCGGCATACCCGAGGAGGGCGACGGTTTCTTTCTTCTGACTCATTGGACTACTGCCTTTCTCGTGCTAAATGGTTGTGTTTGGCTAGGAGTAATCGTCGGATAGTTTCGCGCGACTAAACAGTGCGATGAGCGTCCTCTGTGAATACTTTCCCGGTCCAGATGGTTGCGATATCCCCGTCGATGCGGATGGGTGCCCCGGGTGCGGCCTTCAGGTTGATGCGGCACTCGTAGATCGCGTCGTTCTTCATAGTGTCGCGTATGGGGAGATATTGTCCTGTCTGGCGGTCTCCTGCGGCTTGTAGCTCTTGCATCCAGAGGGTTCTTTTCGTGCAGCGGACTACTTGCCAGTACCTAAGAAGTACTTGATCGGATGCCATAGGGCGCGCGGTCATGAAGATTGTCCCAATGGGGTAGAGTTTTGACTCGTTTCGCGGGTATAGCCATATTCTGCGCGCGGGGGCGCTGAATGCTCTGGCTTGTTCTTCTGAAATTGCTAATAGCCACGCGATGTCTTTGGTTTCGGCTCCGAGTGCGGCTGCTGCGAAAGCGTTGCTCTCCACGCTTACATGTGGCATGAAGTACCCCGGCGTGTTCAAGAGCGAGGGGAAGTGAATGGGGAAGCCCTTTTCTTCCATTGTTTCTGTGAAAGTAACATTGCTGCCTAGAATCTCTAGGATTTCGTTCGTGTCGTAATCGTAGATTCCGGTTATTTCACATCGCGGGCCGCGCGTCTGTAGGACATGTGTTGCCCATTCTGCGATTTTCCACACCAGAGTGGATGTTCCTGCGAGGCGATAGGCGAACCGCGCGTATGGCCCCTTCTGGATGTATGTGGCGGCTTTGTAACGAAGCATTTGCTCGTAGGTGCTTGGGAACTGTGACTTACCTTCAAGACACCAGTCGGCGTAGAACGCGACCATGTTCGCATCGACGACTCTGCCTTCTTCCAAGTCGTCAATGAAGCGCGCTTTTTCTTTCCCATTGAGGAAATAAGTGAATCGCGTGAGCGAGATGGTGCTGCCTTTAAGGCGTTCGACCTTAAACGCCAATGGCGGGAACTTATCTTGGAAGTTACCTGTGCCGTGGAACGTTAACCTGCCGCTTTCTCCTTTTTTATCCCATTCATCTTTGACCCACTCGACATCAGCGGTCACACCGACATACCCGTGGAGAGGGACAGTTTCTTTCTTCTGGTTCATTGGTTTGCCTCTTTCTCCTGCTAGATGGTTGCTGTTGGTTAGAAATAGTCGCCGGATGCTTGCGCGGGCGTACCGTCCCAGACGTATGCGCGCGCGTTCTGAATGCAGATAGGGGTGTTTCGTCCGAACCGGAGGTTAATTCGACACTGGTACACGGTGTCGTCAACTGGTTCTGGGGGCATGACGGGAACCAGCTCCTTGTATGCCGGAGTGTTAACTGTTGGCGTGACGCGGATTTGTTGAACCCAGAGGGTTTTCTCAGTACTGCGAACAACCTGCCAGAAAGCGACAGTTGTTCTCTCATAGCTCCATGAGGTCACGAGGATTGTCCCAGTGGGATAGAGCTTTGACTCACCACTCTCCCCCGTTGTGCGAGGCTTCTTTCCTGCCCGTCGGCTCTCCTTGATGATGTCTTTCACTTCTTCCTTGGGGAGTGCGAGTAGGAACGAAATGAAGTTGACGCTCATGTCGCGCGCGTGACAGTAGAGCACGGTGTCGTGTGCGTCTAGGTCGTCAATGAGGCCGGGGGTTTTTAAGAACTGCTGGTAGGTGATGGATGCGCGTAGATTACGTTGGCTTACCAACGGCTGTTGCGGCATTTCGTCAAGCCTTGCTACCTCCGCAGCGAGATAGTCACACATTGCCGCTTCATCGTGTCTAACACCGTATTCTTCGTAGACTTGGAACGCCCAACGCGCGATTTCGTCTGCAAGTGTCCTGAGTCTCTTAAACTCAGGGTGACCGTCGAACGGGCCGTTTTTAATGAGAGATACAGTCTTGTAGAAGAAAATCTTCTTCAGCCCAATCATGCGCTGAACAGAGCGCATTCTGTCCGGTGTTACTTCAATGCCTGCCATGACGCTTTGCGCGTTTAATGGTGCGCCTGACTTTGGCCTGACATACCGCGCAGCGCCGGTGCTGCCACGGTAGTAGATGATGCGAGTGATCGGTTGGTGGGTTCCTTTAAGTTCCTCCACCTCAACACTGATCGGCTCATATCGTGCGTCACTGAAAACAAGGACTCCACGTTCGTCTTTCTTCTCCCACTCAAGTCTGACAGTGACGTTCGGACTGGTCGGAACCTGAGCGNAGAAACTCTTTCGACAAGATAGCGAAGGCAACCTCTTGGCCGTCACGGTAGTAGACGATGCGGGTGAGCGGCTGATGGGTTCCTTTCAGCTCGTCCACTTTAATAATGATCGGCTCGTACCGTATGTCGCTGAAAACAAGTTTCCCGAGTTCGTTTTCCCTGTCTTTCTCCCACACAAGTACAGCGGAAATTTTCGGGTTGCGAGGGAGACGGACTATCTCCTTATTGCGTGCCATTATGCTGTTTTCCTTTCGGTTGCTTGTAGGCGCTTGAAGTCGTTGAGTAGGCGCGTGTCGATGAGGCTGGCTTGCTGGTCAATGGAAGCTAACTGTCTGCTTGTGGCGTTTATGTCGCGCGTGAGGTGGTGGGTGGCGGTGTAGCGTTTCGTGAACCCACTGTGCGCGTGAACGTGTTGGAAGATGCTTTCGGCTACGTGCCACGTGTAGGGGTTGAGCGTGGTCTTGTGTGCGATGAGGAAGTAGAGTGCGCTGATTTTCTCGTAGCAGTCGTACATGTCGTAGCCTCCGCAGTGGGCCGCGACGTAAGCGCCTGATGGTGTGGACGTGTCTTGAGGGGTGCGTGCGACGGGTTTACCAAGGTCAATGTAAGCCGCTGCATGGGCTAACGCCGGGTTGTCCACGTATGGGCTGGTTGATGCGATTTGTATGGCGCGCTCGCGGTGTTTAGCGATTGTTTCCAGGTGGTAGGGGTTGCGGTGGGGCGCGTCAATGTTGAACGTCATTTCGGGAATGTAGTCGTCGAACGCGGGGCACTGTAGTTCTACTGCGTCTGCGTCTACTCCGAGGCGCGGGATATCCAAGTGCAGGTACATGTAGCGGATAGCTTCTTCAGGTACCCGAGCGTCCCCCATACGTAAAGCGTTCTGGGCGAGAATCTGAGCGAGAGGCTTATGAACAATGAGCGCCACAACCGGGACATTGGGGTGGCGTTTCTTCACGTCCTGATACAAGTCGGCGCGCAAGAGTCGCCTCACGTTCGTCGCGTCAAAGAACACGTCTTGCCCCATGTCCAACAGCGTATGAATGTAGCTGTAAGCGGCCTTGAATACTTGCGGGTTGTGTTTGTTGCCTTCTGTAAGGGAACCGTATCGTTCTATGCGGATAGCGTCTGTAGACACGACATTACCGGCGCTAATCCTGTTCACAAGGCTTGTCTTACCGACTCCCGCTGGGCCGATGAGGATGTAAAGCGCTGGCATGAGATTTCTGCCTTTCTACGGGCGGTATAAGAATCCGTTTGTATGGCTTATATGTCAATGCTTCGGCAGGGCCAGTAAGGAGGTTTAACACGAGTGTCTTTCGTAAACCTTAGCGGGAGCAGACGATCAGTCCATCGTTGAGGAAACGTAGGCTCAGGATGCTGGCGCGGACGATACTGTCCCACTCGCGGACGGTGAATACGCGACTGCCCGCCACCAATGGGCGTTCTGACACGTCTTGCGGGAGCGCTAAAAGCACTGCGCTGGCTGCTTCGGGCATGTCCGCTGGGTAGCGTGGCGTGGTGGCATTCCCGTCGCTGGGGCGCGTCCCGTAGCCAACGTAGAGACCGAGGTCGTTTTTCAACGGCGGTTGGCCTTGGGGGGACGTGAGGTTGCGGAGAATAATGTTCGCGCGTTGCCTACTGATTTCTAGTTCTGGCGCGATATTGACAACGGCCCTACCGCTTTCGCTTTGGACGATTGAGAACAAGCCACATAGCTGCTTCTGGTCGTCTGGCTGGGCGAGCGCCCACAGTTCAACAAGAACCACTGGCCCCCACGCTTGGACGCGCACTTTCAAGCCGTCCCACAGGAAGCCGTCTTTAATGGCTTTACGTAGGACGCTTGCTGTGATCTTGGCTCGCAGCCCAGTGTCGGCTCGTACTTGGTCGAGGGTGACTTTCTGGCGCTTGAGCGTGGCCGTGGTGGCTTTACCGAGGTCGAATGCGTCTGAGAGCTGCATGACTTGCTCCTTCACTAGGTGCTAGTGGTTAAAAACGCTTTGTTTTAACGTGTTTTCCCTGTTATTTCGCGCGTTTCCTTCTGTTATCGGTAACTAATCGGCCGCTATCGGAGGCTTAAAAGAATGTTTTTCCATCCTCGGAACGTGATCTTGTCCCCCGACTTGAAAGATAACGTGTGGGGGACGTATCAGGGGGACATTGTTGTGTCCTACCAGAGGCCCGGAAACCCTAAGTTGAGTCTTGGGGTTTTAACGCTGCGTCAAGTGGGCGCGTCCACGATTCAAGTGACCGCAACGGGTAAAACTAAGGGCTTCCACCCGCAAGCGTCGTTCGCGTGGAACATTTATGTCGCTGAACGTAAGCCGGATTTGCGTATGGTCGCGTGCCTCATGTTCCCGCTTGTCGCCCCGTGGCGGTACACGCGGGAGGACTTGAGTCTTATTACGGGCCGTGCGCGTGATTTCATGCGCCGAGCAGACCAGAGGGAAAACGGTATGCCCTTGGACATCGTGTTCGACCTGTTGGGCGGGATGCTGCACTACTATCGGCCCGGCGAGTTGGACGTGTTCGCGCAGACCGCGCCGGGCACGTTCATGGCTCGCACTGACCTGATTCACTCGTCTGGGGGGAACCGGAAGCGGCTTGTGAACATGGTTTACGCCGCGTGGAGGGCGCACGAGAACGGGTGTGCCGCGTCGTTGAACTACCGTGGCATAGACGCTTCACGCGCCTATAACGAAATGTACAGCGTGGACTTTGATTTTCAGATGAGCCAGTACAACCTTGATCGTGTTGACCGCATTCCAAGTGATCTTTAACCGTGTTCGCGTGCGGCGAGAAACCGTTTAACCAGTAAGACCAGAAACCTATAAAGAAAGAGCGTAACAATGCTTTACTACCCTGATCGCGTGTCCTTGAAGGGCCGGGACGTGTTCTACAACTTCCGGGCCGAAGGAAAGAAGAAGGTCGCCCAGTTTGAGACCGACGCTGACATGGGGCGTATCCGCGTGAAGCTCCCCAACGGGACTACGTTGTGCGAGTACACGACAGACTCATTGTTTGCTGATAAGGAAGCCTTGCGGTTCACTGTCGCCCAGCTCCTTACCGCTGCCACGTTCACTGTGGAGGATGCGACTGTTGCGGCTCGTAATGTTCGCCGTCACATGAAGGTCGTTATCGAGAATGGCGGGCTTCATAGGCCGGTTATTTTCACGCTGTTCGGTAAGGAAATCACTCAGCGTGAGGCTCTAGAAACGTATGCGTTCGGGCATTTCGTGATGGACTCGAACTTGATGCTCATGGACGAGGAACGCTCTCGCATGTTCACCCGCCACCTCGTGTTCTGCATGTGGGCGGCGTTTAAGGAAGCTGCCGAGGTGGTAGAGGCTGTTCCTGCTGGCGTTGACCGTAACACCTTGTACACGACGTTCAGGAATAGCTATAGCGAACGCTGCTCGACGCTCATGAGCGCACCGATGAACGCGAACGGCCTGCCCGCGTCGGTCCAGCTCTGAAAAGTGGGGACAGGTCATGATTTATAACCCGGAGAATATTCGGCTACGTGAGGTGGATTCACATTCCGGTCGCCGCTTCAAGGTCAGCTATTACTTCCGTAGTCTCGACGTGCGCAACGGTGGTAATCCGGTTCGTCCGCTGGGTGAGCTTGAGGTTGAACTGTTTCCTATGCGTGCGGGGCGAGTGAGCGCGCAGGTGGGTAAGTCTCCCCTGTTGGTGCGGTATTTCGACGAGGGTGATCTTGCGTTCCCGACCGTTGATCGCACTATTGCCCGTCATGCTGCGTTGATGATGTCGTCTGTTCCGAACTGGATGGGGTTCAACGTGGATGACGTGAAGCGTGTGGCGACTCGTATTCGCCGCACTATGGCGCGCATGGTTGAGCAAGGCCGCGTGCCTGACAGTGGCGTTATCTTGTTCGACTTCTTTGGTGAGGCGATCAGTGTTGGCGAGGTGCCCCGCCTTGATTATGAGGATGCGTTTACGCTTATCCCGGTTCACGTGAGGTTGCTTGACTGGTCGCCGGAAGAAGTTCGCACTCTGTTACGGCAGTTGGTTGCCGCGTCATGTTCTGCGTACCGAACCGCGTGCCTGCAAAGCGCAATGGAAGGGCCGACTGCAACGCCTCGGCAAGCGTTTATTACTCGCTACAGTCGCGCACATGCTGACGCTCTTGCCATGTATCGCGGCGAGAAACCAAAAGACCCGACTCTTCTTGAGCTATGACACGGAAAGGATTTCCTGATGCTCCTCGTTGTTAAGTTCCGTAACCAACTCCACCGGCTTAACCCAGCCTTACAGGTGGACATGAAGAACATCCGTATTAACGGCGTTGCGCGCGGTTGCAGCGGTTATGTTACCGACCCGGCTACCGGCCTCGTCGTCGAGGTGGACACGGAAGAGTCCTGTTGCGTGAGAGAGCGCGGTAAGCCTGGGATGGTGTGGCGCGGCGTATGGCGCGTGGTAGGCCGCGCAAGTTTTGTTCGCGGCGTAAATCACTGGTCGAACGAGGACACGATAGCGGCGGATATAGTACAGGCATTCAAGTACCCCGAACACTCTGGTGCATGGAGACACCGCGTGTAAGGCGTAAAAGAACGGCGGCTGTCGCAATCTGAATCAACTAGGTTGCGGCAGTTGTTTTACATCACTGCACAAGACTCAACCAGAGAGGACAACAACCATGCTCCTGTTACCTGAAAGGCTCACCCTGAAGCCTGTGTCTAGGCCGCGCCCTTATGGTGATCGGCGTTTTTGGAACGTGTTCTACAAGGAGCCGGACTGGGAGAAACCGCGTTTTGTGGGGGTTCTAGAGGTTTCTAGTAGTCCTAGACGGCAAACGTACTCGGTTCAGGCTGCGACAAGCGTGAACAAGCTGAAGTGGAAGATAGAGGGAGATCGCGCGGCGATTGAGCCTGATGTTTCTCTCACTTTCCCCGAGCAATACAAGCCCGATAACGCGACGGCCATGACGTATTACGCGGGGGTTTTGTTGAACTGCACAATCATGTGGGGGTTGACTGAGGAAGATGTGAACCGTATTGCGATGCGGTGCCGTCGCACTATCCGTAGGATTCGGGAAACGCTTGGCGTGGAGAATGGTTTCTCATTGTCGTTGTATGGGAGCGCTGATGTGCGCGAACCGCAGGTGTACGCAACGCATAAGCAAGATTCTGCATATGCGGGCAGTATTAGCATTCCTGATGCGCCGCCTAGTGACTCTCGGGACACTGCGGTAGTGCGCAGCGCCGTGCATACCGCGTGGTGGGCATACAAGATGGCGGCGAGTTCGTCTTTTGCTCTGTCTGACGATATTAACGACCCTACTGAGGCTTTCCTGCGAGAGTTTATGAAGGCCCGTAGGTTCGTGGAAACACAGTCGCGTAAAGAAGGTTCTTTGCCTGCTTTTTCGTCCGCTGGGTTCTGTCGTTCCGATGAGGTGGATGCGGCGACTTCGCGTGAAAACGGGCGTGTTCTTAACTCGTGGTTCGCGTATGATGACACTCGCTCAGAGTTCGACCTCATTGAGGGTGATCCGGTTACGTCCAGCGAGATCGCGGAAATGATGTATGACGCTGCTTGCGCGGAACACTCTCGGACGGGCATTGTTGCCCCGTGGAAGGCGTTTGAGAAGGTTGCTGTGCGTCTTGTAGCCGGAGGCAGTATCCCCGGCTATCAGGGCATGATTCTCACGGACGATTCGATTAGGTCGATAGCTAACCGGTATCCCCGTAACGATGAGGAATACGCCTTTGTTTCCTTGTTCAAGGAATCGCACTTGTCGGATAAGAACCTTTCTCTTGGCGCGGCCCATGATGACTATGACGGGCGCTACCGGAAGGTTGCGGCTATCGCGTGGCTTCTCGCCCGAGAGGGACGAAGCGCGCTAAGGAGTTTTGAGTCCTAACGGTAAAAGCAGTGGCCCACCAAGGAAACCAAGGTGGGCCACTGCTTTTTGCGTGTCAGTATCCGTAGTATTGGCTGACGGGATGTCCGTCCCACGGGAACAATGCGTCTCCGGTTGGTGACTTTACGTAGTGGAATGTTTTCTCTCGGAACATCGCGTCTCCGGTTGGTGACTTCACGCAGTGGATTGTTTTCTCTCGGAGAATGCGTGCCATGTGTGGTTTTGCGTTTGGGTTGTAGGTGTCCGCAATCGGAACAAGGTCTTTCCTTAGTGCTGCCGAGTCGTAGGCGACTACCTGCGCGCGGATTTGCAGGTACCACACGGTTCGCTCCGTGCAGCGCACCACTTGGTAGAACAGAACAACACCGCTACCGTATCTTCCGAGGTCAACGAATACTGTTCCAACGGGGAAAATAGTAGATTCTTTCGAGACTGCCATGATTGTGTTTCCTACTCGTCGAGTGGCTGGTTGAGGATGCGGGAGACTTTACTGGCGCTGACACCCATGAAGAACGCGATCACTTCCTGCGTATAGCCCTGTGCGGCCCACAGGAACACGCTTCTCGCGAATGAGCACTCGTCAAACAAAGCGGGCGCGTCGAGAATGTCGTAGTACGCGACAAGTCGCACATGTGGCGGGAGGTTCTTCTTGTCGATATTGGAGAAAATACCGTTAAATTCCGCTGTGAATGAGAGCATTTTTACGTCGATGAGCCACTTGCAGTTGCCCGCTTCTTCTGGCGTGATAAACCCGCCTTTTAGTGCGTGAAACAGGTTGAAACACTGTTCGGCAATCTGGCGGTAGGTATCCTTTTCGATTTCTGTATCAGGATAGTGTGGTTTGTGTACGCCGATAGCTTTACGGACCTTGAAAAAGAAGCCCTTTTTATAGTTGTCGTCGTCGCAACTTTTCTTGGGGCAGCAACGAACAGATGTCGGGGACTTAATTTCAAGACCTTGAAGTAAATCTCGCGCAGTCAATGGGTTAGCCAGGTAAAAGCGAGAAATAAGCCTTGTCCCGATAATCATGTCATCGTGCGTCAGGTAAGTCACTTCGCGGATAAGCCCATAATGGTCAATAGGTTTGGTGATGAAGTGGACGGGCTTGAAAGCTGGGTCTGAGAACGTCAAAGTCCCTGTTAGTTCGTTACTTGACCAGTTGGCTACTGCTTGAACGTCGGGGCAAAGCGGCAGAGGATAAGGCTTCTGATCGTTCATAACGGTTTCTCCTATTGCGGATAGTTTGGAAGCTCTTAACGTGTAACCCCTGTTGAGACGGCTAGACAGGGTTTATTAGCCTTGTTTTTCCACTGCCCGCAGCCTCATGTACGTGTCCAAGATGTCTTTGTCTACGATTTTCGAGCTACTGTCGATTTGCGCGAAAGCGCGTGCAGTTTCCAACAGATCGCCGGTGAGGTGATGGCGGTTGATGTACTTGTCGGTAAAACCACGATGGGCTTGCATATGGTGGAAGATTGCTTCCGCAACGAACAAGGCGTGCGCGTCAAGACAGTCCTTGTGGGCGATCATCCAGTAGACGGCGCTCATGTTCTCGTGGCCTGCATACTGGTCGTGACTCCCGTAAATGGACGCGATATACGCTGACGACGGCCTAGAAACGTCTTGGGGCGTGCGGGCAACGCTCTTACCGAGGTCATGGAACGCTGCAACATCCACCAACAGAGGCCGGGTGGTGTCTTTACGCGCGTTATGCACCGTGAGGGCAACATGCTCAGCAATGGACTCCACGTGGTACGGGCTGTTATGTGGGGCGAGATACGACTTGTTGATTTCCGGCAGGTAGGCCGAGAAGTCGGGTGTTTGCAGCGTGAACGTGTCGCAGTCCACGCCTACGCGCGGGATTTGCACGCTCAGGTACTCGTCTCGAACATGGGACGCGCTCACATTGTTAGAACGCTTGATAGCCTCTGCGAGCGGTACATGCACCAACACGACGACCACCCGCACGCCCGGGAACCGTGCTTTAACCTCACGGTACAAGTGCGCGCGGGACATGCGAGAACAGTTAGGCGCTATGAAAACCGCGTCCAAACCGCGCTCTAACAAGGTGAATAGTTTCTTAAACGCGCGCCGCGTCACCGTGTCTTTATGCTGGCGATCAACCACCGGGGAGCCATATGCCTCGCGGTGAATAGCGCTCAGTGAGACAACACTGGAATCCAGAAAACATGAAGCCGCATCTTGTGTCTTACCCGCGCCCGTAGGCCCGGCGTAGACAAATAAAGTCCCATACATAGCGTTAAATGCCTCAAGTTAAAGCGTTTTAGACACAAAAAGTCCCTCCGGGGTGGCTTTGCTTGTGCTTTTCTCTCTTCTCTCTACTGTGGTTGAGTTACGGAGTTTTCGTTTCGCTTCTTTACGCTTCCACGCTGCACTCATAGGTTGTAATGCTTGCACGTTTGTGCAGTCTTGAGCGGGAAGCAACCAACAGCGGAAGCTGGAACTCTTAATAGAAACTTAAGAACGCGAAAACTTCAGTTAACTGCTCACTGTTCAACAGCGTTACTCAACTCTTTTCTTTGAGCGGCAGTGGGCAGAGAAGTGCCTCTAATCATCTCAGCTAAAAACAGCGGTTAAAACTCGCTGTAAAGCTAAGACTCTTAGAGGCACTACGAATCAACCCAAACTTTTCTCGTCACGTATAGCGTCGTCGTAGGGGCCGGGGCATTACTCCCAACCGGTGGCGGCATATTCTGCAAACTCCGGTAATCTCACTGGTTTGTTAGACACACCCAACCGCTTTGTATCTGTGTGAGCGGTTGAATCGAGCCGTGGCACCCCTTCGCCCCCGCACATCACCATACGGGGATAGGCTCGCTGTTTTGCAGATCGTTAAAAAATCCCGCACAACCGGGGACGCACCGAGTGTCAGTCGGTGGGGAGGTCGTGAGATTCCTGTACTCCTGGCCCCCCAGTAGACAACCAGCTTTCGCAGGCTTCCAAAGGCTTCGCACTGTTAAGGGAATGTGCTATATTGGCTCTAGTTTCTTGGTGCTGCTAATCCTAGCAGCTTTCAGGTCCGTGACAGTTGGCTTTTTGGGTCGCTACTGTTGCGGGCCTGATTTTTTTCGCCTATTTACAGTCTTTACTCAGTAAAGTGATTTGCGTTACGGCGTGTTGCTTGTATGCTTACGTGTGAGAACAAGAAACGCGGTAGCGATGATCGCGTTTCACGTCCTCTGTATTCAGGTCGCACGACGACACGGGCACGGGGTTTCCTCATTTCCCTTGTGTTTGTGTCGTTTTAAGGCTCGCGCGGCGCCCCCTCCACTTCCGGTGGGCCGCGCGGGCCTCGTGCTTTATAAGCGTGTTCCTGACAGAACATGGTGGTGGCTGTAGGCTTAGTTATGTGAGTGCTGGCGGTTGTGCTGCTTCCAGTTAATTCACAGTGAATAATACGGCGTGAGCCGCACGGTCCCTGCCTCGATGGACCTGTGCGGCTCACGCATTTTTACGCCCTCGCCCCCGCGCGGGATGCTGTTGTAGTTTGCTGATTCCTCCCCGCGACTAAAGTCGAAGGTTTCCCACCCTGCCCCTATCGCTGACGATATAGCTTGATGCACACGTCCATAGTGCTACAATTTCGGTACACTCAATCAAGATCAAAGGAGCAGAGCATAGTGTTCGAGGCCGTTAAGGTCGCGCTGGACCCGACTCCCGCGCAGGAGCGACTGATGTTGTCGCACGCGGGAGCAGCACGGTTCGCCTATAACGCTGGCCTCGCCCATGTGAAAGCCGCCCTCGAAGCCGGGGAGAAACTGGACTGGTCGTTTTATTCGCTACAACACTGGTGGAACGCGAACAAAGACACGTTGGCCGTGAGCGCTGACGGTGTTCCGTGGTGGCGTGAGAACTCGAAGGAAGCCGCAAGCAGCGGGCTTAGGGCGTTAGCATCCGCCTTGTCGAACTGGTCGAAAAGCCGTAAAGGAAAGCGGAAGGGCCGTAGGGTTGGGTTCCCGAAATTCAAGTCGAAAGACCGTGAAACACCCCGGTTCTCGTACTCGACTAGCGGCCCTGGCACCGGTGGCCTCATTAAGGGCGACCCGAAAGCATTATGGTTGCCACGTATTGGCCGCGTGCATTGCATGGAAAACGTCACTGCCCGCGTGGACGGCGTGAGAGTGGTGCGTATGACTATCTCGCGTCGTGCGGGGCGTTGGTATGCCGCTTTGACTGTCGAACGCGACGAGCCGACAATGCGGCAAACCCCGAAGGGCGGGGCGGTCGGTATTGACCTCGGAATTAAAGACCTCGCCACTCTCTCGGACGGCACCGTTATCCCTAACCCCCACTCGCTTAAAACCGGCGAACGACAGTTGAGGCGCGCGCAGAAAGCATTAAGCCGCAAGACGAAAGGCTCGAAGCGTCGCGCCAAAGCTCGTGAACGTGTTGCTCGCCTTCATGCGCATGTCGCGAACCGTCGCCACGACGCGCTGAACAAGCTCACGACCATGCTTTCTCGGACCTACTCGGACATCAGTATCGAGGACTTGAACGTTGCGGGGATGGTCAAGAATCACCACCTCGCTAAAGCAATTTCAGACGCTTCCTTCTTTGAGTTGCGTCGCCAGTTGGAGTACAAGACCGCGAAAACCGGCGCGCGACTACACTTTGTTGACCGCTGGTATCCCAGTAGTAAAACCTGCTCGAACTGTGGGAGCGTGAAAGCCAAGCTCTCCCTCGGCGAGCGAACCTACACGTGTGGGAACTGCGGGCTAACCATAGACCGCGATCTGAACGCGGCTATCAATATCATGGTCGCCGGGAGTGCCCCGGAGACCCTAAACGCGCATGGAGGGACAGTAAGACGGAGCAACCAAACTGGTTGCGCAACGCTAGTCCCAGTGAAGTGCGAACCAAGCAGCGGCGCAAGCCGCGTAAGACTTGGAGCGGGTGGCCGTAAGACCACCCTGCAAGCTGGAACAAACTAGCTTGCAACGATTAGCCTCGATGGGCCGTGCGGCTCGCGTTTTTTATGCCCTCTCCCCCGCGTTTTCGAGTGTTGTAGGTTAGCAACTTTCTTTGCCCTTAGTGTGGGGCTTGAGTAGAGAGGTGACACTGGGCATGGTGTCTTTTGATGACGTGTTGAAGGCGTTGGGTGGTCATTGGGTCACTGACGGTGAGGGCACGGATTATGGTTCGTGGACTCCGAACACGGTGAAGAGCCTGATTATTTCCCATGACGGCGTGTATGTAGAAAAGCATGGGGCGAATAAGGGTGCGTTGACTCCCGCTAATCCGAAGAATGCTGATTCGCGTCGTTCTCCGCTGCGCGCGTTGTCGTATAAGCAGTTCGGCGCGCTGGAAGTGATTATTGCGCCGGAAAGCATGTTTGAGGGCGTGGATTTGTCGCGGTTTTTCACTGATGGCACTCGTATTGGCGCGATTTACCGTATTCCCGATGAGAGCATGATGGGGATTGAGCTGCTTGCGGGCGCGTTGCGTCGTGAGCGTGAGGCTTATGTGGAAGCTCAAGGGGGTGGCGTGGATGCTCGCCCCCTCTTGTTGGATGCTCCTGTCCCCTTGCAGTTCGCTGTTGACTTGTCTCAAATGGGCCAGTACGTGCAAGTGAAGCCCTATGACATGGTGATGAACAGTTTTCAGCTCTCGCCTCAAACGTATTCTGCGGACATGATCGGCGGGACGCTAGAAACGTTCCTGTCGGGGTTGTGTACGCGCCCGCGTATGCCCGAAGAAGGCCCCGTCGAGACGGTTGACGCTTTCCGCGCGCCAGAAGAAGAAAATGATGGGCTGGCTGCGCGTCTTGCTGAGTTCGAGGTTTCCCCACTGCGCATGAGCCTGTTGCGACTGTTGAAGGCCGCTGCCCAGCGTGGCGGCGTTTACCTTGACGCTATTGCCGCGCTCACGTGGGACCTCTCCCCCCTTGACTCTCAGCCCGAATGGTTCCCTGTTGTTGCAAGCAGCAGTGTTCTCGGTCAGCTCACGAAAGAACAGTTCCACGGCGTGATGTGCGACTGTGAGAACGAAGCCTTGTCTGCCGCGTTGTATCTCCATGCCCTACCGAAAGAGCAGCGCGAAAAACTCGGGTTCGACACTATTTCTAAGAGCATCACGATTCAAGAAGTGATTGACGCTCTCAACGGGGAACGTGAGCCTGACAAGAGTGTGCCCGATGAAGCCTTGTCGTTCTTTAACGGCGTGATTTTCTCCCGCGTCGAGTTGATCGCGGAAGAATACACGCGAATCTTCTCCTCCGGCTATGAGGTCATTAAGCCTTTCGGTATTCTCGCACCCGAGAATACGGGCGAGGATGGGAAGGACTCTAAGGGCCGCGTGTTGGCGATCAACGACGATGACCGGGCGTTCATGCGTCTACCGGACTCGGTGACGATGGAAACATGGAAGGTCATTAAGGGCCTCGTCCCCCAGTTGGAAGCCATGCCCACGAGGGACATTAACGAGATCGCTGAGATCGTCGTGAACGGGAAAGACTCTAGTGGCGCGGTGTATGCGAAAGACACTGAGTTTTACTTCCCCTACAAGATGCTCGAATACGCTTTCGGGCGCGGTTTTGACCCCGCGTCACCTGACACGTACCCGCGCCTCGCTGCGGCTTCCAAGTGGGAAACCTACCTCGAACAAGAAGTGAAGCCCAGCTTGGAGACAATGCTTCAAGCTGTCGTGAAGAAGCTCCTACAGCGGGCCGCGAGTAACGGTGAGGATTACACGTCTAAGAGCGTGAAGAATAGTGTTTCAGGCGCGTTGGAACGTATCTACAATGCGATGACAACGTGTTTCCTTGTGTCCTCGTTTGAGGTCAACAGTCGAGCAACCCTCACCAAGCTCAAACTGCGTTCCCTCACTCATCATGAGGAACTAGGTGACGACATCGCTAAAGAGTCCGTGGAACGCGCTTACGGTGTGGCTGCGGGCAATAAGAGCCGGTCGTATGCGCCGGTTCGTAGCAGCCTCATGTGGGAACACCGCTATGACGTGGATACGATTCTCGCTAACGCCGCCCCGATTTTCGCGTACAAGATTCTTGAAGCCAAGATGAGCCAAGGCGCGAACCTGCGGGCAGAAACCGTCGCGATTTTCGGCCTCGGACTAGACGAAACAATCGTTGACACATCCAAGGCACTGTCCGCGTTCGCTAAGAGCGGCCTGCATGTTGTTCTCGCGGGTTCCCGTTCCGGTAAGGGCCTCATGACTCAGGCGTATCTCGCGGCAATGCTCATTGCCGGTAAAGCCCTCGGTCTTGCGGACAATAAGCCCGACATGGCTTCCCTCCTGCTAGAGATCAACCCGAATGCGTTCGTCATTAACGGCCCCGATTTTGGTAGTGAGAAGGGCACTGACCTGTTTGGGCATTTCGGTGCCGATCAAGTAGAAAAACTAGGCCGCATGGCTCACGTCCCGTCCTACTTGCGGCCCCTCGGCTTCCAAGGGGAAAGCTACCCCGGTCTACTGGGTACGGTCGCTTACATCCGGTACATGATTCTCGCTATGGGCATTCTCCTTGCCCGCACGAACGGTGAGGACGTTGCCGAACAGCTCGGCGGCAAGAAAGGCGTGTCGTTCGTTTTCGATGAGATCAGTAACGTCGGCTTGTCGATGAGCCGGTTCTTTGTACAGCTCGCAAAGTATGCTCGCCCCGCTGACTACGTGAACTCTTATGACACGTGGGAAGCGTCCGGGTTTGATGAGAAGAAGAAACCCAAGGACTCAATCACCGAGGTTCACTTGTGGGCCTCAATGTTCAGCGAGTGCATCCGTATGAGCGCGGACAAGATCACGACGATTGGTAACGCGAACTATAAGAACCGCGAACAGGCCGTGAGCGATATCTTCCTCATTGGTCAACACGAGGTGGCTCCTACCCCTGTTTCAACGTTCGTGCCCCCGCTGAACCGTACTCAGGGCGTGACCGTGAAGCTGGGGAACATGGACAATTTCGTGTTCTCGTTCGCCTCGTCCCTGACTGCTGCCGATGCGTTTATCGGCTACAACAAGGAACGCCCCCAGTACCTCAATCAGGGTTCCCCGAACGGGTTCATGCACGACAAGCTCTCTGAGACGGTGCGCGCGTTCGCTTACGTGCAAGACTTCAACGGGCCGAACATTGAGCGCGCTCTCGTGAAGGGCGATGAACAGTTAGCTAAAACTGCTCTCCCGTTCCGTCCCGGCCTCCTGTATGCGGAAGCCGAAGAGGACGGGTACTGCTGGCCGTTCTCCGTGGAATACATGAAGCGCGCGGGCGTGGACGTTGATTCTGTCCGTAAGGACGTGTCCCTCGACGATGGGCGACTCGACCCGGCCTTGGGGTTCATTGGCTACCTTGAACGCGCGGGAGTGTCACGCGCTGAGGCCGCTGCAACCCTACAGAAACTTTCCGACGCGGCGAACCTCGTCGTGAAGGAAGCCGGATACCCGGGGACGTGGCAAGAATGGCTTGTGGACTTGCGTCCGAAGTACATGTACTCGTCTGCTGAGTTCTATGCGGCGTTTAACCGGTCGGAAAACCCAGTGAACGCTGAACGTGAACTGTTTGCCCGCGTGTATCCCAACGAGTTCCCCGAAGAGGACGCTGCGGACCCGTTGCGCATGGAAGAAGAGGACGCTTGGGATGACTCGGCGTTCGCGTCACTGACTGATACTGCGCCCGCCGGGAAGCTGGAAACCGTCGGCGGGTGGGGTGAGGCCCCTAAGCCTGCCGTCGCTCCTGCTATGCCGGTTGTGAGCGCTCCGGCTCCCATCATGCCTGACATTCCCGATGACGCTCCCGTGCCGGTGAATGCTCGCATGAACGACGTGACGGCACCCGCTCCCGGATGGGACTACTCCACCAGCCCTGTCACACCGAACCAGTACGGCGGGTTCTCGTTCAACAAGGGCACGCCTCGCACTATCCACGCGCAAGAACTCACCCCTGATGGTGTTCAGGACGCGATCTATCAGGATATGCGCCAGTGGGTTGGCGACTGGGGCCGAGTGAAGCGTCTGGGCGTGGCCGGTGGCCTCGTTATCCTCAACGGTGTCGCCTACCAGACTAAGGTCGCTGAGGAATGGGATATTGAGGCTATCCCCGAGTACCTGCGTGAAGCAGTACGGTCAAGCAATATCGCTCCTATCGCGAACTGGCGGATGATTCGCGAGATGCACAACCTACGCCGAATGTCGTTCGACTCATGGCAGTTCTACATGTCGTATGTGTGCCCTGACCTCGGGTTCGAGGGGCGTAAGAGCATCGGGCAAATGTTCGCTGCTTTCCCCACTCTCCAACACATCACGATTGCCGGGGAAGAGTTCGACCGCTCCACGTGGAGTGAAGAACACGGGGTTCCTACGGGTATGCGCCGCTATGACGACACGCAAGCAGCCATGTATGCCGCTACCCGCTACTTGTCGCGTGGTCGTAAGCGCACGTGGGAGTGGACTACTGACACGTGGAAGCGCAACGATATCGGGTTCCTCGGTAAGACGTGGCGTAGCGCGTTTGGGTTCACCGCGAGCGCGTTGTTTGGTGTGGGCCAGTTGCTTGGTGGTGGGGGTAAGCGTGCGATGAGTGCGGTTGCTCGTGGCCTGAACGACGCTCGCTAGTGGCCTAGTTCACACCAAAGTAGCTTGCCTTACGAACTGCCATACTCCTACAATTTAGGTACACATCATTCAGGTGTGCGCAGTTCACAACAACATAACTCAATACGCCCCCTCCCTGCTGTCAATACTGACTCTGCTTTCCTTGGGGAGGGGGCACCCCAAAGGAGCGGTGCCTGAGTGGCCGAAAGGGCTTCACTGCTAATGAAGTGAACGGGAAACAACTCGTTCCGTGGGTTCGACTCCCACTCGCTCCGCTGGTGGCGTTAGAAGCGCTGAACTGGGTTACTACATGATGGATATGTTTTTTCACCTAGTTCGTCTTTCCTCTAACGCCACCTCTTTTTTTCTAAATAAACACGCCAATAATGGAGGCAATTATGTCGCGCATGAATACGCGAACCGCTCGCCCTAAAAACACTGCAACCACGCCGGTCGCTACCACAGACCGCGTTGCTCTCACTCATGAAGGTGCCTTGGGTTATACCCGCACCCCTAAGAGCGAACTGTTTCTCGCTGCCGTCACCTCACTGAATGAGGACACGTTCTACGAAACCGCTAACGAACGCACTGAGCGTATTCAGCGCCTCGCACGCGAAGAAGAAGTATTGAACTCTCCTGAATGGGTTCTCGGGCTTGTGGGTTGGCTCCGTAAAGATGTTGGCCTACGTTCTGTCCCCATGATCGTCGCAATGAGTGTCGTTAAGGCTCGCCTTGAAGCTGGGCTTTCCGGCTACAATCGCGAGATCGTTAGGGCTTCCATTGGCCGTTTGGACGAAACCGGCGATTTCCTTGCCGGGTGGCTGAGCAACTACGGTCGAAACGTCCCCTCGTGTGTGCGTCGAGGCGTGTCCGACGCTCTCAAGGCGCTCTTGAATGAGCGCTCGTACTTGAAGTGGAACGGGCGCATGAACTCAGGCACCGTCAAGCTGCGTGACGTTATCAACCTCGTACACCTCTCCCCCCGTAATGAGGCACAGTCTCGCCTTGTTCGCCTCGTCCTCGATGAGTCATACGGAAAAGCTAACTCTGCTGAGGGATTGGAGACTATTCGTGCGCGTCGAGCGTTCCTGTCTCTGCCTGTCGAGAAGCAGATCGAGGCCCTAACTGGCCTCGATAGTGAGAAAGTCATTAAGGAAGCAGCTTTGAGTATTGAAGTTGTTTCCAGTGCTTTGCGTAAGGTTCCCGCGAGCGTGTGGGAGTCCCTTGTTCCTTTTATGGGCTACACGGCGCTGCGCATGAGCTTGCGTCGTATCGCAGAAACAGAGGACGTTCCCGACAGTTTGCTAGACACCGTGTCAAAGCGTATTGGAGACCGTGAAGAAGCACGCGCCTCGCGTACTCTCCCCGTCGCGTTCTACTCTGCCTACAAGAACACGCCGTTAGAGTTCGCTCCTGCTTTGCAGCGGGCAGCTAACGCCTCTTTGTCGGCGGTTCCCGCACTCAAGGGCCGTACTCTCGTTCTCCTTGATACGTCCGGTTCAATGCACGCCGTCTTGTCTGAGCGCTCTAGTTTGACTCGTCAGGACGCTGCTAACGTGTTTGCGGCTGCGCTCGCTATCCGAGGCGAAAACGTTCGCGTCGTCGCTTTCGCAGAAAACGCAAAGGATATTCGAGTAGATACTCGCGACCTTTTGCGCGCAACGGAAGCCATGCCCAGCTCTTACGGCGGAACTTACACTGACCGCGCTATCGAGTACGCATACGCGAACGGTGAAACGTATGATCGCGTCATCATTTTGACTGACGAACAGACCTCAATGAACTCTTGGGGCCGCTCAGTCGATAACGTTCTCGATAGCTTCGCTGAGAACACTCCCGTGTTCACGTGGAACCTCGACGGATACGCCGTAGCACAGGGAGCCTCACGGCCCTTGCGATGGACGTTCGGTGGCCTCACCGATAACGCTTTCAACATGATTCCTCTCCTTGAACGTGGCATCGCCCAAAAGTGGCCGTGGGAATAAGCACGACAAGCGCATAGCTTTAAGTGTTCAAGCGTGGAGGAAAGAACATGACCGGCCTCTCTACCAGCCAACCCCGGTTGGTAGAGAGGCTTTCTTCAGAAAGGGACTGTTTTGTTCAAGCTCATCTTCAAGACTATTGGCCTAGTCAAGACTCTCATTTCGCTCGCGGTACTCGCGGCCCTCATTTACTTTTTCGTCCAATGGAACCCGTGGGCTAAAGAATACGTGCCGGGCGGTGTACTAGAGTTCGGCGGCTACAGTGCCAGCGTCTCACAGTGCATGGTTGAGAAAAGCCAAGGGGAAATCAGTGACCGTGTTCTCCGGCAAATCCAAGACACTAGCAGCGTCCAAGGCGTATCCCTACAAGACATGAACACCCTGTACTCTCACGCGAAGGAATGCTCAGGTAAATAGCTGTGAACCGTAATCGTGAAGTCGCGGACACGCGGGCCGGAACCGCTGTCATGGAGTGGCAAAGACCGCGCGGCCTTATCCGTGCGGGCGGTGTACTTTCCCTGCCCGACCCAACAAAGCCCAGCGCTCCCCCAATTAACTACCGAGTGAGCATTTTTCAGACGCAACCTCAGCCAACAGACATCTTCCGTTGGGTGCGAGTGACATTCGAGATTTTTGACGACTGTAAGGGGCGTTCTTTTGACGGCGGTACGGCTAGGACTGTCAGATGTTCTTTACATGAGCCGTTGACCATTAGTGATGTGCTTGATTGCCTCATGGTTGACTCGTCTGGATGGCGACTATTTGGGCTGGAATCAGGCCCGACAAGAACCGTCAAGACCCGATGAGGAACTAAAACCGAATACAACACACAGTGCGGGTGCCCGTGTCGCGTTTATGTGCGGCACGGGCAGTCCCCTGTTTTAACCGGCGCGCACTGGTGGTCTAGCTGGTTCTCTAATAAGGACTCAACCTGTTTTGTTTACCGGAAAGGAACGAAGGGGCATGTCAGAAGGTATCTACGCGGCCATTAACCAGCGCAAGGACGGGAAAACACTTGTCCGTATCGTTGAAGTGGGAAACACGAGCATCAGCCATGACTCAGTCCACCACATGATGTCTCTCCCCCAGCAGGGATGGGACCCGTATAAAGTCCTCGACGTGTTACTGAAAGTCATCAAGGACTGCGAAAGCGTCTACGCGATAGCGCACTGTCCAGCAGAAGAAGCTGAAGCCCACGACGATTGGGCTGCTTTCTACACGGACGATAAGACGCAGAAACTTTTAGTCGCAAACATGCGGCTCTCTAGCGATGTACCCGCGTTTGAGCGTGACTTTGATGAGCGAGTGTTTGATTCTCGGCAGGAAGCTCTCGACGCGATCTACAACCACTACTCTCCCGTTTTAATGAGCAAGAACCTCCTATGGAACTTAGACGAGAACACGTTCACGTGGTTCACCGCTCCGGGGAAACGCTACAGTTTCGTCGCGTTCAATTTCGGCCTAGAGAAGGTTGAGAGTTGTTCTGCCGTGACTTACACGTTCGAGCAAATGTGTGACCGTCGGGCCTTAGTCAACGCGATCAACGGCGAATCGCGTCACCGTCTCCCTGAAATCCCGCTTTACACCGCTCCCCTAGAAGAGCGCCCCCCAGAGGAGTATGAGAGCAAGCTCCTGCCAGTGGTTATCGAATACCGGAAAGGCAAAGAAAACACGGAAACCAGTCTCACCGGGACTATTGAGAAAATCCTTGTTCACGGCAAGGAACACGACCAGTGGGAACCCACCTCGTTCAAGGTCGTTCTCGACAAGCGGTTCGGTTACGACACTTTGGTTGTCACGTTCTACCGCGATGAAAAGCCCGTGTTTAGGACAAGCGTTAATCCCTCTGCCTACAGGAACATGAGGGAAGCCGTGTTCGAGTCGCTGTGCGCCACCGCGAGGTTCATTGCCGACAACCACGATGAGTTGATGATTGGCGTGAAAGACGGCCTACGTTACAACGATGACTGGACCTTGTTCCAAGACAAAGCTAAGCATCTTCTCCTCGGCGCATACGACACCTACAAGAGTGTGCGAGATGTGAGCGCTCCACGCAGTGAAGGACTGTCCGCCGGTGAGCAGAATCTAGCTGAACGCTTAGTTCTCAGTGCCGCAGCGACATTCAAGGCCATTGAGAAAGCGGAAACCCGGCAGGAGAAAACGCGCCTTAGAACCACGTACTTCATTGTTGATCGGCAAAATGGCGTGTTCACGCAGGCTATTGGCGCAGCAGCGGCCAAGAAGAAACTCAAGCAAGTCGCTAGTGCCCACGCGCACGTCATCGCTTACAAAGACCTCGTAGGCTCTCCGCTGGTTCACCCGCAAGCCCAAGATCGGCCATTCCGAGAAAGCGTCTTGGCCTACACGAAGGAAGGCTATACGCAGGAACGTATCGCGTTGATTCTTGCTATGAGCGTTAAGGACGTGTCAGCGTCCCAGCGTGGCCTGTAAGTAGGATTCTCGCTCGTCTTAAGTCCGGTTCCGCGCGCCTGTTGAGTGCAGGCCCAACCGTTCGGAAAATCCGAATACTTCACGCCCCGGTTCCGCGCGTTTGTTGAGCACAGTGCGTGGGACCGGAGTTTTTTAACCACACTCACCTACCGGAAGGAAACGTTTCCTATCGGTAAGACAATCACTCCACCAAAAGAAAACGGAGGCCCGTCATGGGACAACGCGGCGTTTACGCAACAATCCAGAAGAACCCTGAGACCGGAGAATACGTCCTAGAACACGTCACCGTGCAATGGGCGCTGCATCTTCACCACGTATTGAACTATCTGCTCCAAGACCCTGAACGGACGCAGGCAGACAAGTGTCTGAATGTTCTTAAAAACGTTATCCGCGACTGTGGACATATCAGCGCGATTGAATATCTCCAAGACGACTATAAGTACTTTGAGCAATCGGTCGATGAGACTCGTAGCGAGTACTTGGTCTATTCGCGCGACAAGAAAGAATGCTTCTGTGTAGGTGGCGCAGAACTCTTGAAGGACACCCCGAAGGAATACCGCTTCTCTGTCTCCAAAGTTTTTAAGACCCGTAAAGCAGCAGAAAAGTTCATATTCACCCACAATCATGTTCAGGACGCTGTTTCGCTCCTGTGGGACTTGGACGCGAACACGTTCACGTGGTTCACCGAAGGCGATTACTACAGTATTCGGGCATATAACTTTGCGACCGGACAGTATGAGTTCTGTTGCCGCGTGACATACAGCTTTGAGCAAATGAAGGCCCCGGAGATCGAGGAAGTTGAGTTTTTCGGCAGGTCTAGCAGTAAGGACATTATTCCCCTCTTCGGTGAGAGTTCTTCTCCCAGTGAGGAAGGCCCCGAGAAGGGCGAAACCTACACGCCCGCGCACCTCCCGGGCGAAACAATCAACTACACCATGCAGCGCCACGATGACGGCCCAGCCACCACGGTAACCGGAAGCATCTACTCTGTTTCAACGCCCCGCGTCACGCGCAATTTCCAAGGACTGACCTACACGGCAACGCTTGACACTCGTTTCGGGTTCGACACATGGGTGTACAAGCTCATGCAGAACGGTAAGCAAGTCTGGCGGTGGAGCCACACCCCGAAGATCGACGGGCATGACGGTGATGTGTTCCTCGAAGGTCTCCACACGGCGGTCGCTACCTACGACCCCGACGACATGACCGACAAGATGACGAAGGGCCTGCTCTACAACGACCCGCACGCAGTCTTTGACGAGAAGATCGACTTCCCCTACGGATACCGTCAGGTAATGGACTTCATCGACATGCTGAACCGGCGAAACCCCGACGCGGCAGACATGCCTCCCGTGGCGAAGTTCGTGAACCTCTTGACGGCAACCTATCGGGATATTGAGGAGGCTGAGACTCAGGAAGATCGAGACCGTCACGCAGACCGTTGTTTCACTGTCAAGCGCGATGGAAGGCTTGGCATGATTCTCGGCGGTGCGCGCGATATCCAAGCCCGTATAAGTGAAGCACTCGCGTTTTGCAGCTACCGAGATGTACTGTATGTCCCCGTTCGCGCCCACTCGCAAGAGCCGAAGATGGAAGCCTTGCTTTATACGAAGGAAGGCTACAGTCAGCCCACCATCGCACTGCTTTTAGGCGTGACCGTTAAGCAGGTTGCCGCACTTCAACGCTCAATGGCTGACAAGTAAGAAAGCAGGTTCGTCATGGCGCAAGCAGGTATTTACGCGACGATCAAACGAGAAGGCAAGAAGTGGCGTGTTGAGCACACTCACGTCCAGTGGGCACTCAACCTAGAAGCTAATCTTCACCGTATTCTCAATGACACTGAGGCCGGTTGGGATATCAGCGAGGTCTTAAAGACTTTAGAGACCATCATTCGTGAAGCCGCGCACATTAGCGAGATCGCGATTGACGGCCCCGGCGACGATATCGTTCCCGAAGGTGTTCCCGAGCGGTTCGTTTGCCAGTCCGGTGAGGACTATTACTTGTGGGCTGAGCGCCCGCAGTTCACTCCCGCCGGGGAGGAAGAATGGACACCTAGTCGAGTGTTTGACTCTCGGGAGGCAGCGGAAAGGTTCGTCAAGAAATACCCGGTTGTGAAGGACGGGATTTCGCTCCTGTGGGATTTGGACACGAACCTGTTCACGTGGTTCGTGCCGCCGGTCCCCAAGAAGTACGCTGATGAGGCTTCATGCTTGTGGGCTTACGACTTTAAGAACGATTGCTTCACAACGTGTTTTGAGGTGACCTACAGTCTCGATGAGATGGAGGCGGGCGGCGAAGAACGCGAGCTGGAAATCGTGTCTGGAATGCCTGACCGCAAGATCGTGTCAGCCCACACGGACGCGGAAGAAAAACCCGCTAAGGATAGCGAGCCTGATGATGCTTTCACTTTCGCTTCCACAGACAGCCCCGGTAAGCTCACATACTCAATGAGAGAAGAAACCCCCCTCCTAGTTTCCGGTTCCATTTACTCCCTACGAGCAATGGGGCCAAGCGTGAACATTGACAGGCAGTTCACTGGCCTGACATACACGGCGACGTTTGACGCTAGGTTCGGGTTCGAGACGTGGGTGTACCGTCTCATGCAAGACGGGAAGCAAGTGTGGCGCACTTCCATCCCCGCTGACTCTTACGACGGCATTAAATCGTCCCTGTTGGAGGGACTGTGTGCGACGGTCATTTCGCTCGTCAAGTACCCGCCGTCAAAGGAAATGTATAAGGGCCTGTACTACAACGACCTCGACCACGTTTTCGAGAGCAAGATTCTACGCACCGTCGAAACCAGCCTCTATAGGCACCTGATGGAGAAAACCGCCCCATACGGGCAGAAGCGCATCAGTGGCCTCACGAAGCTCCTTAAAGACACGCTGCACAGAGTTGATTCCGCTAAGAACACTGAGGAACGCAAGCGCCTCATGGCGAGGCTAGTCGCTTACGACCCGCAAGCCGACGAGTTCACTCTGATTCCCGGTGGGAAGGAAGAAGTCTTTCGTGAGGGAGGCCCGAAGAAAGGCTGGTTCTATTTCACGTACTCGGTGATCGTAGCCGCCCCCGTGTTCGTCCCCGAGTTCGATGAAGGCGATCTAGTTAGTAGCGTCCAGGTGTACACGAAGGAAGGCTACTCGCAAGAAACAATCGCCCTACTCCTCGGTATGACTGTCAAGCAGGTTGCTGACATCCAGAAGGCAGGTCGCTAACTATCTCTCCGACTGTCCCCGTCTCGGCACCGTCTGGGGCGGGGACACATTTATCCTCGCGGCCTCTCGCCGCCCGCGCGTTCTAAACGCATGGACATGAACCAAGCTATCGCGAAAGCCGTCTCCGCTGAAAGAGCCATTGCAGGCATGACGGTGCGCGAACTATCCGAAGCATCCGGGATACCCGTAAGCACTCTCATGCGTATCCTCTCCGCAGAGCGCGACATTAAGATCAACCAGATCACGCAACTAGCACGAGCGTTCCACACCACCCCCGCCGACTTAGTGTGGCGAGCACAAGAGATCATCAGGCGACGATAGAAGCCCTCAAAGACACGTTCCAAACATAGTCATACTCGCACAATTACGGTACAAACCAGCGTTTTCACACCCTTGGTCATGAACTTAGTTCTTGGTCATATAGTTGCGTTTCTTGGTTATGGAAATCCGTTTTCTTGGTCATATAGTTTGTTTTCTTGGTCATATAGTTTCTGTTTTTCTCATGGTCGTGTTTTTGGGGCGCGTTTTACGCCTCGGTCATGATGGTTCACTCCTTGGTCATGAAGATGGGTTTCTTGGTCATATAGTTTCGGGTTTATAGCACGGTGCGTGGTTTGGTCACGTTTTGAGCGTCTAGTCCACGTTTTGAGACGCTATAGCATGGTCTGTTTCTTGGTCACGGTCTCCGGTTTGCAGCACGCTCCCTCTAAAACACTGTTTCGTTGGGAACACTAGCATCCCGGCGTGTTGATGACGTTTTTTGATGACTGATGTAAACTGATGTAAGAAAACTGATGAAAACAAGCATCAGAAAACCCCCGCAGCGACTTCCCAAACCCGGCAGGTCTCCAAAAACACGGGGGTTAGACCAAACCCACACCCACGGTTGATGTGTTTTGACGACAAAAACCATCAACAAAACAGGGTAAAAGAGAGGAAGAAATGGGTATCAGGCAAGACATTACGGCGATGCAGTTCAAGATCAGAGAAGTCGATAAAGATACCGGCAAGCTGCTCGTGGGCGCACGCGGACAGAAGATCGCGAAGCGCACACTCGCGTTCATCCAAGGCGGCTCCTACTATGACAAGCCCCTCTATCGTCAAGTCATCTCGCTTTATCTCGACGGCTACACTGACGTTGATTCGCTCGCCCAAGCAGTCGGTCGTAAGCCAAACACTGTCCGCCAGCTCAGGGACGCTGGCTTGCGTGAAGCATCCCGCAAGCTCGGCGCTGGGTTCTTCCGTGACTTCCTGAATGGGGGTAGCGCGTGGGATGCGTGTGAGCGCGCGTTGGATGCGTGTGAGAACACGGGGCGCGAGGACTTGTCGGATTTGTTTGACCCGTACATGCTGCAAGAGATTCGTTTCCGTGCGGGTGATACTCCGGTGAGTGAGTCGATGAGTCACGTTGAGGCCATTGCCGGTATGCAGCTCCTTGCGGACGCACGTAAGAGCGTGTTCCTCGCCGCGCTTGAAAAGGTTCCCCCTGTCCAGTTGGCGTTCGCGTTGAAGCTCCTTGAAGGTGAGATCGGTTCGTCCAGTCAGATTGAGGACTACCGGGCGTTCATTAAGTCCGCCCCGAAGCAGGCGTAACTGATGAGCACGTGGGAGGACGCGCGTAAGCGAGCAGACGAACTCACTGCCGCAGGTGATGTGGTGGCGCTCGACGTGGGCGACAACTATGCGCTCACGGTTCCGTCTGACACGTCCTCGGAAGCAGTGTTCCGATACCTGACGGGTATCGCCCAGTGGGAAGCAATGGGGAAAGACAAGCCGCTCGTTGTCGAGTTGGACGATGAGCAAAAGCGCTTACCGTCGTTCGTGTATCCCATTGAAGCGGCGTGCGTTGAAACCGGCGGCGTGTTCATCGTTGAGGACGATACGAAGCGTTCAACGGACATGGACTACCGGCTCCATATCGAACGGGCGCGCTTACACGGGTTGTTTCGTGTGGCGAGCGTGAAAGAAAAACGCGGGGCCGCTTGGTTTGGGCCGGGTAGCGTCGTCGTCGTTCATTCTCGTAAGCAGATACGCGCCGGGGAGAACGCTATCGGGCAAATCTTTTCTTCTGTTGTCGTGGTCGTATCGTCGGTGACTGACAGTGGGTTTACTGGCTTGGCTTACCCGGTGATGTACACGCTCGAAGAGGACATGGCGGCATATAGGGAGCTTCTTGCTCGCAGCCCCGAGTCCGCGAGTTCGTTTGTCGATATCGTGGCGGCTCCCGTTGAGGGCAGTGAGAAAACATTCGACTTCAGGGACACGGCTATTAACTTCTTGGGCTACCAAGAACCATTCCTCGTCACTCCCCTAGATGAGACGGTGAGCGTGGAAATGATCGTGACCAGCGGCGGCGAGCCGGTGAGTCGAACGTTCACTGAACCGGACGGCATGTATTGGATTCTCAAACAGCGAGGTATCCCCTTTGACGATGAACGCTTTAAGCGCGAGTACAACCTCGCGTCCCCCTCGTGGGAGACCTGCGGGGAGAGTATCGACGAAACCCAGAGGCGTGCGCTCGTCCTTGAAGGAACACGCTTCTATGCGTAGGGCCATGACGGTGAGTGCGATCATGGAACAAATGTGCTTGTCCTACTATCAGGTAGACCCGCAGCGCCGGGAAATCATCTACGCGCGCAGTGAGGACAACATGTTCCGCAGGTATCGGATTGGCTCACGCAAAGATGACCAGCATAGGTGGTTGGAGGCATTAAACCAACTGTGCATCATTCCCCTGCCGCGCATAGATTCTCACGGGACGCGCAGCGCCGTGTACTTCCAGCACGCCTTGTGTTGTATCCAGAACCGTCGCACCGGATTGTCGGCAACATACGGTGTTCCCGTAGACAATGAGCATTACCGGGCGCGCCCCTCAACATCGGGCGGCATATTGTTTGACTCCATTTTGCTTGACCTGACCCGCATGGAAGCATTCGTCACTCAAGGTGGCTTCCGGTTCCAATACGCGGGGCCACTCGGCGTGGGCCACGTGGCACCAGCGTCCTACTACCGGCTCCCGATCATGGCAGCGAACGCCTCCTATCAGGCGACCCTCGACCAAATGGGTTTAGCGTCCCTCATGGTCATGCCCTCCGGTAAACCCACCCCCAGCACCGGCTGGTTGCAAGCCCTCGGGCACCCTCCCTCTGATAAGTCCCTGCGTAGGCTCGCTAAAGTCTCACGTTCTGTCCCCATGCTCCCCAAAATCATCTCCACCCAGAAAGGCATCACCCTTGGAATACTGTGGCCGTGAAATCACGCTAGAAAACCTCGACGCGATTTTCGCCGGGTATAGTCTCGACACTCGCGAAGAAATCAGAAGCGCACTGTTTCGTGGGACACCCATCCTGCCCTACATTGAGCGCACGCCAGAGGACTTGCACCAGATCAGGCTCGCAATGATCGAGACCGTCCCAGACGTGTTTTTTGTCCTCCCCGCCCCCGTGTTGAAGCAAGTACGCGAGTACATGCAAGAAGGACTCAACCTCAACTTCCTCAAACCGTTCGTCACGCAAGGCTTGTCTGAGGAAGCATTGAGCGCGATCATCACGTGGGCGCGGCGCGGCTACCCCATTCAAGACTGTGACTTCAGGGGAATGAAACGTAGCCAAATCCCCCTATACGAGTCGGCTCTCGCTCAAGGCATCGACATTCGCCCCTACCTCAAGAGCGGTGCAGCCAGCAACGCTGCCCTACAGTCACTACTGCGCTTAGCGCGCCCCTCGCTGCTAAGTAAGAACCTGACTGAGGAACAGTTGTCTGCTATCAGCCGCGCGCCAGCACTGTCGTACCTGACTCTCACGCGCGCAACCCAAGCGGACGCGCTCGAAGCGCTCGCGGACATCTACCAAAGCGACATGTACGTCAAACACCGCGACATTGTGGAAGCACTGAGCGCACAAGACGAAACAGGAGCGTTCATTTACAGTGCGTTCCACATGCAAAGAGTGCAAGAAGCGTGCGAGGAAGGGTTAGATGTCGGCCCGCTGCTTGAACCAACCTTGTCCGCGTCGCTGGTGAACGACATCATCTTGAACCAGCGGTTATCAAAACCGGCCATTAACCGATAATTTCGGTACAGCACAAGTATTATTAGAATGCAACAGACCGTTGTTACGCCCAGAAAGGCAAAAGGAATATGAGTGAGGAAAAAACCAGTGCTGGAATCATCATTGATTTCGGTAACTCCGAGACCCGCGTATGCAGCCTGCACCGCGCGTCCCTCCAAGAGATCGTGCGATTGTCGAACGCCTTCGCGCAGCTCCCCGATGATTACGTTGTCCCCGACCAGTACACGTCCGGGCCGTTGGAATCTATCGTTTTTGATGCGCCCGCTTCCCTAGCGGACGATGCTCCTATTGTCCGGTTCGCTGCCGGGCCGATTGTCGAGCGAGAGTTCGCTGTCGAAGCTATCCGACCGACTGCGACAAGCCGCAAGTACGCGGCTCACGCGACACTCCTGTCGTTCCGCTACGCCCTGTATGTTGCGCAGAAGCAGATCGCTGCTGTCGTGAAGCGTGCTGTTGGGAATCTTCATGTCACGTGGGACGTGACGATTCTTGCCCCCGCTACGGAAACCAGTCGCGATCACGCTGACATGTTCCGCGCGTTGTTCACTAAGACGGACTCGTTCACCGTGTCATGCCCCTCAACCCTGACTATCCCTATCGACATTGATAGTCTCACTGTCCGCCCCGAGGGAATGATGGCGTTCGCCGCACTCGCATTCACGAACGGCACCCCGGCAAGTGAACGCTCAAAGTACGCGGACTCGAAGATTCTCGTCATTGACGTGGGTGCGGGAACCACCGACCTGACGTTCATTGACCAGATGCAGCCGGTCGCCGGTAGTTACGACTCGTATCCGATTGGCGGAAACAATATCGCGAGCCGCGTCGCTAACTTGATCGACTTGAAGCTCGGGCGGCGCGTATCTCGTCACGCGCTTGAAGAAGCTCTCTCTACTGGGTATCTCACGTCCGGTGCTTCTAAGCGTGATGACATTACTCCGCTCATTGAGTCCGCTACACGTGAGACTGTCGCGAAGGCCGCTGCTCAGATTAAGCAGACGTTCACTCGTATCACGATTGACCCGCAAGAACTCAACTACGTGCTGATTGTCGGTGGCGGTAGTCTCCCGCGCGGTAAGGCTGACACGTCGTTCGCTGAAGCAGTCGTTGAGGAATTGCGTTCTATTGCCCCCTACATTGAGTTGTTCCCTTACTCGTCTACGGACGTGCGGTTGCTCAATATTCGAGGCGCAGCGAACGCGGCGCGCGTCAAGCTCGCTAAGAAACTGAAGGCGAAGAAGTAAAGCGCCTCCCCTAGCCGCTCACGCGCGCCTACCGCGTCCCTCACTCAGTAGTAGGCGCGCGTGAGCTTCCCCCAGAAAGGCGGTGAAAACCGTGGGAACATTTAAGGCCCTCCACGCTGGGCTTCCAAAGACTGCTGTTGATTTGCTTAGTCAAGCGTGCGATCAGATTTACGGCGCTGGGAACGTGAGCGTCATGGAAGTGAGCGTTTCTGCTCTCCAAGCTGCTGCGAACATGAACCGCGCGAACGTCGTGTTCCTTGTTGCCCCCGAACAGTACGTGTCCTCTGACAGTGGGGTGACTATCCCCTACGTGGGGGACGCGAAGCTCGTTGAGTCGTTGAACGCGCGGGGCGCGTCCCTTGAGCCTCCCGCGTCTACGGGTGGCGTGAAGGTTGATACCGAAGCTCTGCTTGCGCTGCTCGCAAAGGGACTTGGGGCGGGCGCAACGACCGCTGATTTTGATGAACTTGAGCGCGTTAAAGCTGAACTCGCAACCGCGTTGAAAACCAGTAAGACACAGGTCGATGAAATCAGATCACTACAGGTACAAAACGCTCGCTTGACGAAAGAAAACCTTGATCTCAAGCGCCAACAGCCCACGGGTGACAGTGGGCCGCGTAGCGTAAGTTTCATGCTCCCCCGCTATGCGAACGCAGTCCAATCCCCTACGCAGTTCCCGTCGGTGGCGCTCGCAGTCTCCCAAATTGACCGGGCGAAAGTTACTTTCCTGTTCGCCGGGAACGATGGGACTTTGGGTGACATGCTCTACCGGTCTCTCACGTCCTACGTGCTGCCAAAGATCAACGTTGAGCGCGTGTGCGTGCTCGATGTGAACCCGGAGAGTATCGCTACTTATAAGCTCGGTTCGCGCGCCTCGTCGTGCGCTGACTGGCTCGTAAACGGCGTGGGGAACCCCCCGTATGCTCTCACGAAAGAAAAGAACCTCATGTTGCTCGTCGCAGCGGAGGGAATCGCTTTCACTGAAGGCACACTGTTAAACGTTGACTGGAACGCGCGGCTCTCTCAGATCGTCGCTGACGGGTATCACGTTGTCGTTGTCGGCGGGCCTCTCACGCACGATATCCCGCGAGCGCTCTACAACGCTCTGGGTGGGGTGTCCCGCCCTTACGTTGCGGCGACGACCATGCGGTTCACGCAGTTCTACCGTCTCGCGTTCCTCACCATCCCCGCGTTGCAGTACCGTCCCGAGACAGTGGTCTTGGACGTTGTACACCCCCAAGCGTTGAAGAATACTGAGGGCAGACCGAGTGCGTATCAAGAGTTCGTGAAAACCGTTCAAGTACAGACTTTAGGAAGGCCCGGAAAATGAGCAAAAACCGTTGGACTATCACCATTAGTAACGTCCCCCCGCGTCTCGCAAGCGAGGTGCTTGTGCCGTTCGCGTCAAGCAAGCGTCTCACTCGTCTTGTGATTGCTCTCCTTGAGGGCTACCAAAACGATGAGGGCGTGCGCGCTTACGTGGAGAAAGCCCTCGGGGCGAACACTGAACCTAGCGTTGAGCAGGTTGCGGCAAGCGCCCCCGCCGTGTCGAACATTGAGCAGTTGGAAGCTGAACTCGCGGATATTCGCGCGTGGATGACTACTCTCGTTGCGCAAGGTGGGCTTGTCCCCACGGTAGACGCGGACACTGTTGAACCAGTGGAAGAAGAACCCACAGTAGAGCCTCGGGAAGAAGCTCCCGTTGAGACTGTGGGGCCGACGCTCCCGCCCGTGGAAGAAACCGTCGATACGGACGGTTACAACATTGATATCGACCTAGAAGATGCAGACGCGATGGACAGTTTCTTCGCTGGCCTCGACAGTTTCGAGTAACTACAAGACGCTGAAGCAAAAAGAGTGAGGACCAAACCATGAGTACCGATTACGGGTGGGGCATGGAACCCACCGCCAGAAGCCCGCAGCCTCAAAGCTGGGGCGGTGGTTGGGGTGAAGAACCCGCCCCCGCAAACCAAACCACTGCCCCCGCGTGGGGTAACAGTGACAGTGGCGGGTGGGGTGAATCCGCCCCCAGTCAGCAGTCTCAGTCGTGGGGTGAAGCTATGGGGCAGGCCGGTCCCGGTGGTGCGGCGTGGGGCCAACAGGCAAAACCCAAGAAGAAGCGTCGGTGGGTGCGTCCCGTCATTGCGGGGACCGCGACCGTGAGCGTGCTCGCGTTCTATTTCGGTTTCCTCGTTCCCCCGGTGAAAGACATTCCCGCCGAGAACCGTGGTATCACCTCGTACAGTGCGTACATGACGGCCCTCGCTGGGTTTAACGCTGACGGGTTGAACGCGGTTATCCCTGACTCGTATGTCGCGAAAGAATCCGCGTACTTGAACGGTAACCAGACGCGCATTAAAGCCGTGCAGGCCATTACCGGCGCGGTGTCGTACTCTGTGCCTGACAGCCCGCAGCTCACGTGGCGAAACACTGAGCATCGCAACCCGTTCACGTGGAAGATCACTCAAGCCCCGTCCACGCTGAACAACGGGGAAAGCGTGAGCTTACAGGTCGTGGACTACAGCAAGATCAAGCTCGACGTGTCCCAAGTGAAAACCGCTCTCGCAGCCGCCGGTTTGCAGGACGCGAAAGACGTGGAGTATCAGAAGAAGCTCACGGACGCTTTCGCTTCCTACATTGCCGCGCAGAGCGATTTGCCGACGAAAACCGTGAATCGTGCGCCCGCGTTCACGTGCAATGGTGTGGGAGTGAAGTCCGCGTGCATGTTGTCCGCTGATGAGGACGTGTACATGGACGACACGCTGTTTGCCGCGCCTGAACTGTCCTCCCTGCAAGACCAGTTCGCTGAACAGGCCGCTTCTATCCTCGACGCTAAGCATGAGACCATTCAGATCGTCCCAAACAACGGGGAACGCAAGTTTGACGCGAACAGGTATCTCGAACCGTGGATTGGCGCTCATAAGATGGAAACCAGCACGGACGGCGCTGTTATGCCGCACGTGGGAGACGGCTCATTCAACCAGCCAGCAGGCTTGGGCACGCCGATTGTTACCAGCTACATTGACGGCGACCAGAAGCAGCCTATTGAAGTGACGCTCTCAAAGTTCGTGACCGGGACTGATGCTCATAAGGTCATGGAGCAAAAGAGTGAGCAGAACCGTGGGTTCAGCCCGACCAGCGACGTGAAGTACGCTTACTACGCTTTCACGGTGCGTAACCTCTCCGATAAGGAGCTGACTATCACTAGCCGTGACGCTCTCGTAGACGCTAACAGGACAGTAAGCGTCCGCACAGGCACCGTGTACGGCCTGAAAACGTCTCTCACGCTCAAACCCGGTGAGAGTGGGCAGCTAGAGTCGTGGACTTCTTCTACGCGCCTAGACAGCCTCTACTTGATTTGGGGCAGTGACTTCCCGAGAGACATGAACCCCGTATGGTTCAAGGTCCTCGCAGCGAAATAATCGGTAGACTCATAACAGAGAGCCAACCGCTCTCGGATGGACACTGAAGCGTCCCCACATGACACCTCTGTGGGGACGCTTCAGGTTTTTTATCTACCGAATGACTTCCTGTGGGTTGACTGCCCACACGTTCTGAGTTTTTGAGGTTATTGCAACATCTCCGCGCCCGCCTTCGCGGTGCTTGACGATGCGCACCCCGTAACTCATGGCTTCGTAGTGAAGGAAGTAGTGTTGGTTGATGTATTTACCGTTGTAGCCGTTGTTAAATAGCCGCCCGTGGAAGCCACAGACTTCAGAGAGAAGGAAGTCAGTTGCAGGCACTCGGATTCCGTTGACGGTGGCCGTGCCGCCCTTCAGGGCGTAGCTGGTGACGAAAGCCTTAACAGGCTTCTCAGAGGCGCGCACTCGTTCCGTGAAGGCAAGTAGTTTCGCGGCGTAGGCTTCCACTCCGTTGGAGAGATCACGTAGGACGAAAGATACACCGTCCTCCATATCGACGAACCAGAGCAGGGTTGCTTGGCTAAAATCACTCCAATAATCAAGCGCATAGTATGGGCCATACTGTCCACCGTATTGGGACATGGTTAGCTTATGGAAAAGCCGAGCCTCGGGGCCGGTGATACGCAGAGGTGAATCGAAGCCTCGCGTTTGCCGGATAGTGTAGGCGACAGCATTAAGAAGGGTTTCGCGGTCAGGAATGTTGGGAATAGAAGGGGGTGTTTTCTCGCCCGCGACGGCCTTGATGATGTCACGGGGCGTAACCGTGACGGGCGACGCTGAGGGTGTTTCGATGGTGGCGGTGAGGGTGAACCCGGTGCCGTAGTAGCCGTTCCCGTCGTCACCCCTGACGGTTGCGAGGGGCAGGTGGTGGGGGTTTCCGTCCACCATCACGAAGATCGTGTACACGGTTGAGGGGTTTCCGTCATCTTCGTCGCAGTCAACGTAGGCACTCATGATGCGCGCCTTGCTGCTGCCCTGCTTGAAAACCTGTTCGAGCCAATAGCTGCCGTTCCCGCAAGACATGCATCCGTCATTGCCCCAAACGCGGAGTTCCGTCCCGTTATCGAGAGTAATAACGTCGTTGTCAATGCTGGTGACATAGCGGCCTCGAAGGAGCTTCGTATAGAAGCCGCCGTCACTGCTCTGCTTTAGTGTGATTTCTTTGGCGGCCATGCGAGTAGAGCCTTTCTATGCGAGGGCCTGTAGCGCTTCCTCAGAGAGGTACTGGAAGTTTTGGGGTGGTGTTTTCACTCCGATGTCACTTAAAGAACGCGGTTGTTCACACCGGAATACTTGCTTAACTAGGATGCCCACGCCTGTTTCTCTGCCCTCGTAGTAGGAGAAGAAACGGTCTTTCTCGATGATTCCTTGGTTTCCGTATTGTTCCCACAAGGCTTCGGGAGACAGCTCAACCTGCTTGTCGATCTCAAAGTAGCCAAGAACTTTCTGATCGGGAGCCGTGGAGTAAACAACGACATGCGACACGTCAGAAGCGAGAGGACGCTTACGGAACTCAACGGCTTTGCGCCCGTCGAGGATAGCGTGCGCGTAGCGCGGGTGAATGGACATGAGGGCCACACGCCGCACGGTTTTCGTAACCATAAGGCACCTCCTTTTGTGCGCTTTGGCGTGGCTTAGATCAAAGAAGATTGTGAATGACGATAAAGATGACGTATGAGGGAAGGAGTAGGCATAGGAGCAGGTCAGCGATTAGGGCGGGCAGTAAGCGCTGCATAAAGCGGTCCTTTCGATGGTTGTTAGGTTAGTTTCTTTATTTTTTGTTTCGTCGTCTCGGGTTAGACGTGGACGCTGAAGCTGAGCAGGAGGCAGGCGATTGCTGGCAGGCAGATGACGAGGATCGCGGCACGCAGTCCCAGAACGGTTAGATCGCCTTTAATGGGCCTCTTTAAGATCAACGCTGTGGCGCTAGTGAGCATGACAATGGACGCTAGGTCGTATGCAGCCATGTGGTGTAGGTGCATGGCGGCTTGGAAGTAGACCATGATCGTTACGCCAGCGATGACGGTGACAGAGCACGCGGTCTCGTAAGCATTCGTCTTACTGTCAGTGTTCGCAGCGTAGGCCATACACATGAAGAACACGCTCACGATGCCGGTAGCGGTGAGGACAACAGCGGTAAGCATTTTTGGGACTCTTTTCTTCTCTAGGCTTGGATGAGATTGTTTACTGTGACCACGAAAAACGTGATAGCGAAAACCAGAGCAGTGACCACTGTCGCGACGCGGCTAACAGCCAAACAGCGGGTGAACGTTTTCATTTGCTTTTCGGAGAACCAGAACGGGGCCATGATCGCGATATTGCTAAGCACCATCGCTGTGAGCAACGTGAGGCCAGCGGTAATACTGACCGCCGGATACTGGATGATAAAGTCACGCATTTTCGGTATCTTTCTTCTGCCTCATTAGGAAAGAATGCTTGTCTTAAAAACGGCTAATTACATGGTGCTAGTAGCAACAGCAGTGCGGGCACCCACATCAAGAGCCATAAAAGAGCGTCACGTTTAGCCCTCTTTTCATCACTGCGATAGAGCGCGACTATGCCATCAACTATGGCGAACCCTCCTATTAGGAGAACCGCAACCCACGCGGCTGTAAGAAATGTTGGGTGTTGAGCAAAGAATGGTTCCATTTCAACGTGCTCCTCGGGTTTGGTTTAGCAGGATTGATTGAAGCAATGTGTCAGCCGTATGAGTGTGTCCGATATATACCAAGCAACAAGTCCGGCAATTCCCGCAACGACCGCCACTCCGCATACCTCCCGCACGTTGCTTAGGACACGAAAAACTCGGGGCCGCTTTTCTTTCAACGCGCGATTGTGGACCGCAACATCAGACGCAAGAAGCGCGATTCCTGCTGCGCACAGTAGTTGCAAGAAAACGTTCCCACGATTACCTGCGTTTCCTAGCGTTTCCTCGCTTGGACTCAATGGGAGGTTTTCGTCAATGAGCAATATCAATAGCACGGGGAGGATGAGGACCGCTGCCGCGTAAGCAAGAAAGTGGACAACACGTAACGCTGTTTCGCTTTTAACATGCGCTCCCCCGCTTTCCTCTAGCCTGTTGGCTGCTTCCTCAGAAGCGAGCGCGATTAACAGGCAAACCACCATCGCGACGGCGAGCGCGGCTACTAGCATGGTGTGCATTTTTCTACCGCCTCAGCTTGCCTCGTTCATCAAGAGCTGACCCCATACCGACCTCGGAGAACTTCACGTGCGCGAGCGAGCGGCCTCCTGCGAGATTGGGGTGCTTGAACCAGTAGCCGCGACCTGCACTTATGCGTCGTGTAGGAGATACCCCAATTGCTAAGCACGTCTCTGGCGTGAGCGTGTAGCCGCTCCACCTAATACTTCCAAGTTCACCTACGAGCGGCGTTGATTCCGTGTAGCCGTAGATCGTTCCATCTCTATCGACCAATACGCCATGATGCTCAATGCGGCGAGCCGTAAGCGTGTCACCCTCATTCCTTGCTGCATAGGCTATGGCCTCTGCCCAAGCTGTCACAAATGCCGGGTTTGCATCGGTCATGCGCAGCACGTCTTGTAATTGGTGACGGACTTTGTTTGCGTAGTAGGTGTGCATGATCGCCTTCCTTGCTTGGTGTGGCTGTTTTTTCGTATGGCCTATGTTCTATAGCTAGTCTGCTTGTTCTTCGTCTTTTACGATTTGCACCCACGCGACGGCGTGATCTGGAATAGAAACGCGAGACCCATCCTCACAAATCTCAAATATTCCACGCCTGCACGAGATGCCATAGCAGATGTCAGCATACTTAACGTTTGCTTTGTACTGTTCCATTGACAAAGTGCGAATGACGCGGCTTGAGCCGATAATTCCAATCTCAATGTGGTACATGTTTTCGCTTTCACTGTTCATCGTCCAGCCTCCGTGTTCCTTTCCGTTGTTAGTTTTGGTTGCTGGCGAACATTGTCATGCCCGCGTGGTTTAATGCCGGTTTCAGTCCGCAGGGTCGTTTTCGATTTCTTCTACGATTCTTTGCTTCTCTTTTCCATTGGGGCTTTGAGTCCCCCTTGCAAGCCAAGCCGAGGTGAGTTCTATAGAGTTAAAGATCGACCTTGCGCCGGTAGTCGCCGCCAAAATTACAGAGGGAGCATCCGGTTCGAGCATTACTTGCGCGTACTTCGAGGCTTTGGGGGCAAAGAATGGCGTGCTGGGTACCCCACCCCTGCCGAACTGTTCAGTAAGGAACCGGGCGGGGTCTTTTTCGGTTTCTGCTTTGATTCTTTGGTTTAGCGCGTCAAGTGTCATGGTTTACTGCTCTTTCTGGTTGCTGGCGTGCAGTGTCGCATCTGAATGGTCTTGCGCGGCTCGCAGCCCGTGAGGGAAAAACCAAACCATCTTAGGGGGGTACGAATGTTTGACTACGCCTTCTACAGCAGAGTCCCACTCGTCGGTCGCCTCGTTGGAATACTTTCGCTTAGCGTAGTTAAGGGACTCGTACATTTCATTGTCCTTCCCGCGTTTCGTCTCGGCCACTGGTGTGCATCATCTTCCCTAAGTACTTACATGCTGCATTTACTCCGACAGGGAAGAACCAAGCATCTTCTTCAGGGTTTCCGCGAGCCGCAATGTCGCCCACAAGGTCCTCCCATTCGTTGAAGGATTCAACGATGATGAGCTTGTCTATAAAGAGTTCTGCCCCGTCGTATTTGTAGTCGTCGCCACGATCACAAGTAGTGTCGTCGAACTCCCATGAAATCGCCCCGTTTTCGTTTGGCATACTGTGCGCCTTGTATGTGGTTTTCTCGTAAGTAAGGCACTCTCCTTCGCCCCACACGGCGACAGTTAGCGAAATATGGTCGCCGTCGTCCACTACATGCATGATCGTTGGCCCGTAGTCTAGCGACGGGGCGGAAGCGTGGCCGTAATATACGCCTTTCTTCATGAGCTTCGCATACAGGAAGCCAAAGGGGTCTCGGCGGGCGGTTTCGATAATGTTGCGTTTGAGCGTCTGGTAGTCCATTGGTCTGGTTCTCTTTCCGTGCTTTGGCTGTTACTTCCGGTTAGCGGCGTACATCATCAGTCCCTCATGCTTTGAGGCCGATTCAAGCCCGAGCGGGAAGAACCATGCGTGTTCTTCGGGGCCTTTACGAGCGTCGAGCCTACATACAAGGACCTCCCAATCGCTGAGGGCGTTGGCGACCGTAATCTCGCCCGTGAATCGTTCTGCACCATCCGGTATGTAGTCGCTGCGTTCCCAAGCATCGCCGTCAAACTCCCACAGCAGCTCTCCACGTTCGACTGGCATACTGTGTGCCGTGCTTGTGTGCTTATCAAAACAGCTCATTTCGTCGTACCACTCGGTGATGGACAAGGAAATGTGGTCATCGTTTGTTAGACACATGAGTACCGGAACGTTTTTTAGGTTAGGAGAGAAAACGTGACCGTCGAACGCGCCTTCATCCCCGAGGTGTGCGTATAAGAAAATAAGCGGGTCAAAGCGCGCTGATTTAACGGTTTCGCGCCTGAGTGCCGTGTAGTAGTCCATGATCTTCTCTTTCCTGTTGTTGTTTTATGTTTTGGTTTGTGGCGGTGCTCCCACGGGGACTCGAACCCTGAACCCACGGATTAAAAGTCCGTTGCTCTGCCAGTTGAGCTATAGGAGCATTTGCGGCAACTACTTGCCGTGTTTGCTTTTCAGCCCTCGACAAGCTCTATCCATGCGATAGCGCGAGCCGGAATGCAGATGTCCTCTAGGCCGTAAGCGAGGCTAAACAATGATCTTTCGTTATCTACGTACTTCATGACAATTAACCCGAAAAACTTGTTCGCCTCCGTCCGTGGCAGCGAATGAGTGCGAATAATGCGGGATGAACCAATGAGTCCTATTTCGACGTGATACTTGAGTTCGGATGCGTCGCTCATGGTCTTATTGCCCCTTACGTGGTTTGTGTGGATTGAGTTTATCGGCTTTCTTTACACTAGCCGTGTACCTAAATTGTAGCAGTATGGCAACATGTAAGCAAGTATCTGAGCCTCTAACCACTGCTCGCATCTGCTACAAGCTACAGAAGCGTCCACGTAGGTTTGCTGCATATACACGAAAAAGTCTCAAAACAAACGCTTTGAGACTTTCATCAGGGCAGGATGGCGGGACTCGAACCCGCATCTTCCGGTCCATATCCGGGTGCTCTACCAATTGAACTACAGCCGCCATATAGAAGTGAAGCACAATAGCGCGCTATTCTCGACCGAAACAGAAACTCTGGATGTCTAGTCGCTCGAACATGCGGGCAATTTCGAGCTTGCTACTTGCTTCTACGACTTGGATATCGAGCTGGTAGTTCACGAAGCGCGTTGCAAGCCTCGGATATGCCTCCTTGAGGTCCTTGAATGTCATTCCTCGTGCTTGGACGAACTCATTCTCAAAGAGCTTGAAGTCGTCCTCCAATAGGAGGTTTCCGTTCACGAAGTCTGCAATGGCGTTGAGTCGGTCGTGGCCGTCGAGAATCCGATACTCATACGCCCAGCCACTTGGGCCGATGGTTTGACGCGGGTGGGGCATGAGGAAAATCTGGCCGATGGGAATATTGTTCAAGATTGAGTCGATTAGACGCGCTTTCTTTAGGTCGTCCCACAGCGGTTCGGTGTCCGGCATTTCGATGAGCGGCAGCATCTTAACGAGATTAGCGACGCGAATGTCGTCACGACGCTTAACAGAGAGAGTCATGATTGGTTGTCCTTTCCGGGTTTTGTTTGGTTCTAGATTTCGTGCAGGTATGCGAACCAGAGAGTTACATACGCTGCTGTCGTGATGATGACGGAGGGCGCGTAAGCCAGCCAGTTCAACCATTTCGGGAACTCGAAACACTGCTTCACGTGCTTACTGTGCTTTGCGGCGAGGTCGATCAGTAGCCGGGTTAACGCTGGCGGGATTGCGAAGCATGTGAGCGCGGCGATCATGGAAATGTGGGACAGGTTTTCTCCCGGCACGCCCGCGTTAGTTCGGTACGTTAACGCTAAATACACTGCGTTTAGGACGATTCCAGCCCACATCAACACCGCCGTGATCTTGCCCGTTAGATTAAGCGGCATGTGGAAGTTATTGAGCGTCCACGCCACGTCTTTCTGGTCATACAAGTGGTAGACGTTTGCCAGCGATAGTGTGCCTGCTAGTCCGAGGAGCATGATGCTCACAGTGAGGAAAATGCGTGTTTCTGTCGCGAGCGTAGGGAAAAACATTCTGGGTGCTTTCGGTTTCGGTTTAACGCTTCAGCCACTTGAAACGGCTGCTCGACGTGTTGGAGTGTTCGCGCATGTGGTACCAGCGATCTATGTAAGCGTCTTGGGAGACGTAGGCGGTGATCGTGAAGCCACGCGGGTAGTAGGGCGCGTCCTCTCGGACGATTTTGAGGACGGGACGTTCCATGTCATTGACCATGACAAACAATGTGTAAGTCTGTCTCTCTATGAGAGAAATCGGGTCCTCCCCATAGTCATCGACGAGGTGTGCGGACATGATTCGCGCGTCGTTTCTCCCGCAGACATTAAGGTATTGGATAAACGTCCCGCCCTTAAAGCCTTCATCTTCCGTCTCAACGTGAAGCCACATTCCGTTGTCGAGGACGAGGATTTCATCATCAACAATGTCAGTGATGTAGCGGCCTTTCAGTAGCTCAGTGAACTCACTGTCAGCACTCCAATCGTGGAGTTCACAGACTACGCCGCGCCTAGCACCCATGCTGGTAGTCCCTTCTTCCCTCGCTTGACGTTGAAAGCGGCTTCAACGTTGCGTTCCAGTTCGTCGAACAAGCCGATGAGTGGCCCCGTGTAGCCGCTGCGCTTGTAGGACGCGCGGATTGCGTACAGTTTTTCGCGGCTGAGCAGTAGTCCTTCCGCTGGCTCGATTTCTTCCGGGTCACGCCATAAGGCGAGGAACTGTTCTGTCTCTGCGACAAGCTCAGGTGCGGGCCGTGAGACGCGAGAAGAGATCAACTGCTTGATCGAGGTGACGATCATCAAGTTCGTGTATTTACGGCGACTCATTTGCAGTGTCCTTTAGTGGTTAAAATGCGGCGACGATGGCAATGAAAAGTGGGATAAGAGCAAGAGTTGCGCCCACGCGCGCCTCTACAGGAGGAAGAGCCTTGTCTAGGGCCTGTAGCGCTTTGTATTCGCGATTGTTTTCCAAGCTATCGCGTTCTGTCGCGTTCTTTTCGATGGTCCACAATCTCCTAGACATGGATGCTCCTAAAACCGATAGAACTAGCGCTGCTACGAAAAGCAGTATCAGCAAGACTCTGCCGATTTGACCAGCTACGTGACAAAACCCGTCACTAGCGTTCATGACCCCTAGGTTCATTCCAGCGAAGAAAAGGTACCCTGCGAGCACTACTGTCAGCGTCTCGCAGACAGTGCGAACGGCATACAAGATCGTTTCTGCGGCGGACGATGCTTCTTGCTTCTCGTTGAGATTCGCAGTGACCTTCTGTGAGAAGAACGCGACCAATAAGAGAATTGGAATCGCGATAGCGAGACCGATCACTACCGGCAGCGGGGGAAAGAAGAAAGCGGTTAGGGACATTGGTCTACTCCTGTTCGATATTGGTATTGGTTTGGGGTTTTAGAGCTTTAAGACAAGCGCAGCAAATAAGAAGAGCAAAATCGGCATAACTGAGAGAGCAAGGCAGGCGTAAAGTTCTGAGGGAAGCGCCAGCTTGTTATCTAAAGCCTTGAGTGCCTGATACTCGCGATTGCTTTCTAGGTCATTGCTTTCTGTTGCGTCTTTTTCGATTTTTCGCATCCTCCACAATGGGGGGAGTAGTACTACCGCCAGCAGCAGTATTAGAACACCCACCACAACACAGAACGCCTTGAGTGCGCGAAAAAACGGTACCACTGTCATTCATGGATACCCAGTACACGCCAATGAAAAAAAGGTAGGGCAGTAGAGGTATTGTGAATACGGTCGCTAGTTCGCTAGTGAGAGTGTGGAGCCAATAAAGGCTCATCTCAAGCCCAGAGGGGTCTCCTTCTTCTTTAGCTAGGCGCTTGGTCGCCACCTTGGAAGCGAATGCAATCACCCATAGAACTGCGGGCACAGTAATGAGAGTAAGCACTACTGGTAGCGATGGACTGAGGAAAGTGGCTGCGGACATCGGCTTACTCCTCTTCCGTGTCGGTGTTGGTTTGGTTGTGGAGGCGAACCTTGTCGCGTAGTTCTTCACTGTTGAGGCGATTGCTTGGGACTGTGCCGGTGAGGATAGTGACCAAGGCGCGTAGGTCGTTCTTTTTGAGGCCGCTTACTGGTTTCTCACTCAATGCCCCGATGTGCGTGAGCGCGTTTTCTAGGCTTGGGAACCCGGCGTATGCGGCGAGGGCTTTAGCGAGCGTTTGCTCCAACCCGTTAGCGAAGTCGTTTTTAGCTTCCCTGATCGCAAGGGCAGCGCGGTCAGAGGAGCAACGGAGTGCGACGCGCGTTTCGAGCTGAGCGGGCCAGTATCCGTGGGCCTTGTAGTAGGCGATAACCCACGCTTTAATTTGCTGGTTAGTGTGGTTTAGTTTTCGGCTCATACGCTCATAATACTACTGGTTATAAGAACGGGCAACACTATTGGTTCTGTAACAAACAGGCACTGTTTAGGACACTCACGAACAAGCCGCATAGCATTAAATAACGACAGTCCTTCGCGCAAGAAAAGGAATCGCAATGTCAGTCCGTCCTTCACGCAAAAACCGCACTAAACGTTCACCCCGCTCGTGGTTGCTTCAGCTCACGCCCATCGAAGCCCAAGTCCTCGCATTTATAGTCGAAAACTCGCATGTAACTGACAGTTCGACTGACATGGGCGGTTACGTTCTCAATGACGTAGAAGATATCGCGCAAGCAATCGACAGCAACGAAAGCGACGTGATTGGAGCGCTTCTCAGCCTCGAAAAACGAGGCGCTATCGAACTGCCTGAATCTTTCCGCAAAAGTATCCGCCGCGTAGAAGTACCAGTCCTCACCCCGAAAGGCGAACAGGTTCTCCGAAACTATGCCAACGGCGACACGAGTGAACTGAAAGCTATTGCCAGACAAGTCGGGATAAGCGAAGAAGAAGCCGCACAGATGCTAGGAATGTTGGCTCTCTTTGAGCGCCCGTAGTTGCTTATAATTGCCTACGAAAACTTCCGTGTTTTCTCCTGCTAACAGCTACACAGCAGACAAGGGCCGGGCGGTTCTTTTTTGCATCCCACTCTGTTTCTCGCACCGAAATGTCCACTATAGGAATGCCCACTATAGGGAGAGGGGCAAAATGTCCGGTATATATACCTTATGAATAGAGTAATGAATAAAATTGAATAATCCCCCTCCCCCCTAAGCACAAAAAGCGCGCAAGCATGTAGCCGTGTTTTCGGCGGGGGGAATTTTCATTTTCATTTGTGCTCTAGGCGATGAGGCGGAGCGCTCTTAGGTGGCGTTATGGGAGAACGCAGGAAACTTTTAGCCGTAATTGTGGGGGAAACAGTTGCAAACATGGCGGTGGTGTGAAACTATTTTCTTGACTCCTTTGCTGAGTCGTAATGTTCGTAAGGCCCGGTTGGTTCACCCCATCCGGGCCTTAACATTTCTTCCCCTGTTTGACAGTCAATGAAGGTGGCTATAGCCTATGAGACGAACATTACGACAACTTGAGCAAAGGATTTTTTGCTATGTGCTTACAGCAGTACAAGAACGTGCTCGCACTATCCGAACACATCGGACTACCTCAACAGTTCAGTAAATTCCTAGAGTATTGCGCGCTTCGCGCCGGTGAAGAAAGCCAGCAGTTCTGGCACAAGAACGAAACAATGGCCTTGGAGTTGTCGTGCTCCACTAAGACGATTTACCGTTACCTTCGCTATGCCGAGTCTTTAGGTTTCATGCACCAGCAACCCCGGTATCTGGATGACGGCACCGGCGTTAAGCACCGCACGTCCGACGTTAAAACAATGCATGTTCCTACCATCGCCCAATGGGAAGCGGGCATCCGCTTTGACGGCTCCCCGAGGCCAGCAATCAAAGACGCTAACAACTGGAAGCCCGGTGCTCCTGACATCGTTGTGCTTCCAATGGTTTCTGAGGACGAGATCGAGTCTCCCGTCGAGCAGGTTGTGTCCACTGTTCGTGACGCGATCACTTACGTTCGTTCCACCAGTGAAGGGCGTGCGGCTATTAAGGAAGCTCGTGCCCGTAAGCGTGAAAAGCGTGCGAACGCTCGTAAGCGTGAACGCGCACTCAAAACAGAAGCCGCAATGCAAGCTCAGGCCCGTAACGGTCACTCTAAGCGTGAGATCGTCGCAGCGTGTATGCCCCAAGGCGTGAACATCGACGCATGGACCAGCAGTCAGATTGAGGACATGTACCAGCTCGTTCAGACCCGCCTCAACGTCGGGTGGATGCACGTGGAAATCTCGTCAATCCTTGGCGACAACATGCCCTCTAACGTGCGTAACATGTTCGCTTTCCTTCGTTTCCGAGTGGAAAACACTATCGACCCCGACATGTCCCCCGCACAGAAGCAGGAAGAAGCCCAGAAGCAGGCGCAAGAGATTCGTAGCCAGCAAGACGCAGCCGTTGAAGCCATGCTTGAAGCTGAAGAAGATGACGAGTCCCGCGAGCGCACCCGAATGTTTGACATGTTCTATGAGCAGGTTCGTGCCGCTAACCCCGGTATGTCCCGCCGACAGATCGGCGCGGAAGTGAACATTCTCGTAGCCGAACACCTTACGAAAACACTCGCCGTCGCCTAAAACTGCAAAAACCGCAAAAGACCACCATCTGTTGCTAACATTGTGGGTATGGCACAACTTTTTGAGGGCTTGCTTACCGTCGCGGAAGCAGCCGAAAAACTAGGAATTAGCCGGGAAACGCTCAAGAACTGGACCCGGCAAGGAAAACTCACTGCATACCAGTCCCCCGGTGGGCACTGGTATTACCGAGAGTCGGACATCGACCCTGAAAAGCTCCTCACCGTCGTCCCAACGGAAAAGGACTAACCGATGAACGCTCCCATCAACACCGCAGTACTCGCCCGAGACGCGCGAAACATTGGCCTCACCCCCATCAACGGTTGCCCAACCCCCGACGCGCTCAACAGTGTCGTCGCAGCATGGAACGCTTTCCGTAAGGAAGGTGGGAACTGGCGTGACGCAGTAGGTTTCGCAGCCAACAGTGAAGGCCACGTGTGGGTTGTCGTCAACCCCGGCGCGAACACAGGATTCGACCTGTGGGACTTCATTTCTAAAGACATCGCAGCCCAGTGGGGCGACATCACGAAGTATCTTGCACGCAATAAGCGCAAGCCCCTCCTCGATGCACCCTCTCCCGCGTCTATCAGTGACCTCGTTGTCGATATTCCCATCCAGACGTTCCCGGCGTGCGCTCCTGCGAACCTGATCGCAGCTTACGGTGGCCCCGCCCCGCAAGAACCTATGCCGCAGCCTCAGCCTATGCCCGTGGTGGCGGAGCCTGAGCCGATGCCTATGCCCGTGGCAGAGCCGGAACCCGTCATGCCTCCACAGCCTCAGCCTGAGCCTATGCCCGTGGTTGAAGAAACCCCTGTCATGGTGCCTGAACCCGTCATCGAACAGGCGGTGCCCGCGCCTCAGCCGGTGGTGGAACCGGCAACAGCCCCCACCCCACAGGTTCCCGTGATGCCCGCACCCACCGACATGCCCATCCACATGCCGCCCCCACAGCCCGCGCCCGTCACCTACAGTGACGCAGATGAACTCACCGGGTTCCTCGACGAAGAAGCAGACACTTCACAGTGGGTGCTCCGAAACCTCATCACCGGGGAAACCTACCCGGTCCCCACACACCCGGCAATCATCGGACGCTCCCCCACATCCAGTGAAATCCCCGTCGGACACGGTGACGCGAAGCGAGTCATCAGCCGCCACCACGCGCGCCTCGACATCAACCCCCAACGCGGAACCATCACGATCACCGACCTTGGTTCCACGAACAAAACGAAACTCGGCTCACACGTGCTCTCCCCCAACGTGCCCGTGGAAACCAGTCTGCCCGTACACTCTCTCCTCCTTGGAGACATCCCATTCGAGATCATGGAGGAACTGTGACCATCACCGACATCGTCTCCACCTACACGAACGTTAACGGCAGGCGAGAAAACCAAGACAGCTACGCGGCAGCACTGTTCGAGGCCGCAGGACATACCGGCATAGTCGCGCTCGTCGCAGACGGTGTTGGCGGTGAAGGCCCCAACGGTCGCCTCGCATCCATCGGCGCAGGGCAAACATTCCTCGACCTCGTAGCAGTCGGAAACGTCTCAGACGGGCAGCTCGTCCAAGCTGTCGCCCGCGCGCACCAGAAAGCGCGCGAAGCAGCAGGGAACACGACCCTGACCGTGTTGCGTGCCTACATGGGCCGCTACACCATCGTTCACGTCGGAGACTCGCGCGCCTACATGCTTAAAGCCGGTGCGCAAGCCCTCCAACTCACCCGAGACCACAGTAAGCTCGCTGAGCTACGTGAACGCGGCGTTGAAATCACCCCCCAGATTCACGCGAAATACCGCAGTAGCATCACCCGTGGCCTCGGGCACCGAAACAGTGAAAAAGCTCGCCCCGACACCTATGTTGGCGAGTACTCCGCTACCGATAGTTTCCTCCTCTGTTCAGACGGCTTCTGGCATGAGTTCGAGCGAGAAAACAACTACCTCCCCGGCAACGCGCAAACCGGCCTTGAAACCCTCGCAGGAAGGGCCATCGCGAACGGGGAAAGCGACAACATCACAGCAATCCTCATCAACGCCGGAGCACTCCTATGACCACGCCACGACAAGTAGGCACAACGTTCCTCCACGGGCGCTACCAGATCGACGCGCTCATGCACGACGGCACGTTCAGCCGCGTTTACCGTGCTTACGACACAAAACTCCAAAAACCCGTCGCACTCAAAGAAGTCGCAGCCCCCGACGGCTCCTACCGTGGACGGCAACTCCTCCAAGCCCAGAAAGTCCTCGACAGTCTGAAAGCTGAAACCCAGCTCATGCAAGGACTCTCCCACGCTGGAATCCCCCACATCATCGACGTGCAAGACGACACGGAAACCCCCGGCGGGCTTTACAGCGTCCTCATGGATTTTGTTGCGGGAACATCCCTCGATAAGGTCGCGAAAAACGCTCCCGGCGGGCAACTCCCCGAAGATTTCGTCGTCTCCAAAATGACGCAGCTCGCGCTCATCTTGATCTACCTACACTCACTGCCCGAGCCGATCATCTACCGTGATCTCAAGCCCGGTAACGTCATGCTCGACAACGGTGCGATCAAGCTCTTGGACTTTGGTATCAGCGAGCAGATCACCCCCACCAACTACACGAACCCCCAAGCGGTCGGCACTCGCGGCTATGCTCCCCCCGAGCAGCGGACAACCGGCGCGCCACTAGACCCGCGTAGTGACATCTATGCGTTCGGCATGACAATGTTCGTGCTCCTCACAGGCCGACTCCCCCAAATGGACGGGCAGGGCCTCCCCCTCGGGCCAGTGAATGCGAGCGTCATCAACCCCAACGTGTCACCCGCGCTCTCGCGCGTCATCGCACGCTGCGTCGCCACGCAGCCCGAGCGCCGCTACCAGTCAATGACGGAAGTCGTCGCCGCCCTATCGACCTACAAGCAGACCGACGAAAAGCACGTGAAAGCAGCGAAAAGCCGCGTGCGCGCGATCATGGCGTTCGCCGTGGCTGGCCTCCTGTGCTTTGGTGGCGCGGGCGCGTCCCTCGCCTACGGGTACAGCGTGGAATCCAGTTCCTACACGGCCCTCGTCTCGTCCGCCGAGAAAGCTGGAACCGTAGAGGGGTGGGCGAAAGCCATTGAAGCTAAACCCGGCGACATTGACAATTATTTCCACGCTATCGACGCGGCAATCCAAGGGGACGGCGTTTTCACCTCGCAAGACGAAAGCACTCTCATCCCCCTCGTTCGTGACAACGTGAATGAGATTCAGAAGAACAAGCGCTACCCCGAACTCGCATACCGTATCGGAGAGGCATATTGGTTCTTCTATCAGGGTGACGGCGGCGCGTCGGGCCTCACCTTGTCTGCACCGTGGTTCAAGGACGCTATCGACGGCGGCTACAACACGCAGCAGGCAACCGCCCTGTATAACCTCGCCTCGTTCAACCGTGATATCGCCTCAGCCGTACAAACCGGCGGCGACACCGGCATGTACCGCACGTACTGGAATAACCTCACGGGCCTCGACACATCCTCAAGCAGCGAAGTCATCCAGCTCACGGTCTTGAACTATATCCTCGACTCCATCACCTCTAACCCGTATGGTCTTAAAAGTGACGGAGTGACAAAGGAAGATATGGAAACCCAAGTGCAGCGAGCGCAAACCTACCTCACGCAGCACCAAGGTTTTAAGGCCGGTCGCCCACAAGAACTCGCTAAAGAACTCACGGGGAAGATCGACAAGACGAAAGCAACCATTGCGACGCTCTTCCAAGAGAACGGGGAGAAGAAATGACGACCTACACGATTACGGCTCTCGTCCTCGTATTCCTCGCTCTCGCGTTCTTGTTCACAGCGGCGTTCCTCAGTATCCGCTGGGACCTTAAAGCCATGCGTAAACGCATTTCTGGCGCGACCTACCGTGATGCAGTCAGCGACATTACGCGCATGGTGCAAACCCAAAGCGCAACCGACACGTACACGCGGCTCGCGGCACGTAGCGCGGGTGAGCAAATGCCTCACCTGACAACAGGCAATCTTGCCCCCACGACCGGGGACATCACGCCTCCGCCCGTCATCACTGTTCCGCAGCAAGAGCCTCCACGGGTAGAACCCACGCTCCCACCCGTCACGCCCCCTCAGCCCATGCAGGTACAGGCCACGCCCGAACCGCAACCCGAACCCAAGCCAACACCAGTGCCAGAGGAGACCCCAAGTAACTACGAAGAACTCCCCACCTCGTTCCTAGAAGCCCCACAAGGCGTAGGAAACGAAGAAGAACACACGAACTTCCTTGACGAAAGCGCTCACGTAACTCCCGAGAATCCCCTTGAGCGCGTATTACTAATAGAAGAACTGTCCAGTTGGACCGCAAACTAAAGGACAAACCAGACATGATGAAGTACTCGACGCGCACCACAGCGGCGCTCGCACTTTTCGCCACAGTCGCAACCACGCTACCCGCGACCGCGCTCCCCGCAACCACCGCGTTCGGCCTAGCGCCCGCAAGCGCCCCATCCACGCCTGAAACAGCGCGCACAGCAACAGACAACGGCATGGTCGGCACCATTACCGACGTGACCCCCGACGCGCCAGCGGCCCCGCTCACCGCATACGCGCAGGCCCCCACGCTGAAGGTCAAACTCACGCTCCCCGCAGGGCAAACCTTGTCCAAGGTCACGTTCAACGGTGATGAAAACCCGCTGCCCGTAGACGGTGACACGGTGACCGTGAACCTCGCTGACGCGCCCACTCAGCACTTCGATGAAGCGGCCATCGCCGTACACACCACCACGACCGCTGGCGGTCTGCCCAAGCGAGCGAACCTCAAGTGGACGCTGAGCACCGCTATCGGCCACATGTACGACACGATTGCCCCCACCATCAGCAGCGTCTCGGCCAGCGGGTGCGGAACCAACAACAGTGACGATTGTGAACTCTCCACCTCCGCTGTCACGTGGACTGTGCGCGTCAATGACGCAGCAACCCCCGGCTCATCCGGCCTCGCCCGAGCCGAACTGTTGAAAGATGGGAACGTTGTCCAAACCGTAGACCTGTCCGGCAACACTGATAAGGTCACAAGCCTGCCGATCACAGCTCCCGGCTCCTACAAGGTCCGCGCTTTCGACAACGCAGGTAAGGAATCCACTATCGACTTCCCTCAAGGTCAGGTCATTCCCCCGGACGCAGTGAACCCCGTTCTCGACCTCCCCGCGCAGGTCGCTGGCGCACGCGAAATTGACGGCGTGAAGTACATTACCGACCAGCTCACCGGCGACCTTGAGTTCAAGTTCCACGACGACGGTGCTCTCAAGCCCGCGTACATGACGTTCACTCTCGACGGTGTTGCTCTCACCCCCGAGCGAGCAAGTGCAACCGAGTACAAGTTCAAGATTCCCCAGTCCACGATGGAAGATAAGCACGCTCACGTGCTCTCATTCACCGGCCATGATCGTGCGGGAAACACTGTCTCGTGGAGCGCGAACCTCGCGTACTCGCCCGCACAGTCGGACTACAAGCTCACGACAGGCTCTAGTGACGTGTTCACCCCGACCCCGTGGGGCGTGTACACGAACAAGAAGGGCATTAGCGTGACGTTCACTCCCACTGACGGTTCCCCCATGCCGTACACGCTGAAAGACGCGAGCGGCGTGAAGAATCAGGGCGCAAACCTTGACATCAGTGGGAACACGCTCACCATCCATAACGGTGACGTGGACAATGTTGAAGTCACTGTCCGTGACGCTGTTGGACGCGAAAAGCGCCTCAACATTGGTGACATTCTCGGCTGGCCCCACAAGTTCATTTACTCGTCGAACGCCCCCACGTTCAGCCTCGATAGTGACAGTTACCTCCCGTATGCGAAGTCCCTCACGGATTTTGCCCCCAAGACGGCGACCATGCGTGACGCGAAGGGCATCAAAAAGTTCAAGGTGTCCGTCAACGGGATTACCCTCGCTGAAGGCAACCCGAGCGCGGAAGAAAACAAGCCTGTCCCCGTCAAGCAGGTGACCTTGGATTACGCGCGTGCAGCCGGACTGCCCGACGGCACGTACCAGATCACGTTTGATGTCACTAACCTTGCTGGCGCGACCTCGACAAGCATCGCAACCGTCACTATCGACAGTACTGCCCCCGTCATTTCTGGGTTCACGATCACCGACCCCACGTATGCGCCCGGTAAGACCATCGGCGGCTCTGACTCCCGTTACGGGTTCTTTGTCACCGGAAAAATGAAGGTCGCAGCACACGTCACCGAAACCGGCTCCGGCGTAGACAAGATCACCTACACGCTCCGCTCCTCGGACGGCACCACTCACACCGTGGAAGCCCCCGAAGGTGCCACTATCGACATTCCCGACGGGTTCAAGGGATTCGTGTCCGCAGTGGCCTCCGACAAGGCCCGCAACCTGTCTCTCGTCGCCCAGCCTGACGGCCTCGTGTCCGAAAACGGGAACACGACCATCACCGCTAACGACGTGAACATTGCCCTCCCCGAGCCGGTCACCCACACTCGCAGCGGTCTTGGCTTGTACCGCGACAGCGTGAAAGCAAACCTTGAAGCGAGCGCAGGCCACTCCGGTTTGCGTCACGTCGCATGGGGTATCGGCGCTGACACTCTCGGGGACGCGACCGTAGACATTGACGGCCACGTATCCAACCCGCAAGTACACGTCACGCGCACAGACAAGAACCTCGTCACCGGCATCACTATCCCCCTCGAAGTGAACGGCGACCACGAGAACACGGAAGCGTGGGTGCGCGTAGAAGATAACGCTGGCGGCTCCGCTGAAAAGCGAGTCCAGTTCTCTATCGACGCTACCGCCCCCGAAATGAGCGTCACGTTCGACGTGAACAACGCGAACAACATGTACAACACCGACCGTCACGCGACGATCAAGGTCTTGGACGCGAACTTCAGCCCCGACCTGTTCAAGATCAGCGGGCAAGCCGGTGAGCTTGGCGCATGGACCCAGACCGGCGACATGTGGACCAACACCATGACGTTCGCAGACAACCGTGACTACGAGTTCTCGCTGGACGCTTCCGACACCGTTGGACACGCGGCGCAGGGCTTCCACTCTGAGCAGTTCACGGTCGATAAGGTTCCCCCGGTCATCGCAGTATCGTGGAACACGTATGACGCGCGTTCGGGCCGCTACTACAACCAGCCGCGTAGTGCGACGGTGACCATCACTGAGGACCACTTCGACCCCGCTCTCGTGCGATTCACAGGCACGGGCCTTGTCTCCGGTTGGTCGCACGCAGGCAACATTCACACAGCAACCGTTTCATTCCCCGAAGGCGTGAACACGTTCGGTGTGACTAGCTCCGATCAGGCTGGCAACGAGTCGAACGCGGTGAACGAACCAGAGTTCGTTGTCGATACGACGAAGCCCGAGCTGTCTATCGAAGGCGTAACACAGGGAACCGCGTACTACCAGACCCCCGAGATTCGCTTGTCCTACTCGGATACGAACCTTGATCTCGGTAGCCTCTCGGTCACTCTCACGGGACGTAAAGGCACCACATTCAAGGTTCCTGTCGTTAACGGCCACCTCGACTTGTCTGTCATTCCCAATGAAGCCAAGTCCGACGACCTCTACACGATGGACGCAGCCGTATCCGACCTCGCGGGCAACAGTAACACCGCTAAAGTCCAGTTCATCTTGAACCGTTTCGGCTCCACCGTGGACGTTGAAGGAACGTCCTACCAAGGCAAGTACGTGAAGGCCCCTATCGACGTGGACCTGAGCGAAATCACCGTTGAAAAACTCCGCGACGACAAGCTCGAAATCCGCGTCACCTTGAACGGTAAGACCATCGAGGTACCCAAGAACGCCGTGAGCGTCACCGTCACCGGCGGCGAAAACGGGGATTACGTGTACCACTACCACGTGGACAAGAGCGTATTCAAGGAGGACGGTGCCTACACGGTTCAGGTGTTCTCCCAAACCGAGGGCGGCAAAGACCAGCTCTCGCGCCTGTCCTACTCGTTCGTTGTCGATAGCATCAAGCCTGAGATTCAGGTCAGTGGCATCACCGACGGCGGCTCGTACCGTAAGACTCAGGTCACTGCCACAGTGACTTTGCGCGATATGACCGCAACGGAACTCGTCGCAACCCTTGACGGTAAGGACGTGAAGGCAACCAAGAGCGGGGACGACACGTACACGCTCATCATTCCTCAGTCCGCATCCGCGCATAACGTCCACTTCAAGGCAACCGATCAGGCTGGCAACGTCAGTGAGGTCACCGTGAAGGACGTGTACGTGAACGCCTCGTGGTTCCGTCAAGCCCTTAACTGGACTGGTCGCCACATCGGTATCGTCGCGGGCGGATTGTTCGGCGTGATGGCCCTCGTTGCGGGTTGGATTCTCCTTGCGGCCCGCAAGAAGCGTGGTGACGATGAGGAATGAGCGTGATATACATGCGTGCGCATCATGCTAGACCGTGTTTTAGACGATAAAAACATGATGTAACCGCATACACCATGCTCATGCCTATGGTAGGCTACGAAGTGAGGCAGGTACCGGCACCAGCAAGTCCAGCCGGTACCTGCCTCAACTCTTACCAAACCAAACCAACAACGCAGACCATAGGACACAATGCTTACCCCGCAGGTGCGTGAAAAGCGCACAATCAGCACCCTGACGTATATCGGGCGTTACAAGCTCGCGTTGACGCGCTTGTACTCCCATTACGTTCAGGCTCTCCCCTATGCGTGGGATGAAGCGGCCCTATATCAGACACTCAATGACCTAGCGCCCGTCTGTGCGTGGAAGCTCGACGGAACCGCAACGCTTAACCCCCGCCACCTCCGACTCACCGCGCGAGCAGCACTCGACGAAATGTTCCCCGTAGACGGGGAAAACAAAGACATTCTCCTCTACATTTGCGAAGCGGCTTTTTGGCGTGAACTCCTCGTTGAAACCCTCGAAGATGAAGCCGGGGAAAAGAGCAGGCTCAAACGCTATACGGAAAACGACGCGAACCTGATTTGGGTTGCTGAAAACCGCACGTTCGGGGAAGGAATGCCCGTGTTCCACTCCATGTGGGACATTCCAGACATCCAAGCCTTGTTCTTTGACACTATCGGTAAAGACAATCAGTCTCTCCAAGACTGGGTGAACGCCCACCCCAAGTGGGACATGTGGAACAGTCTCGACGGAGAGTACAACATGGGCCTCGACCACCCGGTGACGCGGGCCTCTGTCGAATGGATGAGCCTCACCGGTAAGTCGTGGACCAAATGGGTGGAAGCCTACTACCAGAATCGTGATCTACAGCTCGGTAACCTCACCCCAGAGGGCTGCTGGTACACGACGGGCGGCTACTGGCGGATTGACCCCACGCGGGGGCGTGAACTCGTGGCGTTCCCTGCCCGTGCTTCCACGCTCCCCTCGGCTGACCTGTTTGGGGAACCCCCGTTCGTCAATATGGGACTCGTGGGAAACCTGAGTTTAGGCCCTATTTCTCTAGAACTTGGCAATTTAGAAGTATCCGTTAAAGACCTCGATTTGACGGGGGAAAGTGGTGACGCTGAGCCGGTAGACGATTTGCCTATCGAGTTTCGACAGGTCACTGTTCCCCCTCAGTCTGAGGATGACAGAATCATCGTTTACACGATGCCCGTTGAAGCAACAGAGAGGCAGTATGCGACCCTCAACTACTGACACCCAGCTCCCGGCCCTCAAGGTGAGCGACACGGCCTCTAAGCGCCTCTTAACGCCCGTAGCGGCCCACAACGATAAGAAGGACATCCAAGCACTCCTCAAGGCCCAAGAAGCCGTCCTCGACGTTCAAGCACGCCCCTACGGTGAAGCCACAGCGCTCCTACGCGGCGAGTTCTACTTCCTTGAACGCAACAGTGGAAGCCTCGTCGGACTCCCAACCGGGTTTGTCCCCCGAGCCACCGCGCCCGTCGGCTCCTACTACCACGAAGCCATGAGCGCGCTCCTCGGCCAAGTATTGGAAGGAACCTACGCCGGGTTGTTCACGTGGGCTGACATGGCTGAACCCGTCCTCGCTTTAGAACGCGACTTGTTGAAGTGGGCGTTCATGTCCTCAAAGCGACGCGAAATCGTTGCCCAGTCTCTCCAAGGCCAACTCAACGCGCTCATCGAGAGTGGAGTCAGGTGCGCGACCCTCGAAAACGCCACAGACCGAGAAGCCCTCAGCTTGGCGCACTACCGGCGGGAAGAGTACACGTTCAGCGCGTGGGTGGAAGCAATGTCCACCGGGGAACGCCCTATCCCCCTGCCCATCCTCACTGCTATCGCATTAGTTCATCGTGACTACACGACCAGCGGACAAGTCATCCGGTTCTTGCAAACCCAAATGGCGATCACTGAATACAGGAAGGACTAACCCCATGACACCAGAGGAATTGAAGAAACAAACCGCGTCACTATACGTGGCGCGCCTCGTCGAACATGACCTGCCGGGAATCGCAGCCGAAGAACAAGGCAGCGTCCCAGAACTCGTGGAAGCCCTCGAAGTTCTCTCCCCTGAAGCGCGCATCGACCCGCGAGCGCAGCTACGCGACAAAGCGTGGGAAGAATACCTCGAAGAAAGCCGCAAACAACGTAGATACGGGCGACTCACCCCCAAGCCCACCCAAGCCACGCGAGTGAAAGTGAGCCACTGATGGATGACGATTTTTGGAACAAGGTTTCGGGAATCTCTGACGACGGGGACGACGAAGAAACATTCTCTGAACCGGGTTTTTCAGACGATACCGACGACGCTGGCGGGGACGAACCCTACTTTCCCCGCGAAAGCCCTATGCGTCGTAGGCGTTACGCTGAGCGCGCCGGGTACGGTGAGGACGATGAACCCTATCGGCCTCGCTTTTACTCGGAGGAAGCCCCGCAGGCCAGTGCGGCACCCCAACCGCAGCAGGCCCCGCAGCCCGCAGCAGACCCCGCCCCGGTTGCAGACCAGTCTCAGACAAGTGAACCAGGCAAGGTTCTTGCTGGGAGCTTGGGTGTGATCGCGGTGTGCGCGCTCCTCGCAACAGGTTTTGTCGCGGTGAAGAACCATCAGGCGACACAAGACGCGGCTCCGAGTGTTGTTGTCACCGAGTGCGCATCCCCTACGACGCAAGCCCCCGCAACGACTCCTACTCCTAAGCCGGTAGAAACCACTACAGCAGCCCCCACTACGCAGGCTGCTACTCCGACCGTGAGCGCATCCCCACAGCCCGCATCCCCGACCGACCGGGCCACCATCGACCCAGACTCGCTACAGTTCTCTGAACCTAAGACAGTCACGGGCCTCGTGGTATCGAAGTCGATCATGGAAACCGGCGGGAACCTCATGTTCACCGTCCACCTGTCTGTCCCAGACAGTAATCGGCCAACGATTAACTACGTTGTCCCCAAGGGCCAGTACGACGGCTATAAGTCCGGGGACCTCATTGAAGTCACCTACCGAGTAGACCAGCACGGTAACATTGCCATTATCCGATAATTCAGGCACACCACGTGCCTGTAAGAAAGAAAGCATCAAGTTAAGACATGGAAAAGTTCGCACTCTCTGACAGCGTGTACTTGAAGGCCCTCCTCGTGGACCCCTCGCGCGCGCGACGCGGAGCAGAACCCAACATCGTTGGATACCGCTTCCACGCAATCCGAGACCTGCCCCGAGTCCCCGACTTTGGGACCACTGGCGCGTTCAGCCTCAACAACCTGTACGACTACGAGAATCAGGACCAGTGGCGCACCGTCAACGCGGGCGAAGATTTTGACCTCACCTTGTATGAACTCATCATCTTTGCGTCCCTGCCTGAAATCAGTTGCTCTATCGACGGCCAGAACCCCGACATCAACGTAGAACAGCACTTGTCTGTCGTGTTGCGTGAACGCGGCGGTATCCCCGCCGTAAAGCTCGCCCCCGCACGCGGCAGCGGATTCAGGTCTGTGCGCTCCACCTACCCGAAGATCAACGTCCTCACCTGTGAGCGCATCCCCCTCGATGATGCTGTGGGCGCAGTCAACATGCGCGTGAAGCGCAATCTCGCCCCCGAATTTGAGGGCACGAAGTTCGCCCCCCTCGCTCTTCGACGCGGCCCCTACTCGGCAGGCTCCGCACGCACTCCCGAAGAGCGTCGGCGCGCGCTCGCGGAAGAAGCAGCCGATAAGCTCGCTGACTATACGCGCAATACTCTGGGTATTACCCTCCCAGACGTTGACTGACCAAACGTTTCACCAGTAACCGAGTTCTTCCACGAAAGGCACAGCCGTGAAAACCATAATGCACAAGGTGGCAGCTCCCATGCTGTCGGCGGGCATTGCCCTAACAGCGTTCGTTGGTCTCGCTCAAACGTCCTACGCGGCACAAACCCCCGTTGACACGGGGATTGTCCGAGTGGACTACACGAGCGACGCAGACACGACACCCGCCCCGCAAGCACCCACCCAGCAGGCGACACCCCAGACGGGCCGCAGCCCTATGAGCGTTGACCTGCGCTCAAACCCCTCACGTACCCCGCTCGTTAAGACCGACGACAAGTACAAGAAGGACTTAGAGTTCCTGAAGGGCGGGGCGATTGACAAGCAGAAGTTCCACGAAGGCTACGCGGGCGGAAACGCTACATTGTGGTGGATTAGCTACGTCGTTGGCTGGCTCGTCGCACTCGTCTTTGGCTCGTTCGCGCTCATTACGATGATCGACCTCGTGTACATCAACTTTGGCTTTACGCGCTCGTTCCTTGGCGGCGGGCACAACGCCTCCGGCGGTTCACCCATGCCCGTTGGCGGTATTGGCGGTATGGGTGGCCCCGCGCCAATGCCCTCATCATCTGGCGGCAAGCAGGGCATTACGTGGGTGACCTCAGACGCAATCAGCGCAGTGGACCTCGCAGAAACCGGCGGGCAAGTGCAAATGCCGGGTGCGCGCGCTAACGGCTCCGCTAAGAGCGCGGCAATGATCTACGCGCGGAAGCGTTTTAAGACGATTATTGCCACGGTTGTTGTCATCGTCCTGTTCGTGATCGGCAGCTACGTGCAAGACCTCGGTCTTAACCTTGGCGCGGTCCTCGCGAACCTCGTTGACTACCTCGTCGAAGTCACGATTGGACACTAAGCCGTGTGGATTGTCGATTACATTAAAGACAGGTTCTTCCGAGTCTCCACAGTCAGTGCGGACGCACAGAAAGCTGCTGCTATCGTCGCTGACCTCCTGAAAACCTTCCAAGAAGCCAACATTAAGCCCGGCGACACGTTGCATATCCGTATCGACCGAGACGTTCTCGCTTATGCGATTGAAGCGTTTTACGACCCTGTAATCACGCAGAACTACATCATCGAGCAAAGCGAAAACGACCCTACTGAGTTTCTTGTACAAACAAGGGAACTACTTTGAGTTTCATTAACCTAAACATGCGGGAAACAGCCCAGAAAACGGGTGTTCCCATCGTCCAAGTTGAGGACATGTTGACCACCTACAGGCAGTGGACGCTCGATAGGGTGCTCAAGGGTGGGGAAACCGTTTCTTATCTTGGGCTGGTTGAAATGTCTTGCGGGCCAGCGAACTACGGTCTGGCGCATCGTCAGCCTCTCGCAGCCCAGTACAAGCAGTTCGCCCGCGAAAACGGCTACAACGTCCACAAGGCTGAAACCGTTCTCTCCTACTATGCGCAAACCTGCCTAGAGTCCCTAGAAGCTGAGAAGAAGCTCGTCTTGCGTGGTGTTGGTGTCTTTCGTATCACCGACGACGGGGCGCTCAGGTTCCTCCGCAGTGCTGTTCACGGGCAGGAAGGCTACGACTACCGTTGCGAAGTTAACAAGGGTATTCGGCAGCGCTACAACATGGCCCGCAACGCAGAAGAGGACGGTGAATAGCACATGCAGGGTGTAACACACCGTGCGGGCGGCGTAACCGCGTGCCTCGCAGGCTACTCACTCCTCGTCTACAGTGGCTCCCCGCTCGTCGCAGCAGCCCCCGTAGCCTCCCTCGCGTGCCTCTACCCGTTCGCAGTATGGGGAGCAACAGCCTCAGACCTCGACCACGCTCCCGGTGGACTATGGGACGAACTCAAGCCCATCGGGCAGCGCTCCGGCCAGTCCCTCCCCTCACAAGACGTAGTGTCACGCGCAATCAGTCACGTCCTCCACGCCACTAAGCCCCTACGCGGCGTATTCCCCAAAGGAAGCCGCGCAGCTCAGCTTGTGAGCGTCCTCGACTGCAAGCACCGCTCATGGCAAACACACAGCGAACTCCCACTAGCGGTAATCCTCTATTTCCTGTCAAAACTCGACCCGACAACGGGGAACCTCAGCTCGGCTTTGACGCAGCTCATACTCATGGGTATTGGCTTTGGTCTCGTCGCGCACCTTATTCTGGATTTACTCACACCAGAAGGACTACCGTTCGCAACCGGCTTGTTCATCAACAAGTTCATCTTGCGTAAGCATGTGCTCCCCGAACGCATCAAGATCATTCCCCACGTCCCCCCAACACAAAAGGGAAAGCCCGGATTCTTCTCAACGGGCGGCACGTGGGAAACAAAGATCGTTTTTAATGCGTTACATGCAATCAACATAGTTCTTTTAATTGTGACTGTGGCTAAGCTTGCGGGCTTTGCTCTCCCATCTCTAGTGGTCTGAACCGGAAAGGAAACCAAACGAAAATGACTACGACTCTTGCGGTGAGTAGGCGAGACCAGTCTCGTGCGCTCTACCGTTCCATGATTCTGACGACAATCCTCGCGATTGTCCTCACTCTCCTGACCAGTGTTGGCGCGTTCGCAGCCAACAAGGATGCTTCCGATCAGGCCGATCAAGCTCTGCGCACCACGGTCAGTAAGGAAGTTCAGGGCAACAAGTACGCCCTCGAAGGTGGCGGCACCGTTAACGGTAGCGACCTGATCGACACTGAAGGCAACGTCAACGAAGCCATGTTCGGCAGGCTCACTGGCGACGCTCGCACCAAGTTCGCCGGTGACCTCCGCGCTCGCACTGAGGTTTACACGAACCCGCAGGCACGCGGCTACGATGACTCGCTTTCTAAGAGCGACGGCGTGACCAAGGAAACCGCGTCCAACTGGATTAGCCAGTTGAAGAACACGTCTGGCATGGCAACCGCGTGGACGAACGCGATCAACAGCTCCTACAACCCCGTTGACTTGGAGAACGGTCGTAACGCGATCTTCCCGCTCCTCGGTGGTATCTCAACCGGTTCGGGTGCCCTCGTGTATTTCGTCATGGCGCTCGTTTCGTTCCTGTGGGTATGGAACCTCGCTATCCTCCTTGTCCTCTCGGGCTTCATTGGTAGCGGCGGCAAGGTCGGCACAGCAGTGTCGAAGGTCGGCTACTTCGCTACCCGCGCATTCGAGAAGGGCAACCAGAACAGCAAGAACCCACTTCTGATTCTCGTGAAGGAAATGGGTATCACCACGTTCGTTGTGATCTTCATTGTCACTGGCGTGACCAGCGGAATGTTCTCCAAGTTCTTCGCTTGGGCCATCGACGTGATTACTTCAATCGGTCAGGGTATCGGCTGATTTTCCTCGCATGGCTTCCCCGGTTTAGCACAGGAAACTGGGGAAGCCATGCGGCTACCCGCATGTAGGTGAAAGCTCCACAAATCCCATGTACACACAAACCAGAACGCAACGACTCCCCCGCATTGTTCTCGCCCTCCTCCTCATGGTGGGCGGCTTCCTCATGTCCAGCGTCCCCGCACACGCTGATGACACCGTGAAATCCGTGGTCGCTATCGCCCAAAACGACGCAAACATTCAAGGCATCGTCTCTATCAGTAACGACTCGCTGAAAAAGCGCAGCATCAACATCCTCGAATATGACGCTAAAGCCGGTACGGTCAGTTTCGACTACGCGACCTACAACCAGCTCACGAACACTGACAAAACAAAGTTCATGCAGACCGCTCTCAACGCCACAGCGCAGAGCGGCCTCGCAACCCCCCGCAAAGCAAAGCTCTACAACTTCATCAAGCAGCAAGACACGAAGATCACGAAGAGCATCGACACCGTTAAGGCCGAAGCCTCCGGCAATCAAGATCAAGCCCTCACGTTGGCTCGCCCGTGGCTCGCACCCGTCGGAGTCCTACTCGGCGCTATCGCGCTAGTCGTTGAAGCCCTCATCTACCTGTCAGCACTCCTCGACATGGCTTACCTGATTTTCCCCGGCGTACAGTCCTACCGGGAAAACGGCGGGAAGATCAGGTCGAAACTGTTCAGTAGCGCCGCGATCAACGCGGCCAGTGAAGGCGCAGCAAACGGGCGCAACCCAATGGTCTATTGGGCATTGAAGCGCCTCCCGGTTCTCATGGCAGCGTTCTTTGTCACCGCGCTCCTCGTATCCGGTGGCCTCCTGACCGTCATGGGGTGGGTATTAAAGATGTTCGACGCTTTTATGGGAATGTTTTAACCGTAGAAGTTTTCGCGCGACAAACCTCAAACCAGTAAAGGCATAAACCCTATGAATATCACCGCAAAAAATGTTCTACGCATGGCCCGTAAGGGTGCTGTGCGCATGGTGACCGCAACAACCGCTACCGTTATCGCACTGGGAATGGTGATCGTCCCCGGCGCGCTCGCGGACGATGCCCCCACGGGCGGTAGCGCGTCGAGCCGTACCGCAGCGGTCATTAACCTTGCGAAGAATAAGAGCCTCGCTGATTCCGGTGTCGCGAACCTCAAGCCCGAAGAACTACGCATTCTCGGCACTTACGTGTCTAACTTCTACGTCCCGTTCCAGTCGCAGTTCAACTACAACGGCAGTATCCAAAAGAAGGACAAGGAACAGCAGGACAAGACGAAAGAAAACATGACCACGGCCCTACAGAACACTGTGGGCATGAGTAAGGATGCTGCGGAAAGCGTCGCGAACTATGTGATTGGGAACGTCTGGAAGGGTGGCTCAGACCTCCAATTCGCTTACACGGACGGCGACTATGCGTCCGACGCTAACTGGACGACCGAGAACTATCCGACGGACTGGCGCACGTTCCTCGCTATGGTGTCTGGCGGTGCTGGCGGTGAGGATGTCACGGGCGATACGGTGCTTCCTAAGAACTCCCCCGCTTACAAGGCAAAGTGGAACGCTCTCGTCTACAACGCGGGCGGTAAGACTATCCCCGCGTTCGTGTGGGACCCCTCGGGTAAGAACCTCACCCCTAGCGTGATTGCCCTCTATCAAGCGCTCTCAATGGCAAACCTCAAGCAGGGATACGGCTCGTCCCTCATCGACCTGTACCAGAGCGACCTTGACTTCACGAAGGGTGCTGACCAGCAGGGCGATAATGTTGACATTGAAGCCGTCAAGAGCGCCTTAAAGGACGCAAGCAAAGCTATCTCAGTTACCGCATACAGCGGGAAAATGGCAATCAGCCCGTTCGGTGACCTCGTGTATCGCGGCCCCAACCACACGTGGGTTGCTATCCCCGCGTCCATGAACCCCTCCACGTGGATGAAGGTTGACGGCTCGAACATCTCCAAGCCGGGCGGCGCATACAACACCGTCAGCTTCCAAAACCTCGTGCTCTCAAACCAAGCTATCCAGTTGGGAAGCGCATCGAGCGGACAGAGCACGTTCAACCTTGAGTACGCACAAAAGCACATCGTTGAAAGCCTCGTTGACGCGCCGGAATACAAGCCGCGTGGAGCATTCCATGCGCCCGTTCAGGTCGGAACAAGCAATTGGAACTTCCCGAACGACAAGTGGGGCGAGGACTCGTGGGATGCATTCTTGGACGGCGTTAAAACCGGTTGGGGGGAACAGCTTAAAAAGGCTGGCCTCAACGATATTTCAGCCGGACTCTTTGCCGATAAACGTAACACTATGAACATGTTGCGTATCGGTGGAGATGTAACCACTGGCGACGTGGGTTCTAACGCGGTTGCAGACCTCATGTGGGTTGGCGCTCACCCGAGGAATAACTCAGACCCCGTGAAAACTGTGAACAAGATGGTCGTCCTCGACGACATTCAAGCATTCAAGGGTGATGTCCCCGCTGACGGCATGTATCAAGACGCTATCGGCAGTGACGGTAAGCCGTTCGCTAAGGCCAGAGACATTGACTCTAAGACCATTTCGAGCGCGTGGGAGAAGGTTCTCGACCCCTCGTCGAACCTCACGCAGATCGCATCCTCTATGCCTAAGCCGACCGCTGTAAGCCTCTACTCCTCCTACGTGCTCGCAGCGTTCGGTGACACCAGCGCGCTGCAAAAGCTCGGCTGGAAGTACAACAGTGATTTGCCGCCCGTTCAGTCGAACTTGAAGCTCACTGTTGACGAGCAGACCGCAGCGAATGAGAAGCTGGCGAACTTGACTGACTACTCGCTTGCTCTGTTGTCTCCGAATTGGAGTCACACGGCTTACAAGTCGCAGCTCCTTACCATGATTGCCGGTAGCTTTATGCTCCGCTGGCACTCGGACATGACGGGTACGCAGACTATCGGCGTGAATCAGGGCACCACGAAATACGTCGGTTTCGCTGGCTACGTGTCCACGCCGAACCTGCATGACTTGTCGTGGACTGACTCGATTGTGATCCTGTACAACCGGTACTTGTCGTACATGCTCGTGTTCGTCGCAGCGATGCTCGGCGTGTTCGCTCTCGTGCAGATGGTTTCCATCCGGCGAGCGGTCATGAGCTTCATCATTTTCTTCATCGTCGCAGCGGGCGCTATCCCCACGTTGAACTACGTGATCGACCAGACGAACGCTTACAGCGGTAAGGTTCTCAGCGAGAAGTTCACCTACTGGGCGCTCGTCACCCATCAAGCGTATTCATCTGAAATCGACAAGGCCGCGACCGGTGATGATTACGGGAACTACCTGCAAACCGTGTTCAATAACGCAGCCGACATGTCCGGCTGGGTGAGCGACGGTAGTGACGGGAAAGAAAACGAGATTTCTAACCGTGGTGGGGAGAACATTCTCCTCAAGTGGCAGTCCCCGAAGAAGCGCACCGCTGTCGAGTTCGGTTCTGACCTGAGCCGTGCTGTCGCTTCCTCTGACTCCCTGTCGCGCCTGTTGAAGTCCTCCACGCAGAGCGCATACGGCGGTGAAACGTTCCTGAGTGACCCGAACTCGACGTACCTGTACCGCTCCTACGTGGATATCGCTAACCAGTCCCGCTACACGTACCTCGGACTCTCTAAGACCCGTGGTGACGGTAAAGCCGCGTACAACAAGACCCCTGACATGAGTACGTGGACTGAAAGCATGAAGGACGCTTACGACAAGTACCCGGACACGTTGACCGCATACGCGGGCACCGGGTACGCGAACAAGCCCTCCGGTAACAGTGACCCCACAACCCTGTCGTACATCACACCCGTCATGGCTTCCAAGATCGTCAACGACCATATCGGTGACGCATCGAAGCTCGACAACCTCACGTATGGTCAGAACGTGGGTATCCCCACCGGCGCATACCAGTTCAGTCTCGGCGTGTACACGCAAGGCAAGAGCGCTCGCGACCAGATCAAGGAACAAAACCCGGCTGGCTACAACCCGGATAATGAGCCTTACACGGACGCTGACTACAACAGTCTCGGCGCGTTCGGATTGTTCACCGAGTCCCCGTACTACCACTTCTCGTGGTACAACTTCGACCACGGTCTGTCAGCCGCACCGAACGCCTCTAACGGCTGGAAAGACATGCTGCTGTCCGCCCCAGATCAGGGGTACTTCTACAACAACAAGTCCGGCGATAAGGACGCGGACGCGACCATTGACAATAACGGGGAGTTGAAAGACTACCTCGGCATGAAGGAACTGTTCACCTACACGATTCCTTACCTGAAGGCCGCGAACAATGTCGTTGTCGAATACGACAAGAAGTACAGTCTGCGCACCTACAGTAACCTCCCGTTCGAGCCGGGCCATGACGACGAGTACAAGGACAATCCCGAGAACCGTCAAAAGTACTGGCAGAACGTGAACGTTTCGCAGCTCGCGGCGATGTACAGCCCGTGGGTAGACCAAATGTACGAGGCCGGTTACGCGGCCCCGACGAAGGTCTATGCGAACGGCGTGACCTACACGGTGAAAGACCCCTTGAATCCGGCTTCCTACCCGGCTGAGCGTCCGATGGTGTTCTCCCCCTCCGAGATGACTGCTTACGGTCTCACCGAGTCTGACCTGACTCCCGTTGAGTCCCGCATCATGCGCGTCTTGCGGAACACTAAGACCCCGTTCTTGGACCTGTTGAACTACTACACGTTCCAAGACAACGTGCTCAACTCGTCTGCCGCGATGATGACCACGTTCGAGTTCAACCAAGTGTTCTCAGACGCTACTGTTCTGGGCGTTCAGACCGGTAGCCAGCTCTACCCGCAGGCATACGAGTTGAAGAACTTCAGTTTCGACGCATACATGCGCCTCATGCTGGCGAACTCGCTGCAAAAGCCCGCATTACTGTCGTCGAATGATACGAACTTCTACCAACAGGTCATGCAAGAGTCGTCGATCACGACCGCTATCATGCTCCTCGCGGTGGACGTGACCAGTATCTACGTGGTTCCGCTCCTCAAGTACGGTGCGATCATCGCGATTGTTTTGGTTGCGATCTTGCGGTCTATGGCCTCCGCGTGCCGCGTGAGCGATGAGAAGGCAACAAGTGGACTGTGGAAGCACATTCTGCGGCCTATCCTCGCTATCGGCGTGATCGGGTTTATCCACGTCGGCATTATTTCCCTCCTGATTGGTAGTCCCGCGAGTGGCGTGACCGGCCAGTTGGGTAGCAGTATGGCTGTCGGTGACCCGGTGTTGCTCCTGCTCATTGTCGCTGCGCTGAACGTGGCTATCTCTATCGTCTATTTCATCCTGCTACGCGCGTCTACGAAGGAAATTGTCGCGTCCGCTAAGGTCATTGGTTCTAGCCTTGCGGCTGCGGGTTCAAGCCTCGCTGACATGGCACGTAGCGGCATGAGCCGTATGCGTTCGTTCGGTGGTGGCATGGCGGCTGGCGCTGGCGTTGCTGTCGCGGCGGGCCGTGGTGCCGGTAGCGCGGCGGTTCGTGGCGCTCAGGGTGTTTCTAGCCGCGTGAAGGCCGCTACCGCTGTCCACGCTGAGACGGAAGAGCCTCGCGATAAGACGAAGGCCGCTGACTTCAATAAGCAGACCCTTAAGGGCGACAGTGCGAATGACCTGGCGAAGAAGAAGGAAAAGAAGCAGGTCATCGAATCGAGTATTTCTAAGGGCCGTAGGACCATTCAGTCGAACGCTGATTCTAAGAAGGCGTAACCGTGCTGATCGCGTTCTTATTGTTCATCCTGTCGCTGGGACTTAAATGCGCGTCCCTAGCTTCCAGAGCAGCGTTTAACGTCGCTTTGGCGGCTGGGGGCGAGCAATCCCCTAGTGGGGTGCTGCGAAGTACTCGTGCGGGCGTGTGGAAGCTCCTACGGTTCTTTTCGCGCCTCGTGGATGCCCTGAACGCTCTCATTGTCGCCTCGTGGTTGACGTTCGTTGCCGCTGTCATGGCAGCACTCCTCGCAGTGAACACAAGCGTGTTCCTCCTCACCCAAGACCCTGAAGTACTCAAACAGCTCGGCTCCACGTCGGCTGGCGTAAAGAGCGGACAGAAGGGCGGAAACCAAGGCGGAGAGTATTCCAGTGGTCAGGGCATACCCGCTGTCGCAGCCTCCCCTAACCAGATTGGCTCAGCGATTGTCGCTAACGCGAAATGGGCAAGTAGCCAGAAAAACTACACCTACGACTGGGGCGCTCGCGGGCCAAACGGTTACGACTGTTCCGGCTGGGTGTCAGCTCTCCTCCTCATGAGCGGGTGGACGATGGACGGCTCCGGTAAAGCCGTGCAGCTTCCCGCTGACCAAGACCGCGTTATCGTCGGCAAGTCGAGTGCCGATCAGGTGACAAGCAAGCTCTCAGCTTCCTCTGGCACATTCCGCGCGGTGTCCCGCCCGTTTAATGGTGACGTGAACTCCCTGAAGCCGGGAGACATTATCAGCGGCCCCGGCCACGTGGGTGTCTACATTGGGGACGGGTGGATTAGTCACGCTTCCACGCAGGGCGCTCACGTGAAGAAAGGCCCGTCGGCTGACTCTGAGGATATTTCCGATGTTGGCTTCCAGCAGGGGTATTTGACGCAGTGGGTGACGCATTATCTCAGGTTTGAGTGACCACTAGAAGCGTATAGCTATACGCGAATGGAGGCGCGAATGCATAAAAGGCTCAAAATGCACGGGGCCGAGACCTCATGTAGCGCATATATGGTGCATAGTTACGCGCAGAGTTCGTCTCGCCCCGCATCGAAGCCCCTCCCAAAGGAAAACCCCTTGTTACGCACCCGGCCATACTCCTATAAAATAGGTACACTATAGGCTAGTATGTTTAATAGACTCAACGAACCATCACATCAACCGAAAGCATAAGAATGAGCGACAACCTCACAGACCAGTACGACTACCATCCCCGCACCGGGGATGAAACCCTGCGCATCCCCCTTGGCCTAGAGTTTCAGCCCGCAACGACAATGGCTGACTCTAAACACCAGCGCCGCATCGCAGCGATGATCGCCTTACCCGTGACCGCCGTTGTCTGCCTCGCCTGCCTCGCGTGGGTTCCGATGGCCGCGCTCATCAAGGTTCCCCTGTTCCTCCTCGTCATCCCCCTAGCTGTCCTCTACGCTTGCCGTTTCCTCCTCCTCGACGAACGCACCGTGCGCCGCGCATGGAAAGGCATGAACGAACGAGACCTCATCATGCCCGAAGGTAAACTCTGGGGCATTTACCGTATCGACGACGACGCTCCCTACATCTGCTATTTCGTCGGCGGACAAATCGGCATCTACCTCCTCGCCCACAAAGGCATGACCGTGGGCCGCACACAAGGCAGAGACGTGAGCGCAAACTGGGACGGATTGGCAGACGCATACCAAGAAGCCGGTAAACGCAACATCACCGTCCGACACATCGACTTCATGGGCACCCTCGACGACCGACCACGCTTTGAGCGCATGTACACCGACCTCGCACAAGCCCCCAATGAGGACTTCCGTAACATCGGGACCGCGATCATCGCGAACCTCGAAGAAGAACAACGCGCCTCCCGCACCCCCAGTGACGTGTTCTGCCTATCAATGGACGCTTCCCGCGCGTCCGCAGAAGCCCTCATCGAAGGATACCGAGCGTTCTCCTCTATCCTCATCAGCCGGGGTAACTGGATGAGCGTTCAACCCCTTGACCGCACGCTCCTCGGTCAGCTCACCGAAACGATCTACGGGATTGACAACTTCTCTGTCGCAGACGCTCTCAACAGTTCCGTTTCCGCTTCCTACTCTGGGAGCATTCACCCGATTTACGTGGAAACAGCAGGCGGACAAAAGCGTTACAGCAGTGACGAAACTTCACACGAAAGGGTTACGAAGTGAAGATTTGCATAATTCTGGATACGCACCTTGAAAAGGTACTCAGCTTTGCGCGCGGTAACGCAGATGCGGCAGAGTTCTCCGGGTATCACAGTGTCAAAGAGTTCTACGAGACCATTGCTATCAAGAACGAGTCTTTCGACCGGATTCTTGTCCTCGCAAACAAGGAAATCGCAGCAAGCGAACTACGACTCCTCGACACGTATCTCGCAGACGCACAGCGCGAAAACGTGGTCCAGCAGATCGACGTTATCTGTTTCGCACAGAACGAGCAGGTAGCACTAGGGTTCGTTCGCGGCATCACCTACCCGTTGGCGTGCGCATTGGAGTCCACCACATTGTCTTGGCCCCAATTCTTCAAGGACGCTGGCTCACTGTCGTTCATCGAGTTCCAAGACGCACACAAGACCTACAGTAACGAGCTGCCCACGATCACCTCGCAGGCCCCCGAAGAAACCCGCCAGTACGCTGCCCCCACTGTGGTTGCTGAGCAGGATTTCGCGTCATTGGGTGTGGCCCACTCGGACACGATGTACTTTGACTCTGACGACGAGGACAGTGCGGAACTGAGCGAATACCCCCAGTTACAGCTCAATGACTTCCCCGCACTGTCTGAAGCGTTCCCCACCTACGTTGAAGCCCAAGGCGGGGCGTTCCCTGTGCTCAACACCGGGGCGCGCGTCAACATCGTGATCGGCTCTACTCCGAACCGACTGTTCACCTACGCGCGTACCCTCGCTGACTACTGCTCGCAGCGCGGTTACAGCACTCTCATTGCCAGCACTGTCAACAATGAGCCGTTCTTATCCCACGTGACGAGCAACCCGGACTTTTACACCGAGTTCCACCGCTCACTGTCCATCAGTACCCCCTACCAGCAGACACAAACCCTGTACGTGACCAGCCCCAACGCGGGAGAAACACTCACCCCCGGTGGCCTCGATGAACTCACCGGCCTCATCCCTCGTTTCGACTACACGATCATTCCCGTTTTCCTCAGTGGAGACAATGACTACGCGACGCAGATCAAAACGATCTCTAAAGCGTTCCCCGCGTCTATCCACTGGGTGAGCGGCACCGCGTTCCTCGACGCTTCCCCGCGAGTGAAAGCAATCGCAACGATGCTGAACAATTTCGTGTCCCGCGAGCGCTTTGACGACGACCTCCAAGAAATCGTCGCATCTAACGGCTGGCTGTACGCGGGCGAACCGAGTGAAGAACTCGCGATGAACGCCACGCGCCTCGGGCAAAAGTTCGTGTGGAACCGTGACCCGATGTTCCGCCAGCTCCGCTTCCTTGCGCAAACCGTCGAGGTATCGGCATGAAAATGCTCATCTCCAACACGGCCCCCGCGAGAGGGTTCCCCTCATGGGTGACGTACACGAACGTGGAGGACGCGCGCCGCGCCTTGGGTTCCCTGTCGCTGGACGCGCTTGTCATCCACCACAGTGACGACGCTCCCGTGACCATCGCCCAGTTCGTGCGCGACGCGCATAAAGAAGCCCCCAACGCGACGATCATCTACCCGTCGGACACTCCGTCACCGTTGGTGCGTATCGCCGTATCCACGTGCGGTGGAATCGTCACTAACGGCTCCTACATGGACACCGAGGACGCTCTTAACGGGTTCCTTGAAGCGATCACACTGTTCGGTAACGAAAGCCCCGCAGACGGCGCTATCAGCGTCCTCAACGGCGCTACAGACATCGCCCCGCACCTGTCACGCGCAGCCCAAACCCTCATCAGCGAATACAAGAAACTCGACGACACTCAAACAGTGGACGGGAGCGCAGCATTAGACGCTGTTCTTGAACTCGCAGCCGGATATAGTCGGTTCTCAGAAGAAAACGCTATTCTCCGACAGAACGCGAAGCGCACGAAAACCGGTCGCACAGCAGACTCTTCCGTGTCAGTGAAAGTATTCCCCCGCGTCGAATACTCGGGCGCGAAAACCGTGTACCGCGTGAAGGTTCTCGGCTCCATGAAGTACCTCAAGTCATTCATGATGGGCTTCCAGAACTACCTAGAGTCCGTGGAACACGTGCGATGCAGGCTCATCTTTGTCATGCCTCCCGGAATCGTGTACAACGCCCTGTACAAAAACTATGCGTGGATTACGCCAAAAACCGAAGTCGCCGCCCCTGAACTCGCGGCCCGTATCGTGTTCACCCAACACCCCACAAGCGGTGTCCTTAATGACATGCTCCTCGCCTCCACTGCGTTTGACGCGGCCATCATCGTGGACTACACAACTCATCTGAGTTGGCACATCATTGAGCACATCGGGCCGCACCGCCGCAACGTCCTGTTCGCAGTAGAAAGCGAAGGCACTGCAAACAGGCTCGCGAAACTCAACAAAGCTCACACGTTCACGTCCGTGGGCGCGGCACCTAGTCTCCTCATGTCAGTCCCCGCCCTCGTCGAATACCCGGCGAACGAGTCATTGCGTCGCGTCGCATACGCGAAATGGACTGAGCTATATCGGCTCCTTGATGCTGCTTCACTCTCCCAGAAAGACTAACCATGCCAACCAAAACCCCTAAGCGACGTAAGAAAGTCCAAGAAATCCCGTTTTGGAAGCTCTGGCAGTGGATGATTCAACGCTCGACGAACCGTAACATTTCCGGGCGGTTCCCCGCACGCAACCACTCCTTGTACACGGACGATCTTGCGCTCATGTCAGGCCCCCAAAACGTCACCGTTTTCTACACGATTGACGCATACGACCATGAGGTTCCCCTGTTCATGCGCAGCAGGCTCCGTGCTCGTCTCGGTTCCTCGCAGTACACGCTCGCGTTCTTCACGACCGCCACGCCGTTTGACGCGGACTGGACTAAAGGCAAATTGAAGAACCTCCTCACGCAGAGCGACAACCTCCTCAGCGGGAAAGTAGACATGCCAACGTCTACGAACAATCTTCCCGAGAAGGAAGCCCAAGACGTTGCCCGTAAGCTCCGCCGCGCACACAGCACGCGATTCTTCAAGGAAGAAACCGAAGCTGGGCGCAGCGTGTTCACATTCCAGTCCTACATGGCTCTTTCTGGGCCACGCGGGGAAGGCTTTGACCGCGCTCTTGAAGCAATCGTGAAGGAAGCCGCAGAGTGCGGGCTTCACATTAGCCGCGTGGAAGATGACATCGCCTCGTTCCTGTCGGCTTCAAGCGCGTTGCGGCCCGCGTCGCGTGGCATTGGCCGTAGGACCGGGAAGATGACGCTCCCCGATGAGATCATTTCCCGTTTCTCCGGCTACGACCAAGGCATTATCGGTAGCCGTGGCATGTACATTGCGACGGACATTTCCACGCTCTACCCGATTCTGAAGCTCTTCCACGCCTCGGGCATGAGCGCCGAGAACGTCCTCGTGATCGCACAGACCGGTGGCGGTAAGTCCTACATCGTGAAAACGTGGCTGATCGGATTCCTCAACGACCCGCGCATCCGCATCACCGTCAACGACGTTGAAGGCAGCGAATACGAACCAATCGCCGCCCTATACGCGGCACAAAACCCGGAAGATGTCGTGATCGTAGACATGGGCGGACACGACGGGAAGTACTTTGACCCCCTCGAAATCGCTGTTTCTGAGGACCGTATCGCAGACGACATGTCCATGTACGACGTGTCCGCACAGTACACGCTCGCATACCTGTCAGCCCTCGTCGGACGCGGCTCAGACAGTGAATGGGCGCGGCAGATTCTCCAAAGCGCAGTGTCCACGACCTACTCTCGCGCGGGAGTGTCCTCCCTCGAACCGCACACGTGGCATCGCAGTGAAGGGTTGAGCCTGTTCGACGTGTACGCGGTTATCAAGCAGCAGCACGAGATGATCGTGGGCGGTCACAGTGACGACTACCGTCTCACCGACCCGGCGTTCGCTCAAACACTCACGTTTATCCGCGCGCAGCTCGCAGAGTTCTTTGAGCCGGACGGAGCGAGCCGACACATCTTCTCCCACCGAGTGTCAATTAAAAGCGTGAAGGACGCGCGGTTCGTGTCCGTCGCTTTGGGCATGGCATCACGAACCTCAAACACGATGGACGACATCAGTGTCCAGATCGCGCACCTGTCCACGGCTGTCGTCCACCACGCTCGCTCTGTGGCGTGTAAAGCCGCTGGGAAGTTCAACGCAACCGTGTGGGAAGAATTGCAGCGATGGGCGCGTATTCCCGGCGCGAAGGAAATTATCGGCACGGCCCTCACGGGTGGCCGAAAGATGGGCGATATCAACCTCATTGTTTCCAACGAGCCGGGACAGTTCCTCGACAAGGCAAACGGCCTCGATATTCTCGGCAACATCCAGTCGTGGGCTATCGGCTACTTGGGTAGCAGTGAGGACCGTAAGGGCCTTGCTCACGCCCTGTCCAGTGGCGAGAACGGGTTCAGTCAAGACGTGATCGAACGCGAACTTGAACGTATCGCAGCAAGCTCAAACACCGCTGAAGCCTACAACGGTCTCAGCAGTGAACTATCGAGTGCGTATAACCGCGCGTTCCTCATCTGCCTGAATCAAGCTGTCCTCACGGTCGGTAAAGTCATGCTCCCCGATTACATTGCCGAAAGTAGTCTGTTTAAGACCGGTACGAGCCGAGACCCTGAAGAAACAGTCCTCGACGGCGTACTCTCGCAAAGCGTGGACGATGGCCCGCACCTTGAGACAACGATTCTGGAAAGCGAAGTCGATAAGATTCTCGCAAGCGAACCGACACTGCCCTCCGCTTTGGGGCGCGGTAAGCACGCGGCAATGCCAAATAAGGCCGATAGTGAGCCGAGTGCTGATGATTTCTTTAATGGCATCGAGTAAAAATCTCAGACGGTCCTAGAAAGGTTAAGGGAGTGGACGAGAAACTAAAAACGAACGGTGTAGGTCAGTGGGTGAAAACCCACCGGGGCACCACGGCAGGCATTGTCGTTGCGTTGGTGATCGCGCTACTGATCGGCACATACGGTCTCGTGCGGTCACGCAGTGCACAAGCGAACGTCGATAAAGTACGCGCAGAAGTCGCAGCATCCGCATCAGCGAAAAGCAATGCTTCCGCGTCGAGCGGCCCTGAAGGCGTAGACCAAGTTCTCATGCGCCAGCAAGACAAGCTACGCGAAAAGTACGGCACCCCCAAGGATGGGTTCATTTGGGACACCGACGGCACACCCCTGTCGCTGGGGAACAAGGACACGGCTCCTGATGAGGTCGTGTACACGTACATGCGCGCCTTGAACACGCTGGACTTTTCGACCGCACAGTTCTACTCGCGTCGCAGTAGCGTCGTGACAACTTACGCGGACTATTTCGATTCTTCTACCGCGTCAACATCTGACTTTAAGGACCAGTACAAGCGGGAACGCTACCGTCTTGGCCTGTTGTCCTTGCAGGTGCAGAGCGTGTCTCGTAGCGCGAACTTTACGGGCGATAAAGAGTCCTACACGGTGCGCGCAAAGATGATCGACATGAGTAACAAGAGTTTCTGGCTCAAGGACAAAGACAAGCTCTTTGCTCAGCTCAAGGACGCGATGAAGGGTGAGGCTGACTCGGCTAAAGGCCAGCAGATCGCTTACCAGTACGTGACGAACGCTTACCAGCAGTCCATTGACCATCTTCAGACCGGTACGACGAGTGATAGTGACGTTCCCATGCGTGAGGTGTCATTCGATATCACCGTGCAGCGCTATCCCGCGCAAGACACCGGGTGGCTGGTCTCTATCGACAAGGACCTCGACAACCTCCTGAAAGACTCTGATGGTGTTGACCCCGCGTCCTACATCATTGACCAGTACAAGGATTGGGCGCGCTGATGTTAGTCACGCTTATCACGATGTTTTTAATCCTGTCGATCTCGTGGGTGAAGTCGCTTGATATGAACGAGTCCACGAAGAATAGCTTTTACGTGGTCGCCGTGCTTATCGCTGTTGTGACCGTGCTTGTGTCTCTATTTTTGGTGAGGTGAACCCGTGGCTTTTAACTCTGATGATGATGAAGCGTTGCGACGCTACCAGCAGCGCACGCACCAGCCGACGTATGCTCCGGGAATGGGTGACAGTAACTTGGATTGGGGTATGCCCGAGAGGACTATCAGCGGCCCTCAGCTCGCCCCCTATGCGTCCAGCGGCTTAGGGCAACCCGGCGGCATGTCTTTTGCTCATATTGGGCAAGACCAGACCGCGAGCGCACAGTCCACGGCAGAGCGCGCGGCAATGGCAGCAGGTCAAGCCTCATGGCAGTTCACGAAAGAAGCCGTGAAGGCTTCCAAGGACCATACGGCTGACACCGTTGCCGAGACCGGGCTGAGTGCGCTCAAGCTCTCGGCGGGCACGTGCGTTGCGGGCACTCTCCTCACGCTGCTCAGCATCTTTGTTCCCGTCTTGTCTTTTGGCGCGTATGTCCTCTTGGGCGGCATGTTTTCTGCCATGTGTGGCGCGCTCTTGTTCACTGGCGGGTTCTCGCTAAGCACATTGCGCGCGCGCAAGAACCGCCCCGCCCCCGAGCCGGTTGCCGAGACACCCGCTCCCTTGCCGCAGCCCGCCCCGGTTGAGCCTGCTTTCAGCAGTGAGCCGGTAGTAGAAGCCGCTCCCACGGTGGAGACAGAGGAAGAGGACTTGGGGTGGGGTGACCTCCTGCCCGCCCAGCCAGTCTCGACGGGAATCCCCCGCGAAGCCGACGTGCCCGAGGGCATGAAAGGCATGTACACGCGCGGGTTCCTCTTTGAGAAGTTCTCGGCCATCCTCCCCCGCATTAACCCGTCGATTAGTGCGTGGACGACCTACCAGAAGGACACGTCACAGTGGGCTGTGTTCGCTGAAATGATTTACGGCGCGGCGAAGCAGATCAACACGCCTGAAGATTCAATGCCTGAGCTGTTGAGCGCGCAAGAAAACCAGTTCATGTACGTGTTCACCGTGTCGCGCGGTTCCCGACTGTCTCATGACAAACTCGCAGAAGAACTCGCAGACATCTACCGCTACGACGAGCGAGGCGTGGAAGAACACCCGAACGCGCGCGCCGTTGGCTTCAAGTCCGGCTCGAAGGCGTTCATTCACCTGTACAAGGGTGATGGTGGAATCATGCTCTCAACCGGCGACCTGTATCAGGACAAGGGCGTGCGGGACTTTATTCTCAACCCGCAGAACAAGCTCCCTGTCGTGATCGGCGTGGACAGTATGGGTAAGCCACAGTACGGCTCCCTGTATGGGTTGAACTCGATTCTTGTTGCTGGCCCTACCCGTTCAGGTAAGTCAGTGTTCGCGAAGAATCTTGTGTGCCAGATGTCAGCGTATGCGCCTCCGACGGAGATTCAGTTCGCTATTTGCGACGCGAAGGGCGAAGCCTCTGACTATGCGTCGTTGAACCTGCCGCACATTCGCCGCAAGGCTTTTACGTCGAGCGATATTTTGGAGACTCTACGGTTCATTGCCAATGTTGAGGTTCCCCGTCGTTCCAAGATGTTCGCTGAGTCTGGTCAGGTGAACATTCTGGACTTTAAGAAGCTCAACCCGGATGTGGAATTGCCGTTCATTTACATGCTGTTCGATGAGCTTTCCACGATCAGTGACGGCATGGGCAGTGACCTGTCTGAGTATGAAGCATTGTTCAAGAAGGTGACGAACACGTTCGCGTCGCTCGGTATTTACATCATTGTGACCCCGCAGCGCGCAGTGAACTCTCACCTCCCGGCGGATGCTATTAAGCAGATACGCGCAGCAGCAGTGTTGCGGACGAACGTTGCTGAGGACGTTGTGCGCGCACTGGGTATTCGCACGGCAAGCGAGTTCCCCTACGCTTTGTCGCATCCCGGCGACATGGGAGCGAAGTTTCCCTTCGTTCAAGACGGTGCGCCGACGTTCATTAAAGCCGCGATGCTCGCAGCCGACCAGAGCGAGACCACGGCGATCTCTGGCTACATTTCCTCCTACTGGGAAAAGCTCGGTTTTGAGCCTGCTTCCAACCAGCCGATGACTGTGCCGACGTTCTACGACATGGCAGACGACGATGAGGAAGAAGAAGATGACCTGTTGGTCGAAGAAACCACTGAGACCACGGAAGAGGCAGCTATCAGCGCCTCGGACGCAGAAAAACTGGACTCGTCTAGCATTTGGGGACTTTTGCAATGAATCTCGAACTCGACCCTACGGTGGGTAAACGCTTGAACGATCTTCAAGGCCCGTATCACTTGGGCCGCGTGATCGGCACATGGAACTACGACGAGGTGAAAGCAGCGTTTTTCGCGGAGTTCGAGGCGAAGGAACGCGCCCAAGGGTTCAGTTTCCTCTCCCACCCGCGTCGCATTACCCCCGCTGATCGCAGTAAGTACCTTAAGCCGTTGCGTCTGGCTCAAGAAGAACAGTTGTTGACTCCTGACATGCTGACAATGCTCCTTGGGGAACTATCAGAAGATGAGCTTGTGGCGGAAGCGTCTAAGCCGCGTCCAGCTATCCAACCGCGCGAGGTAGAGCAGGTGGCGCGTAAAGCCTCTACAGAGCCTCACATGCCCGCTAGGAAGCCTGTAGAGCGCCCGGAAGCCCAGAAGGTCGCTGAGAGCGTGTACACGGCCCCTACGACGCTTAGAGCGTTCCTAGAGGAACATCCCGGAGCGACCATCCAAGAAGCCGAACAGTTCTTCCCCCGCAGGGCCATTGAGAAAGAAATCAAACTCGGTCGCGTCCGATGGAGCAAGGGACGACTCAACCTATGAGCGCAGCCATTGAACGAGTCAAAATCGCCCACGTCAGCCCCGACCCCAGTGACTACCTATGCGAAGCGTGCGTGTATGTCAGTGGAATCATGCTCCTCACTGGCGTTCGTCTTGTGCTCACCGCAGGCGGATACTCTCTGAGAATGCCTACGGGCCGTAGTGCGGACGGGAAGCAATACGAACTGTTCCACCCCACTGATAAGAAGTTCTACAACGATCTTTTACAGGCCGTGATTGAGGAATACTACGAGGCCGTGAAAGCCTAGAACTAGCGGAAATGGGCATAAAGAAACGGGGCCATGACGACAACAGGAAAGCGTCACGGCCCCGTTTCTAGTTCAATCACATCACAATGTTCCACTAGACATAAAGACCAGTGTGAGTGGACGGGGGATGTCCACTAAACGCAAGAATAGCACACCTGGCCAAAAATGTACCTTTTAGGCACACCGTGTCATGTCTTGCATGGCTTCTTCCCATGTTTGTGTCATGCGTGGCGCGCATTCTCCCCACGGGGTGAACGTTATTCCCCCGCGAGTGAGAAGGTGGTCCCACTCAGCGGGCCAAAAAGGATTTGGGAGTCCCTTGTCTACGGCTTCCACCATTTTGCGGATAGCAGCAGCCGCGCGACGTGGGACGCTTTCTCCCTTGGTGGTATCGCACGTGAAGTACACGGACCCGCCGTGGATACGGACGCGGTAGAAGCCAAGCGCCTTGCCTGTGGGAGCGTCGCAGAGCTGTTGTATGAGCATGGGTGCGAAGTCTGTCCGCCCGATTGGGGAGGGTGAGGCGTTGATGAGGCGTAGCCACAGCCATTCTGGGCTGGATTCGTCATCAGAGTGGATGAGAGTGTCACTGTCGCCGGGGAGGGTGGCGCACGTGTGGGAGAGGAAGTCGAGGGGAGACTTTTCCAGTTCAAGTGGTGGGACCATGCGTTCAGATTATGGACCATCCTTGTGAACATGCTGTAAGTCACATGCATGAAATATAAGACACCAAAAACCGTCCCAAACTGGACGCAACTGCCAGACAGGGTTGTTAGGCTAAAGTCACCAAACCAACCAACAACCACATAGGAGCGTACCAATGCGCAAAAAGAAAACCGCTGCCGTGTCCAATGTGAAAGCAATGCTTGTTTTCACGCTTGTAGCCGTCATCGTACTGGCAGTCTTTTGGGCTATCGGAACTGTACGACATGCATCCACCCCCACTACCGCGCCGACAAGTACGGTCAGTGTCCAAGCGACCCCCGCGCAGGGCGGAACGCTCTCAACCCTTGACTCTCTGAAAGTCGTAGACAACCCCAAGCCCAACGGGAAATACGACCGTGTAACCAACTTTGGCCCCGCGTGGAAAGACGTAGACCACAACGGGTGCGATACGCGCAATGACATTCTCGCCCGCGACCTGACCAATATCTCCTACCGGACAGACGAAGCGAAGAAAGCAAATAAATGTGTCATCGTTTCCGGTAGCCTCGCAGACCCCTACTCGGGCACCCAAATCGTTTTCTCCAAGAAGAACGCTTCCAAGGTCCAAATCGACCATGTTGTTGCTCTAGAGAACGCATGGCGTAGTGGCGCTGACAAGCTCACCCAAGACCAGCGCGAAGCCCTCGCAAACGACCCCGAGAACCTGCTCGCAGTAAACGGCAGCGACAACCAAGCTAAAGGCTCCAAGGACGCAAGCCAATGGATGCCCCCCAACGAGGCGTTCGCTTGCACATACGCCTCTAGGCAGGTCGCAGTGAAAGCCAAGTATGGGCTGAGCGTGACGAGTGCTGAGAAGAAAGCCTTGGCTGACACGCTCCAAAAATGTGGCCTGACCGACTAGCCATAGTCGCATAATTTAGGTACACTATAAGGGTGGTTGCAACGCCACCAATAAAAACCGAAAGAACAAACCAATGACCACCACGCAAACCAAAGCACAAGAACGCTACGAGCGAGAAAAAGCGCGACACATGATCGCAATTGCCCGCAAGAAAGCTCAGGCTTACAAGACCGAAGCCAACGCAGTACGACGCGGCGGCAAGAACTAGCTCCCAACCTCCCCCACGCCAATACGTTTACTTGTATCGGTTCAATCGAAAGGAAACATCATCATGGCCGATGTGAAGAAGCTCCGTCCCTCTAAGAAGTGGGACATCCTCGCACCCAAGGTTCTCATCATCGTTAGCGTCCTCGAAAAGGCATTGAAGAACGCGCGCGCTATGGCCTCCGGCTATATCCTCGACAATCTTGACGAGCGTTTCGCAGGAACCAAGCAGAAGGGCGGCTACAAGTTCGGCGGCGACGGAATGGGAACCTCCGGCACGATCACGTGGGTTCGCCCCGGAAGCGCATACAAGATCGACGACGCAGCAGCATTCGCCACGTGGTGCGAAGAACATGAGATTTACGATCATGGCGCAGTCATGACCGTAACGTTCCCCGCAGCATCTAAGGCATACCGTGAACTTGACTCGATCATCGAACGCGAAGGCGGGGAACTCCCCGCAGGCGTGTCTGTCAAGTCCGAAGAAGCCATGCGCGGCACGCTCCGCGTCTCTCTTACTGAGGAACAGCGCGCTCACGCACTCGACACCGCTGTTACCGTCAAGTCCCTCCTGACCACTCTCAAGATGGGCGACGACGAACTCCCCACCAAGTAAACCCACTGTGGCGGGCGTGCTCTCCCAAACCAAAAGCGCGCCCGCCGCCCCAAAACTTTCACACACCAAACCACAACAACCACTAGGACTAGGACAATGGACTTTTCGCAGCTCACTTTCGACCAGCGCATCATGTACGCGCGAGAACTCGCAGACACTAACACAGTCCTCCCCTCCGCATACCGCCACAATTCAGGCGCAATTCTTTTCGCAATGGAGATGGGCGAAGCAGCCGGACTCACTAACCTCTCCACAGTCATCAACGGTATCCACTTAATCCCCACGTCCTCGGGCGAAGTAAAGCCCACCATCAGCGTGAACACAATGACCGCAGTAGTTCTCAAACACGGGTTCACGCTCACTGAAACCTACGACGAAGCAACCAACACGGCTACAGTGACCTTGACGCGCCCCGCAGCTTCAGGAAGCAAGAAAGAAACCTACACGGCCACGTGGGACGAGCAGCGCGCCCGCCGCGCCCACCTATGGGAGTCCAGTACGTTCTGGACACAGCACCCGCAGACCATGCTCACCAACCGCGCTATCGCTGAAGTATGCCGCCGCCACGCAGCCGACGTGCTGAACGGCCTCATTTACACCAGTGAAGAACTCTCCATCGACCATGAGACACAGTTCGAGCGCGCCTACGCTCCCGTGAAAGCCGAACTCGACTACCTACAGTTAGACGACGAAGCCCTCCAAAACATCACCGGGTTCACGCTCGACGGCTTACAGACCCGCACCACGGAAGAACTCACGGCAGAAATTCTCCCCGCTCTTGTCTCCTACGAGCATGAGCGCAACATGGCTGAAACCGTGGACATTAAGGTTGAAATCGAAGCGCTCTCCGCAGCAATGTCCGACATGTCCCCCGGCGCTAAGCGCGCACTCATTAAGAAGTGCATTGCCCCGTCTCGCACGTATGAGACGATGCGCCCCAGTGAAGCAAGTGCCTTGCTCAGGGAGATGGAGAAGCAGCGTTCTCACATTCAGAACGTCCCCGTGAAGCAGGATAATGCGCCTGCCCCCGCTCAGGGATACGCGCAGCAGCCGCCGCGCAACATGCCTACCCCTCCCCCCGCTGGCTCAGCCATGCAACCCGCACAGCAGCCCGCAGCGCAGCCCAAGGCTCCCGCGCGCCCCCCGCTTTTAAGCGCAGCCCAGTGCGAACTCTCACGGCTCATTGAAACGAGCTTTGACTACCTTGAAACCGAAAACCTCTACGCCGACTTTGGGTTCGCCCATCCCGTGAACGTCGCGTCGCTTGACGACGACACGGTACGCCGTATGCTCATCAACGTCCGCGAACGCTTGGGCACCGCAGGAAGCGATCTCGAAGAAGCCCGCAGGCGAGACGAAGCCGAGATTGAAGAAACCCGCAGGCAAGAAGCCGACGAACTTGAAGAAGCTCTCGATTCGGTTGGCGACATGGAAGGACTGTACTGACCATGACCTCACGCAAGCCCCCTAGAAGCACAGGCCCCAGCCCTGAAACCCGCATGTTGGTTTACAACCGTGACGGGTGGCGGTGCGCACGGTGCGGGAAAGACATCACGTACATTCAGTCCTCTATCCAGCACCGTAAAGCACGCGGAATGGGCGGCACGAAAGACGAAGAAATCAACAGTCCCGTCAACCTCATCGTCCTATGCGGAAGCGGCACCACCGGGTGTCACGGGTACGTGGAAACCCACCGGGAAGAAGCCCGCGAGCGCGGGTGGGCCGTATCCCAATGGGCTGACCCCGCTGATATTCCCGTCTCCTACCCAGACGGGCCGCGTTTCCTCTTCCCGGACGGCTCCTACACGTACATTGCACTCGCGTAAACCAAACCCAAACCAGAAAGCCCACCATTATGCGACCAATGCGCAAGTTCGTTAACGACATCATCATCACCAACAGCAAAGAATCATGGCGGCAGCAAGGAATCTGCTCCCAAACTGACCCGGACATTTGGTTCCCCGGCGCGGGACAGTCCGCGCAAGCCAGACTGGCAATCGAACTGTGCTCACAGTGCCCCGTGCGTATCGAGTGCCTAGAAGCCGCACTCACCTCAGAGGACGAGGAACGCGGCATTTGGGGCGGCACCACCATGAAGGAGCGTAAGGAAATGCGTGAAAGTCTTGCTCGTAGGCAAGAACTCATTGCAAGCTAGACTGCGCAGACACAAAAAATGAGCGGGCCGAGACCAGTCACCACAGACTGTCTCGGCCCGCTCTCTTTTACTCGCCGCCTCTTGCTTTACGACAAGGCGCTGTAGTGGCCTTATTAGCTGTTCAACGACCGGAGAATGTAGGCGAGCATTTCTTCCTCGGTTGCGGGGGCCTTGAAGTCCACGGCATCCCGTAGCAGACACCATGCGCTCTGTTTGAGAACGAATATCCCTTCACCGTTCTGGCCGGTGCGCTGCACTAGGTGCTTCCCCTCCCCAATATCGAAGTAACTCCATTCCCAGCCACGCTCACCGTAGCGAATGATCGTGATGTCATCTGCCGTGTAGACGTGCTTCGTAGCGCCCTTTTCGGGTTCGCCGTCGATAGTAAGCTCCCGCTTCAGCGCTTCCGCTGTGATCGCCACACACACCGGGTTTTCTGACTCACCGTAGCGAATCAAGATTTTCTCCTGACCGGCTTGCATCTTCTTTTGAGCAACCCTATCTCGCTCGAAAGCGTAGATGGCGCGCGCCAGTTGCTTATGCCACAAGTAACGTTGCGCCTCTCCCCCGCGCACGTCCTTACAGTTAGGGACAAGCAAGTGAACAACGCCGGTCTCAAGCGCAATATCCAACAGGCGCAGGCCCTTAATGTCTTTACGCAGGCCGGTAAGTTCCTCATCGGGAACCTCGCGGACCTTCTTGACCTTCAACACGTAAGGCCAGTGGCGCTTCACTGATCGTTCTGTGCGAATACGAGCCTTCTCGCCAGTGAACGCGGTCAGGTCTGAGACCTCGACGCGCTTCAACAGCTCAGCGAGGGGCGTGTCCGATGCGTCGTCCGCGTTACCCGCGTCGTCCGTGAATAGCGGCATGGTCTCCCACTCGCCGTCCTTGCCCCACAGGAGCGTAGAAGAACAGTAGTCAACGACGATGCACTCCTTGTAGTCGGTGCGCTCCTTCAAGTGGCTCTCGGCAATGCCCTTAACAGCTTGGGGCGTGAACAGTACTCCGACACCAAGCACTTCGCTTTCCGCGCCCTCAATGTCAGCAACAACGTCAATCACTTTCTTCGCGTCACCAGAAGCCTCATCCTTGTGCTTAAGCGCAGCAGCCTTCACAACATCAGGGGTGACCTCTTTCGAGGCGTTAACGCCCGACAGACGCCACACAGCCAAGTAATCCTTAGTGGCAGTCGGGTGAACAACCATCATCAGCAGTTCCATGTTTCTCTTTTCCTTCCTCGGCTTGGAACAACACTCACGCTTAGAACGCCACCTCACGACCACACTGCCGCATAAACAGCTGTGGCGCTATCCCCTGTGAGGACAGCGCCACATGCTCCAAACCAAAAGCACAACAACCAGAAAGGAGGGCATTACCCACGTGCCTGTTAATTAGTATAAAAACCTGCTAGTCGCGTATGCCACCACTAGCGGGTTTTTGCAGGAAACTAACAGACGGCATACATTATGCGTCCATCTGTTTCGCGTGAGACACCGACAGGCACTCTTGCGTGGAGAGCGTGAATTGCGCTCGCGGGGGGATAATCCCATGCGCTTCCCAACCGCGTAGAACTTCCTCAGCGTAAGCGAGAACAACGTTCGGATCGTAGCTCCCGGCGATAGCGATAGGAGCTTTAGTCGCATAACGAGTTGTGTATGGGGACTGTCGGACAATAGACAAGTACACCATCTCGCTATACCCGTCGATATACACCTTGTAGGAGTCAACAGTGTCCGCCAGTGGGTGGCGAGACAAGAACAGTGCGTACTGGGGTAGATCTTTCACGAAAACTTTCGGAATGCAGTACACCCAACCACCACCGGGGTACTCAGCGTTCGGGCCGACCGCTCGAACATACATGTACCCCTCGGGCGGGTTCTTGAACTGTTCGGGCGAAAGCCCAATATCAACAGACAGTACAGCGACGCTACCGGCGGGGCAACGGACTTCCTCATCCCCCAAGTACTCCCGGTAGTCATTGAACTTAGGACGCAACAGCGGCCCGTCATACAGCACGGCAGGAGCACCGAGCAGTTTCTTATAGTCCGGGTGAATGGACTCATCCCACGTCTCTTTAATCTCCACACGCGGGTGACGCATATCAGGAGGCAACACCTCCGGTGTCACTTGCGGGACAATCATCGACAAGCTCTGCAAGTACCTTGAGGGACGAGTTTCCTTCCACACGCGAAACGCGCGCTTAATAACCTTGTCTTGCTCATCAAGGTCCCACTCTTGCATCTGCATATACGGCGGCATGACATTCGCGCTCGACACAGTAAAAGTCCTTCCATGATCTAACGACAATTCGCGTTACTAGATAAGAAACGTTTACTACACGCGCGCACGACAGTTAAACACCGACCACGCCACCAACCGAACGAGGCCGGTCACAAAAGCAGCGCACGCAAAAGCAACGGGACCACGCTACGAGCACCCTCAACGCCCGTCGCAGTCTTATCCCACGCCTTCCAACACTCTGGCCCAGCGGGCGAGGCTCCCATTAGGACATTGGTTAACGTCTCCACGCTATCGTCCTCATCGACTAAACACTCGCGTAGAACATCCACGCCACTAGCAAGCAGATGGAGGCACAAAGTACTCGAACCAGTCAGTGCCCCTTCCCCGTTCTTAACGACCATGCGACAGTAGGCAGCTAGTTCTCGACGCGGGTTCTTAGACATGGACGCGCCCAAGGCAACGATGAACCGCCAGCGTAGCTCTTGCCGCGCGTCACCCGAACCAACGATGTAACCGTACTCAGGCGTTTCTTCTAGTTCTTCACTCATGGGGTTTTACGTCTTTCGTAGCGTGTTTTGTTGATGGTTTTCATCGTCAAAACACATCAACCGGGGGCGGGTGTTTGGTCTTACCCCCATGTTTTTGGAGACCTACCGGGTTTGGGAAGTCGCTGCGGGGGTTTTCTGATGCTTGTTTTCATCAGTTTTCTTACATCAGTTTACATCAGTCATCAAAAAACGTCATCAACACGCCGGAACCCTAGTGTTCCCAACGAAACAGGGTTTTAGGGTGAGCGTGCTGTAAAACGGGGACCATGACCAAGCCGAGGAGCGTGCTATAACGTCTCAAAACGTGGACTAGACGCTCAAAACATGACCAACCAAAGCATCGTGCTACAAACCGGAAACTATATAACCAAGAAACCCATCTTCATGACCAAAAAGTGAAACATCATGACCAAGACGTAAAACACGCCCCAAAAACACGACCGTGCAAAAACCAGAAACTATATGACCAAGAAAATAATTCCCATAACCAAGAAACACGATTTCCATAACCAAGAACAGCAACTATATAACCAAGAAACAAGTTCATGACCAAGGCGTTAAAAACGCCGAAAAACTAGACCGGGATAAGCAAAAACCGCCCTACCACAACGAAAAACAGTAGAGCCGCTTCACTTAGGCTCACGCTCTCAGCAGCGCGCGAACCTCACCTGTCGGGATGGCAAGCAAGCGTGAGATGGTCGAAATCGCATAACCTTCTTTCTCATACGCAAACACGCTCTTCTCAACGCTAGGCGCATTTGGGGCAAGAACCAGCACTGAACTAACAATGTCATAGCGGTATATGCCGTCCAATATGCTTTGCTCGTCGGTGATATGGTCCAGCTTTATGACTGCGCCGCTCGGGGATAGCAAGCAGCCGCGAGTCCTGTTTCGGTTGTATCGTCTAGCGGAGAAATTGGTAGTAAAGCGATATAGGTCTGAATCAATATCGCACAAAATATCTGCGATCTGGTCGAGCAGCGTTTGCTTGCCGTCTCGGCCTCGCAAATATAGTTGCTCATAGAGAGATGTCGGGGTGCTGTACAGCACTTTTTCCTTAAACATTGCGTGCGCGTTATCCCATATGCAAGGACGATTGTTCTCGCTAGTTAACGTGTAGCGATAGTAGATAGAGAACGTCTCAGTAAGGCAATCCCTCATAGATTCCTGTTCCTCAGCACTTCCGCCGTCGTAAGTTGCGACCTTGTCATAGTTCGGAGTTACGCACATTTTCCAGATGGGATAGTTGTATCGTGAAGTTTGGTAGAACTTGAAACACCAGCTAGTAAACCCGTAGGAGTCGTCCCTCACCGCTTGGAAGTAGAGGGGGGAATCGAGATAGGCGAACGTTTCGCACCTCTCGTATCGGAATCCGGTGATCGAACCTGCGTACCGACAGTGACGAGACGAGTATCTTTCATGTTCCGTGACGATGCCGCTAATTTCAGGCACGCCACTCAGCAGCATTATGGTCATAGCGTTTTTCTTTCCCTCTTGTTGTGTGGCTTGGCGGTTCAGTAACGCGGTTTTTCTTTGAGCGCGTTTTCGACGCTGGTTTCGTCTAGGCCGAGGATGAAAGCGATATCGGCCTTGGAGTAGCCGAGTGCTTTGTACTTGTGGATGATCGAGACAGTCCCGCGTTCGTTTGGGTCAACTGGCGCTGAGTATTTCAGGATTGGCAGCGTGTGAATGAGCGCGTAGTCGATGTCGATGGAACCGGCTGGCGGGTTGTTGTATGCGCGGCTCCCGTAGGGGATGACTTGCGCTTTGCCTTGGCAGATGCGCACGAGGCTCAGGCAGTAGCGTTCTTTCTCTAGGTCGCTCTTCGTGCCGCTCATAAGGTTATGAATGGTGAGCAGGCATGTGACGACCTGATGGTGTAACTCTGTATCGGCTCGCAGAGTACGGTGCAATGACTTCCCGTAGCGCACAAGGCACGCCTGCGCGAGCTTACCATCAAGAACACGGTAAGTGTCCTTGTAGGGCAATCCCCGGTAGTAGTGATGCTTACGCGGGTCATCGGCCCACTGTAGATACGTTTCTCCCGCGCGTTCTACGAGCAGGCGCACTAGGTGTTCTTCTGAGCCTGTTGTGAGCCGCCCGTCTTGCAGGTCTTTAAGGAGAATGCGGTGTTCATTGTCGTAGACACGGATAATGTATGCGGGGATGACGGCGGCGATCTCAACGTATTGCACGGTGAACGGTACGGGAGCGTCTAGGAACTCCCCGTCGCTACGGCAGCTTATCGAGTCAATGGTGCCTTGGAGGACGATCTCTTTATCGACTCTTGCATTGAGCGTGTTAGCGATGATGGTGGCTTCCGCGTCTACGCGGTGGCCTGAGAAGTGTACTAACTGGAACGAAACGTTCATTGCCGATGTCCTGTCCTGTTGGGTGTGATGTGTTTAAGGAATGCGTGTTGGTGGCGCGGTTTAAGAGTTTGTGTTGATGTTGGTGCGCCCTACGGGTTTGTGTTGTACCTAAATAGTAGCAGTATGGCCCGAGTGTGTCACGTAGGGTTTGGGCGCGCGATAGGGCGCTCGCGGTGCCTGTTCCCTATATGGGTGCGCGCGCAACAATGGGTGGTTTAATGAACATACAGGAACTCCCCGCTCACAAAGACGTAAGCGGGGAGTTCCCTTAACTAATTCTCAGAACCGAGATTACCTCAGCTCAGTCCTCCTCGTTGCGGCGACGCTTCATGAGCAGAACGCCACCACCAATAGCGGAGGCACCCGCAACAGCGAGCACGCCACCAGCGATAGCACCAGTGTGTGCGAGCTTACCGCCCTTGGGGGCAGGAGCAGCAGGAGCAGTGGTCGAGAGGGTGACCTTCGGGTGAACGGTCTGGCCCTCGTCGTTGATATCAGCGTGGACAGCGATGCGCTTGTTGTCAGAGAACATGTTCTCGAACACAACAGTGTCGTGGCCCTTCAGGGTCTCACCAGTGGTCTCGAAAACAACGTTCTCGCAGCCCTTAGCTTCCTTAGCGGTGAAAGTGGTCGAGGACGAAATATCCTCACCCTTCTCGTTGCGGAAAGCCTCACCAGTGGTCTTGTCCATCAGAGTACCGGTCAGGGTGTATTCCTTACCGGGCTTCAGGTTCTCGTAGCACACGCGGTCAGTGATCGACACGGGGCCGGTGGGGTTGATTTCCTTGTCGCCGTCCTTGGTGTCGGTGGCGGTGGTTCCGATGGTCGGGGTCTCTTCGGGAGTATCGACCGTGTACTGTTCGGTCACGTCCTCAACGCTAGAGGTGTAAGCCTCAACGCGGCTATCGCCCTCAAACGAGGTGACGAAAACGTAAGTACCGGAAGCGCCTTCCTTCAGCTTGAAGCCGTTGGTACCAATCGACGGGTAGAAACCGTTCTTGGCGGGGACAGTGGTCGAGGAAATGACTTCGGCCTTGTCCTTGTTGGCTTCCTTAACCTCGGTGCCCTTGGGGAAGAACAAGAGGTCCTGCTTCAGGGTTGCGCCGTCCTTATCGAACTCAGCGTTGCCAGTGAACTCACCGTGGTTGGTGGGCAGGCCGTCAACCCACATGTCGTCCACCATGTAGGTGCCGCCCTGAGTGGTGCGGATAGACGCAGCAGTGTTGATCTTGGCCTTGTGGCGGAAGCTGTTCGTCTCGTTGGCGGCAGCGTAACCGTCAGTCCAGTCCTCGTGGATGTACTTCGAGTAGTCACCCTGATTGTTCTTGGTGACCTTCCAAACCCAAGTGACAAAGCCGGGCTTGAGTTCTTCGGTGGGGGTAACGGTGGCGGTCTGAGTGCCTTCACCGTCGAACGTCAGGGTTGCGGTGCCGACGGTCTTAGCGTCGGCGGGAACCTCGTTAGACGCGGTGGGAGCGTTCTCGCCAGTGTAGTAGGCGGTGCCTTCGTACTTGACGGGAACGTTCTTACCGTCGATCTTGAGCCACTTGCCGTCACCGTAATCCTTCTTAGCGGAAGCGGTCAGAGTGTCGGAAATGTTCTTGCCGTCGGTGTACTTGGACTCACCGACGTTCGAGGTGCCTTCGGGCTGGAAGTCAAAGACGACGTTCCACTTCGGGCCGGGCTTCTCAACCTCTTCAGGGTCGCCAGCAACAGCGTTACGGTCACCGTAAGTCAAGGTTTCCTGCACGCCCCAGCCGACAACGTACTTCGTGAAAGTACGGCGAATACCGGAGGTGTAGTAAATCTTGTAGCTGACCTCACCGTTGCCGGTGGCCTTCCAGTGGAGCGTTTCGGGAGTAGTGGTGCTGACACCGTTCCACGTGTTCGTACCGGTTTCCGTAAAGACTGCGGGGCCGCTCAGTTCGACACGAATCGGGATGTTCGCAACGGCTTCGCCGCGCTCATTGAAGCCCTGAATGTCCTTGATAACGCCCTCGCGGTCATTATCACCAGTGTGAGAGCCTTCACTGTAACCACTGGTCGCAATAGAGCGAGCCTCAGCAGCGTACTGGACTGCACGGTTGTACACGTCCATGCGCTGAGCCTTCACCTGATTCACGTAGTGGTTCACGGACTCCTGAATGTCGCGTCCGGCCTGATTCTGCTCAAAGTTCGTGTGAACAAGAAGCGAAACAGCGGCCTGATTCACGGACTCTTGGTCCTTCGCGTGCTGACTGAACACGAAAGCCATCTGCTGAGTGTTCAAGTGCAAATCTTCAGGGCCGAGCATACGAGACTCGGACAGAGTGGACTTCGTAACCACGTCAGAAGGCGTGGGGTTCGGGAGCCACATCTGAACACAGTAAACGGGGTATTCCTGATCTGCGTTCGCGGGGGCCTGATAGCCACCCATCCATGACTGGTGGCCGTCACCAATGTTGATGTACAGGCCACCGCCGACGGGGGCAGCGTTCGCGGCCTGCTGTGCTGTTGGGATGGAGCTTGCTGCACCGAAAGCGGTACTGGCAGCAATCGCGCAAGCGCCGAGGAACCAGAGACCTCGACGGAAGCGGCTCGACTGAGCGGGCCGCGCGTGGGTAGGTGATGTAGTCAAAACATCATTCCTTTCGTGTTGTGTTTGTTTGCAAACAATCCGGCAAGGCATGTAAACCGTTTTGCCCTGCCGGGGGCTTGGTAGAAATGCCTGAGCATTTCTAAGACTTTAGTTTACGCGCGCCACGTGTAGTGGCCTCGTGTAGTGATTTTTTCAACAGGTTTGTCGCTTGCTGGTTCTTCTTCCTTTTCCTCTTCTTCTTCGGGGAAAAATCCAAGGCGGTCAGCGATGGCACCCGAATATAGGCAAACCATGAAGAAGAAGAATACTGTCACGAAACCTGAATATCCGTCTGCCGGGTATCCCGCTTCGGCTTTATACATGAGGAACGATAAAACCAAGAACGGGGTGAGGAAAGCGAGTGCGTGGCGTTCAATGAAGTTCTTGACGTGCGTCCATGCGCGTGTGATTGTTGCGGGCATTTGTCTATGCCTCCCTTTACGGTTGTACGCACCCGTGTGGGCGCTCCTGTTTTGTACAAGGCAACAATAACACATGCTGTACACAAATAGTCGCACTATGGCATGGTGTGTGTCACTTTCTTGGGAGGCGAGACTCGATGAACGCAAAAACCTCACCCGAACCACTAGGCACAGTCTCAAACCGCTGGACCACCTCGAAATGAGAACCATCCAGCCTCTTGCGAGTACCGGAAGCGAGATAGGCGAACGGTGGAAGCAAAATCGCGTACTCCTCGCGAACCAAGGGGCGCTTCTTCTTCCTCCCCCCGGTCTTAGGCCACACGAGATAGCGGACAAGTGCCTTAACAGGCTCCTCTCTAACCGCTTTCACAGCCTTCATACGAGCTTGCTCTTCCGCCCATTCTGGGTATCTGGAAGCAAGTAAGGCTTGTTCTTGAGTAATAGAACCTGTCTGCCTGAGCGCATAGAAGTCCGTCACGTTGTAGTGGCGGCTCGTGTGATGCCACGCGACGGGCTGTAGGTACATTTCTTTCAAGAATGCGGCGGGATACCGGTCGAGGTTTAGTGCGGCGACAAGCTCGCGACCTAAGCCGTTCAGGATGTCGTCTTTACGCCACTTGCTGATCGGCCTTTCACCGTTCTCGTAAGCGATAGCCGCGTTAACGCTCATTGACCGGTTGGATAGGTATCCTCTCCCGCGCATTACGGTTCCTTCGTTCAGTAGCGGCGGATTGCTGCGCCACCATCTTCACATTCAGCGCAGATCAGGTAACCGTAAGTCATATAGGTTTCATACGCGGCGATGCCGGTCGTCTTGAACGTGTGCCGGTTACGGCAGTACCACAACCATGCTTTCTGAGGGTCTGCCTGCTCGAACGCGACATTAGGCTCAGCCCACCAGTTCCTAAAACCAGAATCGTCTATGGGGCGGTTGTATGCCATGATCGTTTTCCTTTCGTCGAAACGCTGTTTATGCGTCTACTGTCAAACCGCTACGAATGTTCGCACGTTCCCATAATTCAGGGGAAGCAAGCGACTGCACTTCAAGCGGGGCGAGAACACCATCGCGACAGATCGACGCGAGGAGGCGCATCGTGTCCGAACGTGTCTTACCGCCCAAGCGTCCTGCCTCGCGTAGTAGTGAGCGCACTTGCTTACGTAAAACACTATTCCCTGAGCGCAAAAGTAGGAGCTTGTTGTCAAAGTATGGGTGGAACATGGGTTTGCTTGACTCAATGATGAGAGTGAAATAAAAATCCCCGTACTTCACCATCGGATACCGGCCACTACCAGATTCAACGTTTAGTCCGCGATTGCATAGCATGGACACAAGTCCGTTACGGAGCCTTACGCTCGCGATACCACTGCCACCACCTTGGAGAACCAAGTCATCACTAATTGACGGGTCTCTGTACTTGTCTGCAAGGAGAATGGGCGCGATTTCGCTCGCACAATAACTGTGCATCGTCACCCCGTTATACAAATGCATGGGGGTCGCGGGAATCTGATGCGGAATAGAAGCCGCTGTTGCTTGCAGATCGCCTAGAGAAATACCGATACTCATTTTTGGTCCTTAAAACGCGCCGACATGTTGTTGCTAGTCAACACTCGTAAACCACATGGGCGAACCCGTTAAAAGCCCTTCCGATTGACTGTTCTTCAACAGGACCACTCGCGGGGCGGGCGATGTGGACACGCTCTGCCACGCGGCAGCGAACTCTGCCCCACCGTCTACCGGAGTGGAATAGGACGCGACATACAGCGTCGCAGGCATTACCTCGAACATCGTTGCAGCTTGCTTACTGGGAGTGTCATGCCACCCGACAATGAGGGCCGCACTGTCCCACCCGTCAGGGAGATTACGGACAACAGGGTTTCCTGCTTCGTCGCTCTTGCGGAACAGTTGTTCCCAGATCGCATAGGAGCCGTTCGCTGTTTGTATGTTGATCGCGTTGTCCGCGTCCACGCGCTTAGTGTCAGCGACGTGAGCGACATACAAGGCGCTTGATGCTCCGTCTGAGAGGAAGTAGTAGCCCGCTTCTAGTGTTGAGGTCGTGCAGCCGCCCGGAGTGGCGTTGAGGTCTTTGCTGTAGGCGACAACGTACATTTCCGTGTCGCTAAGCGTCTTGTATGCGGACGCTAGATCGCTTTTAAGGGGTTGCGTGAGGCTTAAGCACCCGTCGTCATACGCGACGTTAGACGTATCCCATGACGCGCCACCGGGGAGCGCTGGGAACAGTGTCCAGCTCGTCGTGCCAGTGTTAACGGGCCGGGCCACTCCCGCGTTTGCTACGCCTTTTTCTGACCGTTCAGTGTTTTCTTGAAGCTGTTTTTGGGCCTCTTGGAAAGCGTCTTTCTCAGGATTGAAACGCCCCGACGCGAACAGCCAAATCCCCACTACCGCTAGGACAGTGAGCACGATAGCGATAGGCGCAAGAATGACGGCTACGCGCGCGCCTTTGTCTTTTCCCTCATCGGTTGAATAGTCGATGTTATCGACGGCTTGTGAGGCTCGCTTAAACGGTGAACGAATCATTTTTTCTTAGTCCTTTAAGGGGAAGGTGACGGCCCGCGTCGCAAAAACAGCGTTACGGGCCGTCACGCTCCGTGCGATGGGCGGGATATTCAGATTGCGTTGCGCTTCCTGAACGCGATGGTCAAACCACCTGCCAGCATCACAACGCTTGCTTCAATGAGTGGCGCGGCCATAGAACCTGTATGCGCGAGGCTTGCTTGGGTTTCGGGTGTCTTAGGTGTAACAGGAGTTGACTGTGGAGGAGTGGTGGGAGTGTTGTTCTCGACGGGTGCTGGTGGCAACGTTGAGGACTCGCTCGGTGACGGGGCTGGCGTTGTTACGCTCGGTTCAGGAGACGGCGTGACAATACTAGGTGTAGGCGTTACGCTCGGCGTGGGCTTAGGGGTCTCAGGGATTTCAACGACCTCGTTTTCAGCGGCCCATCCGTCAGAAACAGTGTTGTTAATGAGGTACTTGCCCCATTCTTCAGGCTGGTTGTTCTTTTCAACAGTCCAAACCCAAGTGACGTAGCCTCCGTCAAGATTGGACGGCTTGTTGATGGTTGCGGTCTTAGTTCCGGGTGCGGCGAAGTCAAGGGTTGTTTCCCCGATGAGCTGCGCGTCTGCCGGAACGTCGTTGCCTTTAACGGGCTTGTCTGTCGTGCGGTAAGCGCGGCCATGAACCGTTACTTGAGCTTTCTCGCCATTCACAACGAGCCACGAGGCGCTTTCGTCTCGCTCCTGCCCTGCTGCGCCGATAGTCACATTGTCGCTAAGCGTTGGGCCATCAACGTTCGTGTCTGCATGACTAGAGACAGTCATATCCCATTCGCAGTGTGCGGCGAGAACATGCTGGGGGTGAGAATCTGCTTTATAGCCGACTTGAAGCATTCCGGGCACGGGGTATGAACCGGGGACGTGTTTCTTAATGACATCGAACCATTCGTTCAGATTGTCTTGCGTGCGTCCGTCAGGTGTCGCAACCTTGGGATACGTGTTTCCAACTGTGAGCGGGTCGAGGAACGTGCTCCAACCGGGGCTTTGGCGCGTCGTATTAACCCACTGCCAGTTTAGGGTTTGGGGCAGAGCGTCCATGACGGGGTTACCTTGCTCGTCTGTCGTCCAGCTCGCGGATGGAACGGCGATCATGTAGCCCTCTCGCATGACGAGGCAATGATCGCTGAACTCTCCGGTACCGCCTGCTGCCGCGTCAGAGGCTTGCTTTGCGCGGAAGTCGATCACCGTTGAGGGGTCTACGCCTGTAGCGCTCTCGTAAGTGTTGTAAATGCCGACGATTCCCCCAACAAGGAGTGCTGTTGACGCGGCTGTTGCGCCTACGGCGAGGAGGGTTCCTTTTACTTGTTCGTTTGGCATGATGGGGTGCCTTTCGGTTTGTGTTTTGGTCTGGAATAAGGGGGATTGTTGTTTGGATACGTGTATATATTACACCATAGAGTCCCTATTTAGGAAATCATTTCGCGTGTTTGTGTGGCGAACACTACGAAAACAGACTTGCAATGTACCTAAATAGGTATTACAGTGGGTGTCATCAAGCAAACCTGTCACACAGAAAGAAACACTTCCCATGAACACTGAAACCGTTAACACCACCGCCGAGGAAACCAACCTCCCCAAGCCCAACGCAAAGGCGCTCGTAGCGCTCATTGCCGCTGCGTCCGTTGTTGTCGCGGGTATTGCTGGCGGCTCTTACGCCTACGTCAATAACCGTCACGTAGTCTCCGGCGTTGAGAAGGTTCAGGCTGAACTCGTTGAAGCCGAGACCGCGTTCGGTACTGCCCGCACGTCCGCACAGTCCTCTATCGCTTTGGCTGATGAATACGGCCTTGCTTCTGAGAACGTGACTGCTCTCAAGGCTATTTATGCTGATTCGGACGCGACTGTTACCGCTCTGACTGAGGCTCCCAACAACGCGAAGGCCAGTAACGAGAAGATCGAGTCCTTGAAGAAGGTTCTCGATCAGGCTAAGACCTCCACTAACAAGCTCAACGCTGCTATGGCTCCTATTGCGGGCGAGCTTGATGACCTGACCATTAAGAAGCTCGACGAAGCCGCTAACAAGGCAGATCAAGCCGTGAATGACGCGAAGAATCTCATGGGTGAAACCGATGGGAAGGTCAAGGACAATGCGACCCGTGACGGATTGCAGTCCACCATCGACGACACT